CATTGGAGATGTTACTTGTATTATTTGCATTTATTTTTATTTTTTATTATTAATTTTAATAGGTAAAAAAAACTGAAAACAGCATATAACAACAAATAAAACACATTAAAACGATGTTTTATTTGCAGCCGTTATATTCAATTTTGATAAAATTTTGATTTATTTATAATTTTATACTTCGTTGTTGTATAATATCAATCCAAGTTTTTAATATAGTTGCCGCATTTTGATTTGGTTTTCCATTTTCAACTGAAAATAGATATTTTTGGAAAAAATACTTTAAACTATCAACATCAGATAATTCACAACCTGGTAATGATACATCAACCTCTTTATTATCGAGAATATACTCGTTTTTGTAATCTAATTCGTTCATAATTTTTTGTTTTAAAAATAGGTAAAATTTTATCAAAACTAAATATAACAAATGATAAACAACATTAAAACGATTGTTTATCATCAGACGTTAGACAACATTCAGTTTGAAGAACCCACATTTCCCATCTTCAACATCGTCATCATAATCCTTGTATTTGAAGAAAATCCAACCACCAGTTCTACTATGTTTAATGTCTATTGTATCCTCAATAACAAATTGTCCTATTTCAGACATTTCCTCTATTAAGATTTTCTTCAAACCCGCATCGTCCATCGCACAATGTTGAAGATTTACACTATCTCTATGTCCATCGTTTGTCAATAGATAAACTGAACGTTGTATAACATCAGATATATTCAAGTTTTCTGTCAGTCGTTCCTTGAAAGTGTCTATGTATTTTCTCATTTCGTGTTCCATAATTTTGTTTTATATATAAATATCAGAAAACCTAAATATATCTAAGAAACGTTATGTGTAATGTTCTATGTAACATATTTTATGACATGGCTCAGAATTTGGGTCATATACAATATTTTCTTTCAAGTTAATTGGAGTTTTACAAACACTACACATAACAACAAATAAATCCAATACTTGCTCTTTTGCATCAATTGTGTTTATTGCTCCGATTTTAACATCTTCTAAAATTTTATCTAATTTTTTCATATTTCGTACTGTATTTATTTGTAACCGTTATGTGTAATAATTTTTTACCCACCCACTTTTGAGATAATGTCTGTTTCGCTAATCCATCTACCACCGTCTTTATCCCACAATTCTTTTCTTTCAGGTATAACTCTAACATTTAGTGTTCCCCAATTTTTATCATCATAATCATACATATCAACTATTGTCGCTTTTTCTTTAGTAAGAATGTTTTTTCCTTCTTTATAACTCCATTTACTATTCTGATAAAAAATTTCATCACCAATATTGTATTTTGATGTTATACCTTCATTCAAGAATTGTTTCCAGTTCTTTACTCTGTCTATTTGTTCTCTCATTTCTTTACTCATAGTTTTATCTTTATATATAAATATTAAGAAATTAAATTTTAGTTCAACATAACAAGGTGTATATGTAATGTGAGGTTCAGTGGTGAATCCAAGTTTCTACTTCTAATCAACATTTGTGGTTAAGTGGAGTTTAGTGTTTCAAATCTCATACTACATATACACCAAACCGTTATGTGTGATTTTAAGCAAGATGCTCGATTCTAAATTCTTTGTTTTTCTTACAATAGTAAACAAACCAATCAAATGTACCTACTTCTTCATCTGTCGAGCTTTCTACATATTTTTTATAACCATCTAAGTATTGCTTATGAGTAATAAAACCACACATAACAGCGTATATACGCAATGCTTTCAGTTTTTCAATCCAAGTTTTTATCATAATATTAAGTTTTGTGTTCCAAATTTAGTTCAGTTTCGCACTGCGTATATACGCAAACCGTTAGTGATAATTAAACAAAAATTATAAATACATTTTTCTAAATGAATATTCATGTACTTCTTCAACCTTATCAGCAAAAACAAAATCAATGATTTCCTTTCTTTTGTTAATATCTGTTTCATTATCCAAAACTTCTCTCAATGATTTACTTAATTGATTTTGTTTTTTATGTAATTCCTTTAATTGATTATCTATTTCAGAATATTCATTTTTAATTTGAATAATTTTTGTTTCACTATCACTAACATCAGATATATTCAAGTTTTCTGATTCAGTTAGTTTAAACTTGTTAAATTTGTCTATGTGTTGTCTCATTTCTTTGCTCATAATTTTATTTTATATATAAATATCAGAAAACCTAAATATATCTGAGTATCGTTAGCAGAAATTAAAAATGGATGCAGACGTGCCACCATATCAACATAAAACGTATGCCCCAATTTTGTATCTGTATTCCAAAGTTCCAATGTCTATGTCCAACCATAAGCAAAAATCTTTCGCTGTTGGTGCATACTGTTCTTGATTTTATTACGTGCAAATCCATTTTTAACTATCTGCTAACATTGGTTTTACGCAAGTGGGGGTTAGCGTTTAAACCCATCTTACGTGCTTTTAATAATCTTTTGTGCAGGTTGAAAGTTTTGTGCTATTTAGCCCCACCTGCGTAAATCCAAATAACGTTATATTCAATATCAAAAATTTTATGAGTTTTTAATCTTTGAATGTTGGTCCAGAAAATCCATCAATATACAAACACCTTAAAGCGTGAGTTTCAGCTTGTTCCTGTGTCCATCCTTTTAATAGTTGTTTATCAATAATATCTTGTTTCATTTTGAGTTGTTTGTCTATTTCAATCTTAAACTCTTCAACGGTCACTCCTCGTTGTTTAGCCATATTCTCCAAACTATATCTTTCAGAGATGGATTTTCTTGGTTCAAATGTATTTTCCATATTTTTTAATTGTATAAAATTTTTGATACTAAATATAACAACAAATATAAGAAATAAATTTTGATTTATCTATTTTTTTATAGGAAAAATTTACTTCTCATATTTGCAACCGTTAGGTTCAATTAAATTATTGTATTGATTTCCCCAATATTCCCCAAGGTTTATTTGTATAATTATTATTATCATCCACCCTCTTGTGTTTTTCGATAATCCATTCATCTTCAACACCTTCATAAATTTGATATAACGCTAATCTATCAGAGTTATATTCTCTTAAATCCTTTAATAAATTATCAGAAGTGTCATAAATACACAAAACTTTCTGTATATCACTATCCAAGTGTTCCTTTATTAATTCGTGATTTATTCCTCTAATCACTATTTGATTTTCTGACTCGTATAATTTCATATTTATATTTTTAATTTGTAAAACAATAATTTAACTAAACCTAACAAATGATAAACAACATTAAAACGATTGTTTATCATTGGACGTTATATTCAAGTTTGTTTTTGTTTTGAGGTATCTATTTCAACCCATTCGTAAGAACCACCGAACATACTTTCCTTTACTTTTATTTTTTCTTCCATCTTTATTATTTTAAAATAACTCTCTATTGGAGAATACCCATTGTTAGTTCTTACTTGATATGGTTTACCTTGTCTGCCATTATCATAGTTTAAATCCTCAATGATATGTGGTTCATTTGGAAATCCACTCATAAAATCACGAAAATCTAATTCGTGTAGTATCCATCCACCATCATCTAAGCATCTTCCTCTTGCTATCGGATAAACTTCATCACCAACTTTAAGATTTTCGTTAGATAGTGTGTATCTATTTTTTTCGTGTACTTTTTCTATTTTCATAATATTTTTTTAATCGGTAAAACAAAAACAAACATAAATATAACAAGGTGTATAAGAAAGTTTGCTATCAACATTTTCGGTAAATTGAAAGTTTATCTAAGCAAACCTTCTCATACACCCAACCGTTATAAGTAATAAAATTAAAAATATTAGATTTCTAATATAATATCACCTTTGTTTAGTTTAATAACTGACTTACAAGAATTGGATAAACCATATTCACAATTTGTTCCATTTATCCAAACCTCAAATTCTTCCCCAGATTCTTCATCAACCTCGGGTAAATCTTTTATCCAATTCTTTAATTCACGAATTGTAATTCCATCTTTATTAATTAAGTTTTTCATATTGTATATTTTTAATTTTACATACTTATAACAAATGATAAACAACATTAAAACGATTGTTTATCATCAGTCGTTATAAACAATTAAAATAAAAAGTAGCAGAGTATCAATCCAACTACTACACCAAATAAGAATCCAAGTTGATAGGTCGGTCTTGCTTGTTTAACACCATCTACATACCAAGGGTCTGGTGCTATACTATCAACTTTTTGTAAAAATCTTGTAAATGCTTTCATATCTTTTTATTTTAACTATTTATAACAACAAATATGTGTAAGTTTTAGACAAAGGTAATACAAATAACTGAGATTTCCAAATAAAACCTACACATATTTGTAAACGTTATAAGCAATTAAAATAAAAATTTCCTCCGCACCTTACCATTTCTAACAAGGTCAAGTCTAATCTTTTTTTCATCGCCATCTATGCACAAAAAATCTTGAATTATTTTATCGTCTTTTTCACTATTTAATTCAACTGTATGATGTCCTGCATTTTCAAGTTCTTCTTTTGTGCATCTTGCTCCCATTCCGCTATTATATTCTTTACCAACACATTTACTTGCACAACTACAAGTGCATCTTTTGTCAGTTCCTATTATAATCAAAGCCATCGCTAATTTTTATTTTAACAGCTTATAACAGCACCTAACAAAAATGGCTGCTACAAGCATTTATTTTTAAATCAGAAGTTCTTACAAGCAGCCACTTCTGTTAGCTGCCTCACGTTATAGCCAATTAAGGCATCGGTAATGAATACGGATAAAATTTATAAACATCATTTTTCAATTCAACAATACCACCGTGTTTACCGTTCAGTTTTTCTATAATTGCTTTTTCTGCCAATTCATAGGTTTCATATTCAGAAAAACTTTTACTTGGTATCCATCTCCATAAAAATCTTTCGTGTATTCTAAATTTTATCCTACCTTGTTGGTAAGTGTGAATTTCTTTTGCTATTTTGTACATTTCGTTAAAATTAACTGGCTATAACAAGCAATATAAAACAGTTGCCAGAAAACTGAGTTATATTTTGAAACGAACTACAAGGCAACCGTTTCATATTGCCAATCGTTATACACAATACTACATTTGTGTTTCAAATTAAGTTCAGTGAGAAAAACTTTTTAAAAATTTCTCCAACCATATTCATTTATTGAACCATCATGTCTCAATTCAAGAAATCTACCTTCCTTATATAACGTTCCAAAATGATAACCATCATCAAAAAAATAAATTTCATCACCATTTATATCATATTCATATCTTTCTTTCATATCAGATAGTAAATTTGTTTTTTTACCAACCAATATAATATTGGTTGAATTGTAATAATCTTTTATATTATTTTTATTCTCATTCAAAAACTCTCTTATTGTAGTTTTAATGAAGTTCTTTATTTTTTTATCTTGTTCCATATTTTTAAATTGTTTATCTTATATATAAATATTTAGAAATTAAATTTTCCACCGCACATTTTTAAAAAGTTTTTTCGTTCTTCGTATCAACATTCTACCTTAATAAACCGTACTGTGTGTAACAAGGTGTATAAGAAAGTTTGCTATCAGCATTGGTGGTATAATTGAAGTTTTTACAAGCAAACCTTCTCATACACCCAACCGTTATATTCAATTTTGATTTTGTTTAGGGTTTCTTCGTATATAATCACTATCCAAATACGAACTAACAAAAGAAATAAATTTATCATCAATCTTATCATAACCAGTAACTATGAATTGTGGTAACATTTCCCTATCCCTTTCAGTTTGTTCTGGTATAACCGCATCTTCAGGGTATGTAATTTTACCAGTTTCCAAATTCATCCACATAATACCTTCATAACACGTATCTGGATTTCTCATTCTCCATACACACTGAACGGTATCATCTTTTGTGTATGGGTCGTTATACACTTTAACTTTTACATCTTTGAAGTCTATTTCTCCAATTAAATTTATTTCTTTTTCCATTTTTAATATTTTACGATTACAAAATCAAAACTAAATATAACAACAAATATATTACATTAAAACGATAATATATTTGCAACCGTTATAAGTAATATTATTTTTGTTTTGATTTTTTTAATTTAGGTTCTTCAAAAATCTTCCAAAGACCATACAATGGGTCAATATTTTTTGGTAATGTATTCCTAACATCATCTTTTTGTCTTTTGGGTATTAAAACGTATTCAACACCATCTAAAACAATTTCTTTATTCTTTTCCATATTTAATTTTTTATAAGTAATAAAACAAAAATAATACATACTTATAACAAGGTGTATATGTAATTTTTTTTACAAAGGTACGAATAAGTTTTGATATTTCCAAATAAAAAACTACATATACACCCAATCGTTATATACAATAAAAATTTCCAACCCTTCTTAAAAAATTAAAATTATTTCAAATCATCCATTGATAATTTACCGTTGAAAGAAATATCTTTCGCTCCTTTTTTTTCAAAATCTTTCCTTTCGAGACCTAAATTTATCAAATATTCAGAAACTTCTTCCAATTTAGAATAATCAAATTCAAAAGTAGAACCAACATAATATTTACCACTTTTACTAAGATTTAGATTAAATTTAAACGTATTTAAATCCTTTTCTATTAGGGTATAGGTCTAGTTCATACGCATTTGAAAAATTTACAAACCAACATTTGCCGATATCTTCCATATAATCATAACACTCACATATCTTATTGTCAGCTTTCATTCCACAATGTGTATGAGTGTAACTATTATCTAAAATTCCAGGTAGTTTAATTAAATATTGATCATCATCAACGTATCTAACAATAACCGCGTCACTATCTATATTAATACCATCTTGATCAATTTTGATATGAATGTTATCACCATCTTGCAAGATTTTTTTGTTATGTAAATCTTGGTAATAATTTAATATTTGTATTTCATCTGGGTCTTTTAAGTTATTAACTAAAGACTCTAACCATTCGTCATGATTTTCTTTTAATTGATTTAAAATTTTTTTTATTACTTTTTTACCCATAATCATATAAATATTATTAAAAAATTCTTTTTTTAATTAAAAGTATTATTTATCATTAAGTATGGAAAAAAACAAAAAGACGCTTACATTTTCCTTGTTACAACAAGAAATTATTTGGCAGGATGTTGATGCAAATCTTAAAAGATTTGGTTCGTTACTAAACAATCTAAATAATGTTGATGTTGTTGTTTTACCTGAAATGTTCACCACAGGTTTTAGTATGTTAACAAAAAATGCTGACAAAGAAAAAAAAGTTTTGTATTGGTTACAAGATATTGCAACCAAAAAAAACTTTGCGATAGCAACTACCGTCATGGTACATGAAGATAATAATTTTTTTAATCGGTTTTATTTTGTAACCCCTGAAGGTCAATATTCAAAATATGATAAAAAACATTTATTTAGAATCGCAAAAGAAAATGAATATTACACTCCAGGTCAAGAAAGAATTATTATTAAATATAGAGGTTGGCGAATTTGTCCTTTAATTTGTTATGATCTTCGTTTTCCGATTTGGAGTCGAAATCTGGAACCAGGTTCAAAACTTAAAACACCTGTTTACGATGTTTTATTATGCACTGCGAATTGGCCAGAAAAACGTGCAGCAGCCTGGAAAACACTTTTAACGGCAAGATCAATTGAAAATTTAAGTTATGTTGTTGCGGTTAATCGTGTTGGTTCCGATGGTGCTGGGCTTTCTTATCTTGGTGATAGTGGTATTATTTTTCCTGACGCAACTTGGTTATTAAAAGCGGAAGATAATAAAAATTCTATTTTAAATTACACTTTGGATTTAGAAAGTTTAACAGAATATCGAAAAAATTTTCCTCTTTTTGAAGATGCTGACAATTTTGATTTTTTACCAACATAATTTACTTTACAAGATATCGGTAATGTGGTCTTTGAATAACTCCTTCCGCGATGATGGTAAAAGCTTTTACCGTTTTTTGACCGTCGCTTAAAGTCATATCAATATTAACACCTACATGACCGGTAACGATTTTTAAATTTTCAATGTTTAAATTTTTAAGTTTGATTCTTGCTTCTAATTTTAGAAGTGAAAATTCATAATGAAGTTCTGCCTTTTTTAATTCTTTTTGAATTGTTTTTTCCAAACCGTCAGCCAAGACTTTTCTAATTTCAGTTTTCATTCTATCGTAATTTCTGGCATTTTTGGTGTTATAAAAACCACGAGGAAAAGAATAAAATTCCCTACTGGTACCAGGGTTTTTAAGTTCAGGCGTTAAACCAAAAAATTGACACCAGGTTTCTTCGTTCCATTTGCTTCGGTTAACAACCAGGTTAAAATGGTTTTCTGCCCATTTTTGGGTCATCTCAAGGTATTGTTCTTTTAAAGACTGTGTTTCAGTTCTTAAAATTTCAATTAGTTCCATTGTGTCTTATTTTGTTGTAACAAATATAGGTTAAATTTGTTACATTGCAAAAAAAAAATGTTTTTATTTTTTAATTTTTTCCATTAAAATAAATTCTGCAACTAATTGCATCATATCTAATTTTTTTTCGGTTTCATCACTGGGAACCCATTTATATTTTTCTTCACCTAAATAATAAAGAGCAGTAACTTCTTTTTCACGATTAATTCTAATACAAAAAGTGTGATCCTCAAAATATCCGAAAACGTGAAAATCTTTTAATTCTTCCCACTGAATCATCTAACACTTACTTCTTTGATTTTTTCTTTTTTAAAACTTAACCAAAAAGCTAAAGCTACAACCGCAATTACTGCGGTTATTGTAATCCACTCATCACCATTTGATTTTGTTAAAGTTTTTGTTGCCTCTTCAAAAACAATTTTTGTTGTTTGGTTCATAAAAATATATTATATTATATTAATTTAATTTGAAATCTGTTTTCCATTATTTTTAATTTTTCCGCAGGAACACCGTGTTGATTAACACCACCATGTCGGTTTTCAACAATAATTGAAAACACCGTATAACCCCACTTTTCTGCCAGCTTAAAATAAGGCTCCATTTCCCACTCTTGAGTAAAGGTGTTAGAGACAACTATGGTATTGTTGATACCGGTGGTATGATTTAAAATCATTGCGTTATCAACTTCATTTTGACACCAAGCATGTGCATCTTTTATTTTTTCGGGTACAAAATTATAATCACCTTCTGTATCGGTAAAATACATGTCAGCTTCAAAATGTATACAATTTAAAGATTTTGCGAATTTTGACTTACCACACCCTAGTTAAGGCACTCCCCTTACAAGGTATAAAACCTTATTGGGGAGTGCAGTGTTTTTAATTGTTCCCATATCTTTATTATAAGAGGTATTCTTGATACCGAATACAAATATAAGTAAAAAAAATGAATATTACAACATTTATTAGAAAATGCCCAATATGTGATTGAATAATTCTAACTTATCAAATTGTAACGCTTTTTTATATTACAAAAAAAATTAAACTATCTCCTCAGAATTTTCATCATCATTAGTGCCCTCTTCTTCTTTTGTTTCCAAAGCTCCGAACACTCTATCAATAACATAAACAATAAAAAAAGCTTTTATACCGTCAAAAATATCATTAAGATTTTTAACAATCTGTTTTTCCCATTTTCTTAACATAAACCAATCAATAACAATAATAATTATTAAAATTATTATTATTAAAAATAAGAAAATATTCATTCTTTTTCTTCTGGGTTTTTATCTTCTTTAATTTCTTTTTTACCCCTAAAAAGGTTAATTATAAATTTAAAAAATGCGACACTCGCACCCATATAAGCTAAGAACCTCGCAACCTCAATAAAAATTGGTGGTAGATGTATGTCGTTAATATTAACTTCCATTACCGTTCCTAATGTAAGAAATCCCATACATTTAAGAAAAGCTTCACCTGGTCTTGTTATTAAATCAATATTCATAGGGTCAAAATTAAAATTATGCATTTTTAAACTTTTTATTTTATTTATTTCCATTTTATTAAAAATAAAAATTTTATTCTTTTTAATTAATAAATATCTTTATTTTTTTAAAAATGCAATTAATTTTTAAATCCAAAAAAAACCATCATTTTTTTTAATGATGGTATTTTATTACATAAAAACGATTTCGTTGTTTTCTTTACTCCACTCAAAAGTAATAGGCTTATACTTATATGTATATTCTTCACTAAGAACTGACGCATTGAAAAAATGTACACTGCCATCAGCACTTATTTTGTGGCCATGACCAGAGTGGATATGACCGCAAACATGAATTTTAGGTTTAATTTCGGCAATCTTATCGTTAAGATCTTTGCAACCTAGATTATCATAACCTCTGCCAACTACAGTGTCTAAATAACCAAAGGCAGGACCGTGCGTGATAAGAATATCAGTATCATTTGGTATCTTATTCCAATGTTGTTGAATATCTTCTCCTGGGTCAGCGTTGAAAGCCCAATTGTGAAATCTTGGTTGCCAAGGACTACCATAAATTTTAATGATATCCTGACTATCTTCACCAATATAAATAAAATCATCCTGTAAGTATGTTATGTTAGGGTATAATTCTAATATCTCTTTCACTTTAGTTGGATTATCTTGAAACCCCCAATCATGATTACCAGCAATAAAGATTTTGTGGGTGTAATTATGAAGACCATTAAACCACTTACAAAACTCCCGTATCTCATGCTCATAACCCATACTGGAAAAATCTCCAGAGTGAATAAGAATATCTCCTCCAGGTAAGTCTTGAGTTATTTGTTTGTGTTTGTTATGTGTATCACTAATTAAAGTGATTTTATACTTTTTCATCTTATTTTTGCTTAAAACAAAGATAATCTTTTTTTACGAAATAAAAAAGCTTTTATTTATTATATGAAATATGAAATCCATTGAGCGACTTTATACCCGGTAAAAGCACCAATGGCCGCTGAACCTGGAAGGATAATAAATTTACCTAAGCGTGTTTCATATTTCGCTCGATTTACGATATAAGAAATAAGTAAATAATAAACAATAAAATTTATTAAAATTGCAATATCCATTTCTTTGGAGATAAAAAGAACTATCGAATTGCCGGTAAACCCCCAAAAAAAATTAATTAAAGTTTCTCGGATTAATTCCGCGGGCGTTGTGATTGCACCCATAATATTTAATTTTGTATTTAATGCGGATTTAAATTTTTTGCCTTTCATATAACATTTATTATTTGCCAATTACCATTGTAATCTTCTACCAGACAAGTTGAATTTTCACAAAAATCACCAGAATTCATGTAATCATTTTCTAATTTCGGTTGATGTATATGCCCACAAACTGCGACATCATAACCTTTTTGTTTTGTTAAAGCTTTTGCATTTTCCTCAAAATCGGAAACAAAATTTATAACACCTTTAACACTTTGTTTTATTGTGTTAGCCAAAGAATGATATGGTAAATTAAATAATTTTCTTATTTTATTATAAAAAGTATTTAAACGAATAACAAAATCATAGGAATACCCACCAATAATTGCTAGCCATCTAACTTCCATGATTACAAAATCTAAAACGTCACCATGAAAACAATTATAGGTTCTACCGTCTAAACCAGTATAAACATATTTCCTAACAATCTCAATATTGTTTAATTTAAAAGGCACAAAAGGTTTTAAAAAATCATCATGGTTACCCCTTATCCAAATAACTTTAGTTTTTTTTTCAGAAAGTTTCATAAACTTCCTAACTATCTTAGTAGATTCAGATTTCCAAGAACCGCCTTTTTTTAAGGCCCAACCATCTATTATATCACCATTTAAAATTAAAGTTTCCGCAGTATTTTCTTTTAAAAACTTTAAAATTTTATCGGTTTGTGATTGTCTTGCGCCTAAATGAAGGTCGCTCATTATAATAGTTTTCCATTTCATATCCAATAACAATGATCATCAACGAAATATTTTTTATTATTTCTATGTAAAAAAGAATTAATAAATAATTTTAACATGTAAAACAAACCTTTTTTATCGAATCTTCTAGTTTCGGTAAATATATTTTTTTTATACAAACCAAATTTTTTTGGTTTTATTTTTCTGGATAGTTGATAATCTTCGGCGACTTTTATATTTTCATCAAAACCGCCTAGCTCTTTAAATTTAGTTGTTTTGAATAACATAAATCCACCTAAAGCAAAAGGTGAAAACCTTTTTGTTAATTTTTGAAAAACAAAAAAAGAGTTATACAAATTATTATATTTACCATTTTTTGTATTAAACTTACAAGTTAAAAGATCAAAATCTTTATTCTCCATTTCTGATATAACTTCAGATAAAAAATTTTCATCTAAAATAAACATATCAGCATCCAAAAACAAAATATAAGGTGTTTTACAATATTTCGCGCCTTTATTTCTAGCAATAGAAGGTAATCCACCCAATGTTAATTTTAAGTTAAATTTATCTGATTTTCTTTCTGATAATAAATTTTTAGTAAAATCATCAGAAAAATCACTTACTACAACTAAAACATTTTCTATATTATTCTGTAAATTTAATAAATCTAAACTTTTTTTTATTGTAAAACCTTCATTTTTACACGGTATAACTATGGTTATTTTTTCAGATAAATTCATAACCATAAATATTCGATTCTTACTATTAAATAATATTAGATTCTTTTAAAAATTTTTGTATTTCTATCCAATCAACAAAAGGCCTTTCAATTTCATTATAAATTAAGGGACAACCCAAAGCGGCGTCATCAATATAGAGATTCGCGTATTGTTTATTGCCATCGGTCCAACTTTTTTGTTCTGGATTTTCATTAATTCCCCATAATGGTATTTCGTTTTTTTGAAACCAATCAATTGCATCTTGTAGTGTATCAACGCCTTTTTCAGTTAATTTATGCCCACTGTTAACTAATTCTTTTAAAATAGGAACTGCCCCAATATCTCTACCAACTTTTGGGTATTCGTGTGTGACACAAGTGCCGTCAAAATCCACACCCACAACAAATTTATTTTTTAAAATTCCAGACATGTTTTTTTATAATATTTTATTTTGTTATATAAATTAAATCGTAATTTTTTTTCCAAATCTCATCTAACTTTTTTTGCGTTTCTTCGTCCTTGGGTATTAATTCGTAAACTGAATTATACATTAAATAAACAAATTTTAAATGGTCAAGGTAGGTCTGACAATAATGCCCATCAGGTGACTGTTTACATACTAAAGGCGGACAACAGCCTTCTTCACCACATCCTGAACAAACAGGACAATACGAATCATACTGATTTTTTTTGTCGTTTTCGTTTATTTTATTTTCCATAGTTAAATAATTTTTTACCGTAAGTTGGATCTTCCGCATACTTCCCAACTAGATTGCCGATATAATACTGTTGTAAACGTTTGTAATCACGTAAACAAGATTTATAGGTTGGAAAAACTGCATGACCACGATTTTCACCGATAGATTCTTTTTGTTTAATATATTTAATACCCAACAAATTATGATTTTCTAGACATATTTTTGATTTAAAATGAGCAGACTCCCAGTGTATTTGTTGTAAAACCAATTCAGGAAATAAAATATCAATTTCATTCATGTAAGCCATTAAACAAGAATCGTTTAATTCAAGATCGGTATTAACAATTCCTTTTAATTTTTTATTTAAATTTTTTGGAGCTAATACTTCCAGTGAAATAAAAGAAAAAAAGATAAATAAGATAATGGTAACTACTATGTTATAACTTTTCTTTTTAAAAGCAACAAGACATAAGCATTTGGGGCAATAAAATAAATTATCATCGTTGGTATATTTTACCACTTTTTGGTTACAACAGTTTGATTTCATATAACAAAAATAGTAAAAATTAAATTGGTGGTAAAATTTTGTTTAATAACTGAGTACTTACATGTGTATAAATCTCTGTGGTTTTTACATTAGAATGGCCTGCTATTTTTTGTATTATCCTTAAATCTGTTCCATTCTCCAATAAGTTTGTAAAACACGAATGCCTCAGAGTGTGAATGTGTCCAGTAGGATCAATATATTTTTTATATAGCTTCTGACAGGAACCTATTGAATACTGTGTTGAGTTTTGACCATTAAACAAATATTCCTTTGGCCTATGTCGTTTGAAGTATTCTCTTAATAGAGTTAATACAGTTTCAGAAAGTGGAACAATTCTATCTTTTCTACCTTTTCCATTTTTGATATGGATAAGCATTCTCTTTGAATCAACATCTTCGATTTTGAGACTAACTAGTTCAGATACTCTGAGTCCGACTGAAAAGGTTAAGGTGAGTATAGCTTTATGTTTGAGATTTTCAATCTTAGATAGTTGAGTCTTAATAAATTCCCCATCAACTACTTTTGGTAGTTTCTTTTCTGATTTAGGTCTTTTGAAACTGACTTTATCATATTTTTTATTAAGACCAAATTTGTAGAGGAATCTGATTGCGTTTATTACTTGATTTTGTTGTGAAACTGAGGTGAATTGATAATTATCTAAATAGGACTGGAAGTCTTGTGAATTCAAATGTAAGGCAGATTTTTCTTGCGATTTTAAAAATTTACCTATGTGTGAAAGATAGTTATTCCTTGTTCGAATTGAATAGTTTAGATAATTAAGCTTTTGCTCACAAATCTTTAAAGTTGAAACTCCTTTTGCGTTCATTTATAATAAGTTAAGGGTTATTACATATATAATCTAGTTATATTCAATATCAAAAATTATTCAAATTCTATAATAAAAAAATCATTGAAGTCCATATCACCAGCACCGTAAGTATATTTCACTTTCAGTTTTGTTTCAGATATTATATCATATCCATCATAAGCGTGATATGTTCCAATCGGTTTTTCTTTATTACCAAATCTTTCAATATACTTACTACGAGCAAAGTCATTTACTACTGCTCTATGATTAGCAACCTTAGCTAATACTTCTAATGATTTTTTTATATTTTCCATGTGTTAATAATTTTTGATACTAAATATAACAACAAATATGAGAAATAAATTTTGAAATAAAAAATTTTCAGAGGTAAAATTTACTTCTCATATTTGCAAACGTTAGCACCAATGATTAAACAAGGCGAAGTTCAGCGATATTCACCCAAAAATCATCATACTTGGGGTCATCTTCACTTTCGGTAGTTCGTATTAGCACATCTTCGCCTTGTATTTCAGTAACCCAATAATCCCAACTTTCAGGATAATTACGTTTTACTTTTTGATTAAGCGATAAATCACTGGTGCTAACAACAGATTGCTTCAATTGCGAGTGGTACGCATCAACAATCTTTTGTGCTTCTAAATATTCTCTCTGTGTTATCATAATTTTTCGTTTTTAAATTCGCAACTAAAGCAATCTGTGAACCGTTATAAACAATAAAATTATGACTCGTGGAATAGTCCATTATCATCTTCTATTATTTTAACATCACATTCACCTTCTACTACTTTACCAATGTTAGTCCAACCTATTCCACTTGGTTCAGTTATTATAACAATCTTATCTTTATCCATTTTGGATAGTGTTTCAATCAAATCTTGTACAGTCATAATTTTACAGTTTATAACAAGGTATATGTGAAATACCTCATAAAGTTTCTACTAAATTTTAAAGTTTGTGGTAAGGTACTTCACATATACCCAACCGTTATAAAACATTTTGCCCAATTGGTGGAATCCAATCTTCTGGAAAATTTTGTTCAGTTGGATAATTATCATATTCAGTATATTCATTACAATTAAATATTTTATCGAAACACACCTTGAATTCCAAATTAAAACGTTCTTCAAAGTTATTATTCAAGATAGAATCTAACAATTCTTTCACTTCTGACATAGTATAATTATAGTCATAAGAGTTTATTTCTTTCCTTAAAATACTCAAAGATTCTAATCTCGAATAATTAAGTGTCCCTAATTTTTTAATTTGAAATTCTAAATTTTCCATAATAAAAACGTTTTATAACAACAAATATATGTAAGTTTTTTACAAAGGTAGTACAAATATTTGAGATTTCCAAATAAAAACCTACATATATTTGCAACCGTTAGCGGTCAGTTGTTAAAAACCACTTCCAATATTCAGCTTTCCATAACATAGGGTCATTTTTGTCCTCTATCTGTGATGGTTCAAAAGCATTTTTCGTTAATTTAACCATATCGTCAACGTATTCTTTGTGTTTAGTATAGTACAAAATTGCCCTATTTATTTGCTGTTCAGACAAAATATCACTAACTAAAACAACCGAACCGCTAACATTGGTTTGTGGCAAGTGCGGCTGACGTGGTTTAATCAGCTTTAGTTTTTCAAATAATCTTCGTATCATATTTTCAAATTTTGTGTTTCAAAATCCGCCACATCGCCTATCTGCAAAACGTTATAAGTAATAAAATTTAATCTTCATCCCAAAATCTATTTGTAATGTCTTCTATATTTTCACCAGTAAAAGATTTAAACCTAATTTTAAGATTATCTATTGTATCAATTTCAATACCCCAAGGTTCGTGGTCAGTATTTAATTGATATAATTCATTGTCCGTTGATATGATAATCTTAAAATTGTCATTTTCTTTGTGAAAGAAGTATTTACCATCTTCTCTGCTTGTATATTCCTTGAAGTATTTAACGACTTCGTTTAAATCTTTTATTTCCATTCTATTTAAGTTTTTACTATGATTAAATTTTACATACTTATAACAAATGATAAACAACATTAAAACGATTGTTTATCATCGGACGTTATAGGGCATTTATTTGCTCTTTAACAAATTCTAATTTAGATATTAAATCGTTCAATTTTCTTTTATATTCTCTATTAGTTTCATCTATTTCATCAGAAATATTTTGGTATTCATCCGCTAATTTTTCTGATTTACCTAATTGTTCCTTCCATTTAGAATATTCTCTTTCATATTCTCTTTCAGCTTTGTAAATTTCACTCATTGCATCACTCATAATTTATTGATTTAAACGCCCTATAACAAACAATATATGAAAGTGGGGGCTTGTTCCAAATCCATAGATTTGTGCATCTAATTTACTTTTGTTGGTAAGTCTGGGTTTAGCACTTATAATCCCCACCTTCACATATCGTCAGCCGTTATACACAATACTACATTATCGTTTCAAATTAAGTTTAGTGAGAAAAACTTTTTAAAATTTCCCTACCCTTCTTTTTTAAAATACATAGAATAATATTCTAATAACGAGTTGAAATCTTTATCCATATACATTTCATATACCGTTTTATTATCAAACATAATAATATGTGAAGCATAACTTGATTTTCTATAACTTATTCTACCTCTATCCTGTCCTGAAGTTCTTTTATAACCATTTGGTGTCAATAAATCATATACACTTTTAAAAGCAATATCGTGGAAACGTCTATTTTTATATTCCAACTTTTCCTTTTCTGTGGTTGGTACATCGACTTCCCAAGCCAATACAATATCATTCCAACCATCATATCCATTATCTGTCCCAGTAAAATAAGCATCATTTGGTATATCATTTGATTTCATAAATGATAATAATTGTGATGGTTTTACATCTTGAATACTGATAGTTTCAGTTTTCTTTTTTGTTTGTGGTACTTGATTTTCAAGTTTTATAAAAGCATCATCTAACGCTTTTTTCAATAAATTTTCCATATCATTATTATTAGGTTGTTCATTTACAAACTCTCTTATAGTAGTTTTAATGAAATTATGTATTCTTCTATCTTGTTTCATATTTATAAATAGTTTATCTTATATAGAAATATTCAGAAATTAAATTTCCCCACCTCACTTTTTTAAAAAGTTTTTATTCGTTCTTCGTATCAACATTCTACCTAATTAAACCGTACTGTGTATAACAAGGTGTATAAGAAAGTTTGCTATCAATAGTTGTGGTAATTTGAAAGTTTCTACAAGCAAACCTTCTCATACACCCAACCGATAAACAACATTAAAACGATTGTTTATCATCAGACGTTAGCTGCTATTTTACCGACCACTCCGAAAGTTTAGACTTGACAATAAATTTCAGTTCATCAACTTTTGACAGCGGACAGCGAAAAGCAACCGTTTTAGTTTGCTCATTGTATTTAGGTTTAGCACCCGACCCTTGCCGAGTGCCTCCCCTTGTATTTTTACTCTTATCGTATGTTGATACTATATTTTTCATTTATCGTATTATTTGACTATAATTCTTTACTCCAAGTTATTGTGTAGTAACTTGTTTTATTGCTTACACTTTTTCCATAGATATGGTTTATTGTAATTGAACCACCATTTACATCATACCAGTTGGAAATTATTGATAAAGTTTTACCGTTAATAGTTCCATCATTTCTCCCTTTGTTATTTGCAATACTGCTTAAAAAAGAACAAAATTCTAAAGACTGTTTTATTGATATTCTTGCTTCAATTTCTAATTTCTGTTCTTTCATTTCAGAATTAAAATCTGTTGTTTTAGGTTCACCAACTCTTTTAAGATAATGAACAGTGTGACTTACTATATTTTCCATATTATTTATTTTTTTATAAGGTAAAACAAAATCAAAACTAAATATAACAACAAATATAAGAAATAAATTTTGATTTATCTAATTTTTATAGATAAAATTTACTTCTCATATTTGTAACCGTTATGTGTAATAATTTTTTACCCGACCCTTTCTAATTTCTTCAACCATATATGAACTTTTTCTGTTTCATCGTATGATATATTCCAACGATGATAAAAACTACCTAACTTATTTTTGATAGTTTCTTCAACATCTTCAATAGTAAAATCTTCATATTTTGGTATCTCCACCTTTATTGTAGTTTTTATATAATCAAAAACGTGGTTTTTATTACCAATCCACTCGTTTTTAATTATTTTAACTTCAAAACTTGGATTAGTAGAAGTAAAGTAATCTTTTAAGTAAAAAGTGTTTCCAAACCCATCAAATTCTTCAATCAAAGCACGATGAAGAACATCATCATATTCAGATTGTGGTATGTTTCCAGCACTTACATCAAAGTAAAGAATAAAAGTATGTTCATTAACACCTTCAAAATCCTCAAAATTTGAATTTTCATCTTGTTCCTTCAACAAAAAATTCTTAAACTTATCTATATGGTTTCTCATTTCTTTACTCATAGTTTTATCTTTATATATAAATATTCAGAAATTAAATTTTAGCCCAAATCCCACCCACAAAATTACTACACATAACAAGGTGTATATGTAATGTGAGGTTAAGTGATATATTCAAATTTCTATTTCTAATAAACATTTGTGGTTAAATCAAGTGTAGTGGTTCTAATCTCACACTACATATACACCCAACCGTTATAAATAATGATGGTGAAGGATGCTCGGTATTTAACCAACTACGTGTCTTACTGTTGTTCCACAAATCACGTGGCAGTTGCTGTGTCGCTATTTCACCATCACATATTTATAACAACAAATATACAACATTTTTATCAAACAAAAAAATTAATTTGAAACTTTCTACAAAAAAAACTACATATACACCCAACCGTTAGGTTCAATCATTAATTTGTTTTTCTCTTTTATATTCAGTACCGTAAACTTTTATTTCATACTCACCGTCTTTATCTTTATAAGTGTAAACACCTTCAAGGTCGTTTATACTTGGGTACTTACTGTTATAAGGTTCATATTTTACAAGTTCAGCATGTCCAGTTTTAACACCATTATATTCATCCAACATTTCTTCGATATCGGCTTTTGTGTGAGCAGCCGCAATTGGGCTACCGTCCAGTATTGCGACAAATACGTAATTTATTATAAACATAGTTTTTAATTTTTGTGAGAACAAAGATACTACAATTTTTTAATTTTACAAAAAAATTAATGGGAATCACCATAATCATGTTTTTCACTTGCTATTAAGTAATCAGGATTGATCACTTTTGCCACTTTTTGTCTTTCACCACTTACATGCTTAATCACAATCCCTTCATGAGGTACTTTAGTTCCTTCAATCATATTGTTGAATACATGTTTGTCTTGTACTTTTTGAGACCAAGGACCGATATATAAAATAGGTACGTGAGGTAATCTTAAAACATTTTTAACAACATACTCAGTGTGAATAACACTATCATACTTGTTATTATAAGTTATATCAAACACAGCAAATTCTAACTCTTTTAATCCGTAATCATAATTCTGTTGAATGCCAGGACCATAAATCTCTCCGTATATTACAATACCTGCCTCTATTTTATCAACGCTCGCTCTTACCTTAACATAATGCCAAAGTTTTTCTTTTAACTTGTATTTATCAGTGACTTCTGACCAGACATCTGTTGGGTAATAATGTTTTTTTTCTTTTTTCTTGAAGAATTTGCTTAATATTTTTTTCATATTTTAAATACAATTTTGTTTTTGAATACATGTGTAAATATATAAAAATAATTTTTAAATATCTAATATTTTTTCTTTTTTTTCCATACAAACCCTTTACAAGATTTAGTAAGACTACCTTTGATACATCTACTTAATGTTGATGGTAGTATATTAAAATTTTTTGCAACCTCTATTTGTGAATTCCATTCTTTTATAACTTCACCATCCAAGGAACATTGAATTATTGGGTTACTTTTTGATTTTGTTCTATTTATAATATGTGTTAACGATTGTTTTTTCCCTTTTAATTCAGGTCTTGGTTTCCCTAATTTTGATTTTGATAAATTGGGTCTCTTTTTTCCTTTTAAAGGACTTGCAACACCTTTTCTAGATATAGATAATTTATTTTTAAATTCAAGACTTCTAATTATACCTTTATGTGTTTTAGACACTACTTGTGAATGTTTTTGTCTAACTCTTTCATAAGTTCTTGATGACACATTAAGCTCTCTTGAACCAGTATTTGGGCCATTATTTGAACCATTTATCATATACCATAATGCATATATTAATTTTTTATTTTCAGGATAAATTTCACATAATAAAAGGTGAGCAATAAAATGTTCTTTTGCTGTTAAAAGAACTATATTATTATGTGTTCTCCATTGTGTAGTCTTGCCATCACCACCTAAACATTTTGGGATGATGTGGTGTGATTCATAATAAATTCCGTTATTTTTAACTCTTTTCTCACTTTTAGCTTTACTAATCAGTTGTTTGTATATTCTATTGTAATCCATAAAAAAGAATCCCCCAAAGAAACACAATTAGTACGAGTAATTATGTCCCAATAGGGGCTCTAATATCTTATTTATTTAGGTTCTCGTACAACCTATAATATAATAAATATCACAAAGATTGAATATCTTTAACAACATTATGACTACCAATATAAAATTCGTATTCACACCATTTCCATTTGTCACCACCTAACCCAAATTTGTGATTTAAAAATAGTTTAACATTATCTAAGTATGTTAATTTTACTTTTTTAACAATGCCAAATCTGGCGTTGGTACCGTGTATTTTACGAGTGATTTGTACATTATCTTCTTCATTAAAAATACCAGGTACATTTTTAACATTTGGAAACTTATAATAAACTCTAAATGCCTCATTTTCAGTAAAACGAATTCTTTTACCTGAAGATAATGTTATTTGTTTAATTGGTGGTTCGTACTTGTAAACACCAAGATTTTCCATCATGTCATCACCTTCCTTTGTGGTTTTAATAACCTTAGATCTACCAACGAGTAGTGATAAAGGCATGATTAAACACTCAGAATAAACTCCTCTCAACTTAACAGTACGCACTCTTTGACCTTTACGCAAGTAGTTAGTGACATTTATTGCATCTGAAAGTTCTTGAGGGATAACAGCATCAGTAGTAGCAACAACTACCAACCCACCTTCAGCATATTGTCCTTTTTGTATGATAGCATTCCACCCACCAACAACTGCTTGTTCAATGTTGTCAGCACCTGGTATTGGTTTGATTTCATTAATACGTGCTACATAACATACACTATTAAAGTTTTCCATTTTTTCCATAGTTCTTTTTAATTTTATGTTACAAATGTAAAGAAAAAATTTCTTTTCTCAAGAAAAATATTTATAATTATAAAAAAAAAGAAATTATGATAGTTTCCAGACCACCCGTTACTTATTCTTCTATAGTTAAAATTGGTGAAGATATTAATAAATTAGAAGTCGAAAGTGGTGGCAAATATTTAAAACTCCATCGTGGAGTTATGGATGTTACCACAATTGACCTTAATTCTGTTGTTGGTGATTTTGATTTTAATTTAAAATCTTTACAACATTACGGTCCCAATAACGGCGATACAGATTTAATAAAAACTATCAAAAGTAAATTTCATTTACCCGAACACCATGTTTTAATAACACCAGGTGGGATGGCAGCCCTTGATTTAACTATAAACTCGATTTATAACGAAACATTTAGAATACCAAGATATCACTGGGGTTCTTGGAATAAAATTTTAAAAACTCATAACAAAGAAATAAAATCTTTTAATGATTTTAATTTAAAAGATGTTTTTTTACATCCTAACGATGTTTATATGTTATGTATACCTTCGAATCCAACAGGTTGGGCACCAAAATTACAGGAGTTAAAGGAATTTGTTGAAAGAGCTAAAAAAATAGGTACAACTATTATATTGGATTTACCTTATTATTATCTTTTTAATTCTGAAGATGATAAAATTTATGAATTATTTTACGATAATGTAATTATTGTTTCTTCGTTTTCAAAATCTTTGGGTTTATCGGGTTTTCGTGTTGGTTATGTTGCAACCAAAAACACCAGTTTATTTGAAGCAATGAAAATTCGTTCCCTCTATAAGTACAATTCTATTTCCAACTTACCACAACTGGTTGTTGATGAAGTTTTAAATACGGGGTACAGGTTTGTTAAAAAATATAAAGAGAAAACAACGTCCGATATTCAAAAAAATATTGATTATCTGGAAAAAAGAGGTTTTTTGTTTGAGGAATATCCATCAAAACCTGTGGGACCTTTTTGTATTGTTACGTTGAGTTATGAACAATTATTAGAACATAAAATATCATCAGTTCCTTTAAATAAATTTTCATTGGATTCCGATGTTTCTGATAAGTATTCAAGAATTTCGGTTGCTGTTAAGCATGAAGATTTTGTGGATTATTTTGATAGAATTTAAAATTCGTGATAACCACGCATATGACCAAATATTTCTTTAGCTTCTTCTTCGGAAATAAGTTCCCAATGTCCTTCTTGAATTAATTTTTTTGCCCAATTTCTTTCTATTCTTTCTTCAGGTTCCCATTTTTTTGGCCTATGGTTGAATGCTCGAAAAGTAGCTCGCCAACCATCATCTTCGGCGTCATTAATTTTTTTATTTTCTTTAAAAACGCCAACAATTTTAATTAAAATATTGTGTTCTCTAATGATATATAATTTATTAGGTAAAAATGGGTCATCTTTTATTAAAAGTTCATCAACCCAATCAAAATTATTATTTTCAATTATTCGGTTTTTTATTTGGTAGGGTTTAAACCCTTTTTCATTTATTATAAATTCTTTTTTTGTTTTAATATTTTTTAATTTATAAATGTAAGTAGAATATCTGGGTGATTTTTTCTTTTTAGGGTAGAGATAACAAATATCACCATTTTCAGGAATTCCTAAAATAGGTAACTCTTGATGTAATAAATCTTCAATATAAGTACCAGGCCCCTGCATTTCGATATAATTATATGTTTCTTTATTTAACCCTGTGATTTCTAATTCATACATCGCATCAAGATATACAGGATAATATTCACCACTGTCGACAACTACAACTAAAGGTAAATCAATAAAATTGTCAATAATTTCATCATACCATTCATTATCTTCATTTAAATAATTTTTCACTTGTGTGTGTTTTTTTTATTTTTTTGGCCAAATTAATGTTGATTTAGGAATTAAAGTTTTAATAATCTCTTCAGGAATTTCATCATCATCATCACCAATGTAAGGATCTAATAAATCTTTATCAGTTCTTACCGCGTAAAGACCGGTTGACGTAGTTCTTTGTGTTTTTTTATTAATTGTATATAACATTAAAGTTAATGAGTCATGTGTGTTTGGATCAAATCTATCAATTTTTGTAATATCTTCAATTCTCATTTCAGCACCGATTTTAGTACCAATAAAGAAATAATCAGAAGTTTTCATGTATTCTTCCATTTTTTCAGGTGTCATTGTCCATTTGTCAACAAACATTCTAACGTCAGAACCAAAATCTTTTAAAATTACTTTACTACCTACTTTATTAATAATAATTTCCGCGACTTTTTTATTTTCGGTTTCACTTAGTTTTTTATCTACTATTGTGTAAAAAAATCGTCTAGAGTCCATATCCTTTAATGTTTCCGATGATTCATTACTACCGGTTGGTAAGCTTCGCATAAGATCAATTAAAAGCTTATAAAAATTTTCATCACTTATAACATTATAAACTTCTTTATAATCATTTTGATACAATATTGGCCAATTATCATTTTTAATAATAGTAATTAATTCGTCTTCGGTTAAAACGTTATTTTTTAATAACTCAGTAAACCCTTGTATCAAAGAAGTATCTTTATTTTCTTTTTGAGTAAATCCTTTAGTATTTTTAATCAAGTTAATTTCTCTTTCAAGACGTTTAGTGATTGAAATTCTATTGTAATTTAATATAGCGTCAGCAATATCTTGCGTGAACCATTCAAAACCGTAATCACCAACCCAACCTTCATACTTAGTGTCGGCTTTTGTCCACCAACTTCTATCACCATCGTCTTCAATTAATAAAGCAGTTTTAAAAGGTGGTTCACCGGCCACTTGATTTCTTGTTTTATCAGCCCACCTCGGTGTTATTGGTGGTAGATCTTCTGTTGTTTGAATAAAGAAATAAAGAGTTCCTTTTTTGGTGTAATTAGCAAAATGGGATGTATTCTCTGTTGCAACACACCATTGACTGTGTTTACCGTATTGACAAGAAGCCGCATGTGTGGTAGGTGAAATAACAATAAATTTAGCACCTTTATATTCACCTTTAGCTATTCTAATACCTTGTTGTTTAACTTCTTTTTCTTTTTGTGATTTTGATTTTTTTTCAATTAAAAACGTAACAACCACTCGTAAAGAGTCTAAATCTGGATAATTTCTAATATCTCTTGGTGCATTTTTTATTGCATTTTTTACGGATTCACTAAAATCATACTCATTTGAATCAAAAAATTCTTTTAAATTTTCAGATGTCATCATTGATTCTCTCTCATAGAAGTTTTTAACTAATTCTATGATGTATGAAGGTTGAAGACCTCTTTTATTGTATTCATTAACCATCCAATCAAGATATTTGTTATCTTTACTTTTCCAGACGGAAATACTTTCAGCATCTAAACCTTCACCTTCAACAAAAGCATCAATTATTTCAACAGGTACATTAGGGTATTTCTTTATTACATCTTCTTTACGTCCTTCAATTAGTACGTATTCTTTTAATAGGTTATACATTGATTTCATAAAATATTGTTTATCAATATATAAATATTACAAAAAGAGAAAAAAAATCAACAACCGTAAACAGGATAAAAATTTTCTTTTGGTTTAGTTTCTTGTTTAGTATATAAAAATTTCTTTAAATCCTCTTCTTTAACACCCAACAAAATAGAAGCCTCCGAATTGTCTATTTTTTTTTCATTTAAAAGTCTAATGATAATTTCATTTTTTGTTTTCATACAATTCGCTAATTATTTTGGTTATTTCATTTTTTGATGTTGTGTATTTTTTAATAAGTTTTTTGATTTTGATATTAACCAATATATTGGCTATGACACCAACAAAAGTAAAAATTATACCGACAAAATAAATCGGTACTAGTAAAAAACCGGCAAAATCATGTAAACTCTCAATAAATAAACTTAAAAAACCAACAAAAAAAGCGATAAAAGCGACGGTTTTAAAAACTTTAATATGTCTATATAATTTTAATAAAGAATTATAAAATTTAAAAATTTTTGAGTTTTTAATTTCAATAAAAAGTTGGGTATTCATACAAAAAAATAATTTATGATAAATATCTTTAAGTTTATTAATTAAGTGGGTTAATCCCACCAACAGGCGATATTTCTTTCCAAAAGAGTGAATAATATTTTATTAGCCCTATCATGTTGTAGGTGTCCCATACTCATGGCGATGTGTTTTTTACTATCATTACCAAATGAACCTCCATTTTTCATTACTTTACGATAAGCGGTTTGTCTTTTCTTAAAGTACTCATCAAAATTTTCTGAGATTTCAGTTATCTGAAGTTGTTTGTAACCTGGAGTGTCAGCATCAATAAAATCAAACTCATCTTCACAATAGTTCATGTATTCCATTTGATAATGTTCTTCTTTTACTTTTTCCATTAAACGAACACATGTCATCATGATTTCAGCATCACGTTTTGCTCTGGTGTGAAAATCTCTATCACCAATATACTTCGCTTGATTTTTGATTTTAAACATTAGTATTTCCCAAATGAAGTGGTCGTCCCAATCACGATCTTTCCAAATAACAGGAAACCATTTCCATAAGTTTTTAATGCCTTTGATAAAATCACTATAATAGTACCGACCTTCAAATTTCCACCAAAGTTTGATTTTTTTCATGTCACAAATGTAATAAAATTTTAACAAATATCAAAATTTATAACGGATAACATTTAAATAAATTTGCCAATTTATGGAGATATGTATCTATAGTGTCTAAATTAGTGTCTGCTCTTAGAATATCATTTTTAAAATTTTTAATTGTACTTCTAAACATTTCTTTTTCTTTGTCACTTAATCTTTGGTAACTTTTAGTATCAGATTCAATTTTTTTAACGATTTCTAAAGCTTTTTGATTGTCAATATATCCGCCATTACCATCACCTTTGGGTGATATTAAATGACAAGCTATCTGTTCCCCTAATAATTGTTCATTTAAACCTTTATCACGGTGAACATATTCCATTTTATTTATTTTACGAAGTATTTCTTGACTCCTGTTGTTAAAATATTTTGTAGATGCAACTAAAAAGTCTTCATATTTTTTATATTTTTTTAAAAAAGGAATGTTCAGGGACAACAAAGTTTCCCAATCTTTTTGTAGAATCCCTGGGTTCTCATAATAAGTTGCCCTAACGGCATCATAATTTATTAAATCAAAAACCATTTTCTTATAAGGACTTAATTTATCACCATCATAAACATTTTCTAAAAAAGCATTTAGTTCTAAATCTGAAAGTATATAGTAACCTTTCAAAACTTCTTTGAAAATCGGATTTATCTTAATTCTATTTTTTAAAACTTTAATAAAATCTTCAGTGTAGATATTAATGTTTTCTCTATTTTGATCAATACTTGGGTATCCTTTACTTTGACGTTGCCAATCTTGGTATGCATGTTTTAATTCGTGATTTAAAATTGTTAACATATAAGGATTGTTCCTAAATTTATTCAAAACCATGATATGAACAACATAATAACCGTTTGAATCATAACCAGAAGTTTTTGTAAGATAACCATTACTCCAATCATTAAAATCGATAACCGCATAATCAAAAGAAAAGTCTTCAAATAGTTCAGGATATTCTTCAGAATTGACAATAAGTCTTTTTTCAGAAATTGGTAAATTCGATAAAAGTTCATAAATAACCTTTGCCCAATTCCTAACAGCAAAAGAAATTCCTACGTTTTCTTGAAGTAATATTTTTCTTATAAGGTTTTTCATATTTTATAAATATCAGGTCAACACCTTTCGTTTATGGGTCATCTCCAGCCGCGTTCAAGATGAAAACGAGGCGTCATGGACTGTCAACACCTTTCGTTTATGGGTCATCTCCAGCTGCCGTTGAGCGCTCACAAACCCCTCTTTGGCTGTAAATACCTTTCGTTTATGGGTCATTTCCAGTTCCTGATGATTGAAGTCGTGTTGCAATGATGAGCTGTAAATACCTTTCGTTTATGGGTCATTTCCAGCATACGCATACATAAGTCTTTGATTTCCTGAGTATTAAGAGCAAATTCTTGATTTAATTTTGACCAAATGCGGTGATAATCAACCCATAAAATCGAATTTTCTTTATCTCTATCCACATTATCCGCCATTAAATTTAGTCCACTTTCATCTTTATACAACATCCAACCTGGATAATTTTCAGAAGGAACCATTTTTAAATTGGACATAATTTCATACAAAAATTCTTCAGCGGGTGAAAATTGTTTGGTGTTACCAATCAATTCTTCAGCCCAACCAAAATCATCAAATTCTTCTTTTAATATTTTTCTTATAAGATTTTTCATATTTTATAAATATCAGGTCAATACCTTTCGTTTATGGGTTATTTCCAGCCTTCCAGGATCTATTCCAGGAACGGTGAATAGCTGTCAATACCTTTCGTTTATGGGTTATTTCCAGCATACGCACGCATAAATTACTGATTTCTTGTTCATTAAGGCCAAATTCTTGACGTAATTTTAACCAAATTTCATCATAATCAACTAATAAAATCGGATTTTTTTTATCTCTATCCACATCATCCGCCATTAAAGTAACCCCGCTTTTATCCTTATAAAACATCCAACCTGGGTTATTTTTTGAAGGAATCATCTTTAAATTGGGCATAATGTCATAAAGAAATCCTTCAGCAGGTGAAAATTGTTTGGTGTTACCAACCAATTCTTCAGCCCAATCAAAATCATCAAATTCTTCTTTTAATATTTTTCTTATAAGATTTTTCATATTTTATAAATATTTCAATATTGACAAAAACTTTTATTTTGGTATTTATTGTTATATGAAAAACTTTTTTAATATCTCTTTGATTCTATCTTTAATGGTTTGGTTTTTTACCGCATTTTACTTGTCAATAGTTTTTTTTGTTGGCATATTTATTGATGTTAATCCAAATATAAGCAAAACAATTTTTGCTACTAGTTTTTTATGGGCATTTGGGACTATAGCCGTAAATAGGTTTATTATGAAATCAACCGTTCAAAATGTCGCACAAGAAGTTAAAAAAATATCAAACTGTAAAACTTGTAAGAAAAAAAATTAACATTAATTTAACCAAGGTATTGACAATTAAAAAAAACTTTGTATCTTTGTGATATATTTATTAATTGAGTTGTGATTCTAAACGGGTTTAATAGAATCACCCCATAAAAGGCAAATACAGAACGGGGTTTGTCAACAACTAAAACCCTTAAATAAAAAAAAAGAAAATGAAAAAGAATTACACATATAAAACAAAAGCCGATTGTAAAGCGTATTGTGACGTTATTGGTTGTGGTGTGTTTAATCTTTTCTCATAACAAGATAAAAACTAAAAATTTTAAACCCCACAACTTACAGGTAATCCTAAAAAGTTGTGGGGTTTTTGTTTTTAAAATATTCGGGTGTGTCACCATAGTGGCGATTGGCTTTGACTGTAAATCAAAGGTCTTTAGACTAAACATCGTAGGTTCGAGTCCTACCACACCCACCCTGGTCCACAGGTCAAACGGTTAAGATATCTCCCTGTCACGGAGTATGGAACGGGTTCAACTCCCGTGTGGACCGCAAAAATATTAAATGGGCTACATCCCGAAGGTAGGGCACTTGATTTGCATTCAAGTGAAATTAACGGTTCGATTCCGTTGTGGTCCACAATAATGGCCGGATGACCGAGTGGTTTAGGTGGGGTTCTGCAAAAACCCTTAGGCAGATTCGATTTCTGCTCTGGCCTCGATTATATAAATTTTAATTTAATATTTTTATATACTTAAAAATATTTTCACTAAGACTATGTAATGGTATTTTTTTAGATTCATATCTTAGTTCCAAAGCGAGATTATTGTTTTCGTCTTTAGTTACAACACCGTTAGAGAAAATATCTAACGGAACATCTAAACAATCTTTAAGTTTGATTTCTTTACCGTTTTTATCTAAAAATAACATAATTAAATTTATTTTTTTATCGTGTAAGTGATATCATCAACAATAATACCATTTAATAACAATTTCAACCGCATATCATTGATAATTTTTTGAGCTTCAACTTCGTCATATACGTTAATATCGATAACATAAGTATTCAAGTTACCACCACCCCCCATAACCGAATTAACTTTAACAGCTAATTCATCCATCATATCCATCAATTTAAATCTTATATTCCCTGTTTCTGGTGTTGTATTAAAGCTAATTCTAACATTAACATCGGGGTTTTTATACCTAAAACCCATAACTCGATGATTTTCCCGGATATAATTTACTTCTTCAACGCCTTCTTCATCAAAATAACCATATTTTCGCATTTCGTTTTGTGGAAGATTTTTCTTCGCATACGCAATCCAAGCTTTTTTAACTGCGTCAATTTCATCAGAATCCATATTAACTTCAGGTTCCCCTAAATAGTTAAAATAATCTTGAAGCATATCATTTAAAGGTTTTTTAACTGTTTTTGCTTTTTTATATAAACCTCTAACATGTGCTTCAACCTCATATGGTTCCGTTAGGTATTCCCAATATTCTATATCTCCAGGATAATTTCTGCTTTGTGAAAAAAAGTTTTTACGTTCTCTATCGGTAAACTTACTTTGCGTTATATGTTCAATTTCGTGGCGAACAATATTTTTAATTTCAGGTATTAAACCTGATAATGTTTTCATTCTTAATTTTAATGACATTGGGAGGTCTATATGTAAAACAATTCTTTTGTTTTTATAGTACTTTCTAATGCTTTTAGGGTTTATATATGCCGCACCATAAACATTAATGAATTTTTTATCATCATAATGCATGTAAACACTAATGTCAACAAAAGTTCTTTCAAAGAGTTTAATTCTAGTTTGTAAACTTTTACGGCCTTTTTTAACCGTTTCCACAATTTCTCTGGAAACATCAGTGGTTACTTTATCATATCTACCCTCGGTAATTAAATTTTTCATTTATAATAATTATCTTTAATTTTCACTTTGTTGAAAAAAATAATGCCAAATTTCTTTTTCAACGTCTTGGGCCTCCATAGGTAATGGGTTGTTGTCTTTATCTCTAATATAGATCATTAAAATTTCATACATATCAAATTTATTCGGTATCAGATGATCTTTTTCATCATAAGCCGTGAAATGGTAACCTGCTGGTGCGGTTTGTTTGAGTGGTATTTGAATTGCCAATTTTACACCTGGCGTTATTGGATTTTTGGGGATTACATAAATTAATACATTAAATTTATTATAATGTTCAAAAGCGTTTTCTTGTCTTGCCGCAGTGCACCATTTGGTTCCTGCACCATATCGACAAGAAGCTTCCATTGTTAAAGGTACAACAACCGAGACGTGTGGGCTTTCGTATAATTTAATTACTTTTTTTGATTCAATTTCTTCTTTTGAAAGTTGGCCTTTGGTTTTAAAATTTTTTAGATTTTCATTAAAAAACTTTAATGAATCAGTATTTGAAAATGAGTTAATATCTTTTGGGTTTTTTAATATTTTTTTTTCATCCGTTGCATAACTTAAACCAACATTTTCTAAATTTCTTAAATAATTTAAAAAATCTGGTGTTATTCTATGTAAATTTTTATGGTAATAATCAAGTTCAGCGTGCATTTTAGCACTAAACATAGAAACCTGGTTTCCAAAAACTTGTTTTGTTAGCCAATCAAGATATTTGTTTGCATTGGAAGGATCCTGGGTTGATAAATAATCGATAACAGTTTTAATAGTGGTATCAGTATAGTGATATCTTAAATTAAGACCTGATTTTTCTAAAGCAGATATCCAGTAATCAGTAATTTTTTGTTTTCTATTTTCAAATAAAAGTTGTTCTAATATAATATTCTTTACTATATTTGTCATACTAAATAAATATCATCAAAATAAAATAAGATGCCAGAATGGGGTGAAATAAAAAATGGTGTCAGCTGTTGATAAATTAATTTTTATTTCTTATATTTGTTCTTAGTAGTGAGTGGCGGAGGACATACGCGAACTTTTGACGGAAAGTTTGGCCTCAAATTATAAGGTCTAAATCAGGTACCTTTAGATTTAACACGAAAAGAGACATCGAGGGGTGAAAATCCCCTCCTCACTCTAAAAAAAAACAAAAATATTTTTACTTTTTATATTTTTTGATTTATTTTTACATAAAAAAAACTTCACGTATGAAAGAATATAAACTAGTAAACAAATCTGGTGAAACCCTTAAAAAGGTTCAAACCGAAAGTTTAGAAATCGCAATTCGATTTTTTGCTGATATTAAAAACCTAGAACCCAAAAAACTTTTAGAAATTTATAAGGTAGAATTAATAAAATGATACTTTCTGCTATTGTTGCTCACGATAAAAATTTTTTAATTGGCGGTGACAACAAATTATTGTGGTACCTTCCTGAAGATTTAAAACGTTTTAAAAAGTTAACCCAGGGCCATGCCGTTATTATGGGTCGAAAAACTTTTGAGTCCATAGGGAAACCTTTACCCAATAGACTTAACATTATTTTAACCAAAGATAAAAGTTTTAAAGCTGAAAATTGTTTGGTCTTTCACGACATTAAAGAAGTTATTAAAGAAGTTTCAAAAGACGCAGAAGTTTTTGTTATTGGTGGTGGCCAGATTTATAAAGAGTTTTTCCCAATGATAGATAGGATATATGCCACCGTTGTTGATGGTGAATACCATGGTGATACTTATTTTCCCGAATATAGTGAAAAAGATTGGCGTTCTTATTTTAAAGAACAAAAAGAAAACTTTAAATATCAGACTTGGATAAGAAAAAAATAATACTTATATTTGTAAAATGAAAAATCTTTTTTTAGATGACGTTAGGGATATCAACATGATATACCCAAATTATAAACCCAAAGATTGGGCCATAGCCAGAAATTACCACGAATTTGTTAATTTTATCCAAAAGTTTGGCCTTCCAGATTTTATTAGTTTTGACCATGACCTTGGTTTTGAACATACAAGATGGTTTTATAACAACGGTGGCCATGAAAGTCCACCTGACCCAATGGAAGCTAATTTTAAAGAAAAAACAGGATATGATGCCGCAAAATGGTTGTGTGAGTACTGTCTTGATAACAATTTAAAATTACCAAAATATAAAGTACATTCCGCCAATCCCGTTGGAAAGGTCAATATTGTTTCTTACCTGGAGAATTTTAAAAAACAAAACTTCTAACTTATATATTTATTTATAAAACAAAATTATGAGTAAAGAGATGAGGTTACTTATTGAAAAGTTTAAAAATGTAAATCTTACTGAAGGGAAAAAAGTTGGTATTTTATATCATAACACATCACCAATAAATGCGATAAATATTTTAAAAGACAATAAGTTAGTTGCACAATCATACACAAACAATATTGTAACAGATTTTAGAAATAAACCCGAAGATTTTTATTTTATTTTTGGTAATTTGATACCGAAAGATAAAATAAAAATGAAAGAATTTATTTCTTTTACTAGGAACAAAAATTATATAAGAACAGATGATAATGTACAATTTGTTTTAGATGGCGATAAAATTTCACAAAATTATAAAATAACACCTTATTCACAATTTGGTGGTAGGGAATACGATGAAATGGAAGAAAGGGTCTTTGGGGATGTTACAAATTTGAATAAATATATTATTAAAGTTATATTAACAAAACCAAATCCGGTTATTGAAGATGTTTTGAAAGAAAAGGATATTTCTTATGATATAAAATAAGATAAAATATTTTGCCAATATGTTTTTTTGATTTATCTTTGTGGTATGAAAACAATGACAATACATATCACCAAAAGTACTTTGGTTAAGGCAAACAAAGCAAATCGCAGGAATGAGATGATTGAATCTGGTTTCCACAATCGTCCAAAAAACCAAACACACAAATCCGTAAAGGATTATTCTAGAAAATCAAAACACAAAGTTGATTATTCCATATGAGGTACGAAACTCAAAACATATATTTTATAAGTGATTTACATTTAAGTCACAAAAACGTTTTAAAATACGATTCCAGGCCTTTTGCGACCGTTGAGGAGATGCACGCTGAATTAGTTAAAAACTGGAACCAAGTGGTTCAACCTGAAGATATTGTTTATTATTTAGGTGATTTAAGCTTTGGTCGTAGCGATGTTGCAAAATGGTTTGTACACTCTGTTAACGGTAAAATACATTTTATTATGGGAAACCATGACAACATGAAAGATATTGTTAAACTTGACCGTTGGGAATCTATTCACGAATATGGAACCGAAATTTGGGTTAAAGATGATGACAACAAAAAAGCAAGAGGTGCAAATGGGTATCAACAAATAGTAATGAGTCATTATCCAATCCTTAGTTGGAATAGGGCACATCACGGCAGTTGGATGATCCATGGGCACTGCCACGGCAGTTTAATAAAATCAAACCAAGATTATTATCGACGAAAAGTACTCGATGTTGGTTGTAACTGTATTGATTATAAACCGATTTCTTACCAGGAAATTAAAGAAATAATGGTAAAAAGAGAAATTTCTAACGTTGACCATCATGGTGAATAATTAAATTCTTCTTTTAAGTTTTATGTCATTTTAGTAAATAATCCCTTTCACCTTTTATTATTTTACGAATTAAATTTTTCATATAAAACAACATTTATAATATATAAATATTAGGTATATTTATTTAAAAATATATTATGAATACAAATGTAGAACAAAAGGCAAAACAATTTAATAGTTTATTGTTAGAACACGATAAATTAACAAGAGAAGTAAGTTTAATCGAATCTAATTTTAATTTAACACCTGAAGATCATAAAAGAATCAAAGAATTAAAAGAAGAAATGATAAAACTACAAAGATTAGCGGCCGCATTAGGTAGTCTTTAATTTGACCATTTAAAAAAAGTTTCTTATATTTGTATTGTTCTTTGAAAATATGGGGATGAAATAGAATTGATTGGCTAATAATCGATTATGTGTAAGCATACAGAGACTTGTTAGGGTGGCTCTTAAAAACCAACTCTCAAAATTCCAAATGGCGATGTATTCGCAAACGCAACTGTAGGTAGCTTTGCTACTGAAGGGGCAGAAGTTGTAGCGTAATCTAAGATTAACACAACGTCGGGTCGGTAGACAGATAACCTAGGAACAGAAGTCCGAATCAGGTAACATCTTAACCTTGGAAAAGATAAGATGGCAGAGGTAAAGTTGTTAGTAAACCGAACTGTACAATAAGGGAACTGAATATTTTTGGAAAGTTAGAAAACTTTATCCTAAGTATGTAGAAGACATTTTTGAGTTAGAACAAGACTTGGGGGCGGCACCCAACATCTCCACTTTAAATCTTTTTCCTTGTTTTTGTCAGTAAAAATTAGGTGGTGGAGTCAGGGGATAAATCCTTGGCCTTTTGAAAACCCCTGAATTCAGGGGTTTTTTTATTGATAATATCAATAAAATTTTTTATATTTGTAATCAGAAAATAATTTTTATGAAACAGTTTTTAGATTCAAAAGAAACTTACTATAAAGTTTTAGAAATTTTAAAAAGATACGTTAACATTGATAAAATTAATAACGAAGATTTTATCGCAGGTGGCTCCGTATCCAATATTCTAACATCCATGGTTCACGGTGGCCAACCTGTAATTAATGATATTGATGTTTATCACCGTGTCGAGGAAGAAAAAAAATCAAATATTAATGGTGTAAAATCGATTAAAGATAATTGGTACCCAACAACATTTATCACTGAAAGTGGTTTACAGATTGTTGATGATCATTATGGTCGTATTTTCATAACAGAAACTGGTTCTATGATGAGGGTAGTGAACCATTCACGTAATGGTTTAATCAACAATATTAATTATATTTATAAAAAGGGTAATGGTGATAAAAATGAAAAATACGTTGTTATCGACGGTTTTGATTTAAATTGTTGTAAAGCCGGTTTGGATTTAGAATCTGAAAAAATCATATACACACCAGAATTTGTGGATTTTTTAAAAACCAAACAAATCAGAGTTATAAACCCTTGTTCACCTATCCAGAGCAGTATCAGGTTATTTAAAAAAATAAAAGAATTAAACGCTTATTGTGATATAAAACACGAAATGCGATTTTTAACCGCTGCAGCAAAAAACCTTAACAACAGAACTATCAACAAAATTATTGGCCCTGAAACAAAAATAAAATATGATAAATTTAAAAATGAAATAGAAAAATATTTTATTTTAAGGCCTTTAAAACCAAGTGATTTACAATATCACAATGATGTCGAAATTAAAGAAAACTTGTGGTCTTATGATCCTGTGTTAAATTTTGACATCTTTGAATCTGTTGACAATATGTCGAAATTAAAAAAGATTTGGGATTTGATGTATAATTATCGTAACAAAAGTGAACAAAATAAAATAAATAAAATATTTTATAAAAATGTTTTTTTGGATAAAAAGTCTGTTGAAGATGTTTGGGAAAGAGTGGTTCGAAATGATGATGATAAGAATAAATCAGAAATAAAACCTACTTATAATTCCTATAGGTTTACTTTTGAGATGTTGATGTCAAAAAAAGATTATTATAAATGTAATTTTAATGTTAAACATGTTGATTATGTCGATGAATTTTGTCATGAACACGGTAGATTGCGTAATTTTTTAAAACACACTAATACGTTAGAAGAAACTTATCAAATTATTAAATTTATAAAAAATCTAACAAACAAAGAAGGCCAATGGTTTATTGGTTCTTTGGAAACCTTGAATTGGTCAGAATATAAAGATTTAATAGGTAATACTATTACTAATGATGTTATTTTAGAAATTTTTAAAAAAGAAAAAGAAACAAACACCAAAGAATTGGTTGATAAAATTGACCTTAAAGATTTTAAATGGGCAAAAAATGTTAAAGAGTTAACAACCGTTATTGATCTTAAATCTGAAGGCCAAATGATGGGTCATTGTGTTGGTGGTTACGGTAATAAGGTAAAAAATGGGTATTCACGTATTTTCCATATACAAACAGAAAATTCTGGTTCCACTCTTGAGGTGTATTTGCCGATAACAAAAAAAATAAATAAAGAAAATACAACGATTAACATTAAAGAAGTTTACGAACCAACTTCTTTTGAAGAGAAGTGCATAGTTATTTATGAAGATAATACTTTAGATAAAATTTATAAAGAATCATTGATTTTTAGAAAGGCTCAACATAGTGGTAATTACCCAACAAAAGGAAACCAAAAACCAATCGATGAAAACGATAAAATTGCAGAAGAATTAATTAATTTTTTAAATAAAAATCATCTACCCAATAATTACAAAATCAAAATTTAAAATAAAATGCGATATTTAATATTTTTAGTTTATTTTTTTCTTATATGTTGTAACAAAGAAGAAATTAAACCTAGCACTTTTTATGAGAAATATCCAACAGCCTCACAAAGTCCGTTAAATAAAGTTTGGACTTTGTACGATGCAAAAGTTTTTATCGAAGATTTAGACGGAAATACATTTACATATTATGACCATTTTGGTGTAAACCAAACAGAAAGTAATTTAGATGTTTTTAGTACCACTTTTTTACCAATTGATAACATAATTAAAAACGTAACAACCTGGCAATTTTCTGAAAATAATAAAAAATTTACATTAAACAACGTTTTAGTTTATGATTTTGAAGTACTTCCTGGTGTTTATAAAGTTATTGGGTTGGAAAATGGAAGTTCCAGAATCATGGAAATAATTTCGGGATATAATGATTTTATATCTTTTAAAATTTATGAAAGTTATGGAAATAGTAACAACAGTAATTTTAAATTTTACACAATCTTAACTTTTACTTCTAACCCGGGAATAACACCAATTATACCATCTGTACCATATGGTTATGAATATGGTGGGCTTATCAACCTTGGTTCACCAGTACAGACATTAGCAGGTACTACTTGGGTTTTAACTAATTATTTAGATAATTTAACTAACATAACAGTGAATGATACAATTACATTTATTTCAGAAACAGAATATATCTGGAATAATTCGACCCCTAAAAATTATAGTTTATCGGGTATAGTTGGTAATAATATGAAAAGCCTTTCTCTCTATAATTTCACTACTTTTAACGGTGATTGGAGTGGTCAAATTCAAGCGACATTCATATCTGATGGTGTTATACAAAATGCAACCTTTGTTGATTTAATGAATAATCAACCAGATAAAAGGGTTTGGATGCAAAAAATATAAAAATCAATCTTTGTTTTTATATTTTTTTTGAACGTGAATTGCCTTCTTTACCATCTCTCTACGCTTTTCTGAATCTTTTTTATATTCTCTTCTATCATTAAGTTCTCGCATTTGGCGGGTTTTAATAACTTTTGAACGTAAAGCTTTAATTGCTGAATCTATTTTTCCTGTGACTTTAACTATTAACATATAAAAATAAATATATAGGTTTTAATTAAAAATTAAACTTTAAATAATTTAAGAGTCTGACCGAGAAGATATTTATTAAAAGTTAAGGTTAACAATAACAATCTTAAATTTAATATACTATGGATATCGTAAGAATAATTCTTAAAGGAACTGAAGGCTACGATGTCGTGAGGGGCGTCATCACAAAAAATGTTTATCAAGAGATAGAAAACTCAGAAACCCTTAATAATGTTTGGAATAAAAATCTAAATAAAATTTTAAAAAAAAATTGGGAGATTAAAAAGGAATTTCACGATTTTGGTATTAAAAAAGGTGATATAATAATACAAGTAAATAATGAAGAAATAGTTAATATGCCAATAAATGTTTTAGAAGATTGTGTTTTTAATAAATTTTCTTTAATTGAGGAAGAAGGTTATAACTACCCAGTTACTAGTGACGTTGTTATGACTTCTTTACAAACCTTAGAAGGTGTTTTTATGGATGTTATTTTTGTAACTGAAGAATCTTTTGATTTTAATAAGTTTAAATTTATCCAAAAAACAATTCACGATAAAAAAGAAAATATTATTTTAGATAAATTAATTAGTGAAGTTTACTATGATGGTATTTTACTTAATTTTAGTGGGATGAAAACAGAATTAAGAATGTCTAAAGTTCTTTTTGATAATATTGAAAAAAATTCTAAAAAATGAAAAAAACCATAATAAACAATATGAAAATTAACGATAACGTTTTAATTACCAGTTTTAACCCACCTTTAAAAGGACGTGTCGCAGATATGTATGAAGTTGAAAGTTACATGATTCCTGATGAAACTTTAAAAAGTATGTATCCAGACATGGTACCTATTTTTGAAATCATAATGGAAGATGGTAAACTACGTTCTTTTGTTAAAGATGTGGTAAAAAAAGCTTAAATTTTACCGTTAAAATTGTGATAAATGTAAGTTATAAAGTGCTCCGACAGCATCAACTTGGCGTTTGTGTACCAAATTAAATATTTTTTTAGATGATTTCACCATCTCACCATATTCAAGTTTGAACTTATTTCTTAAAATTTGAAATATTCCATGATAAGATATTAATAAACTTGGAGCCCCGTCATTAAGGTCAATATCATCAGCCATTAATATTCTTCCGATTTCATCTTTATACAACATCCAACCTGGATAATTTTCAGAAGGAATCATTGTTAAATTGGACATGATTTCATAAAGAAATTCTTCAGCGGGGGAAAATTCTTTAATTTCCCCCACCCAATCAAAATCATCAAACTCTTCTCTTAATATTTTTCTTATAAAATTTTTCATATTTTATAAATATGAGGTTAATACCTTTCGTTTATGGGTCATCTCCAGCAAAACAAGAAACCGTGCAGGCAGGCCATCAGATGTCAATACCTTTCGTTTATGGGTCATCTCCAGCATACGCACGCATAAGTCTTTGGTTTCCTGATAGTTAAGACCAAATTTTTGACTTAATTTTGACCAAATTTCATCATAATCAACCCATAAACAAGGGTTTTTTTCATTTCTATCCACATTATCCGCCATTAAATTTAGCCCACTTTTATCCTTATATAACATCCAACCTGGATTTTTTTCCGAAGGAACCGCCTTTAAATTGGACATAATTTCATAAAGAAATTCTTCAGCGGGGGAAAATTCTTTAATTTCCCCCACCCAATCAAAATCATCAAACTCTTCTCTTAATATTTTTTTTATAAGGTTTTTCACATAATATAAATATCCGTCTGTTTAAAAATTTAGATTGTTGTTATCATAAATAAATTCTTCCTCTCTATGAACATACTCTTGTTCCGTTGGCATTGCAACCAACACACCTTCATCCATTCCAAATAAATTTTTATCACAAATTTCTTTAATTATTGTTGTGAAATAATAATAATTACTTTCTTCTTTTTTTGAATATTCGTAAACAAATTTAAGTAAAAAATCTGGTAAATTTGTTTCAATACTATCTAGACGATCATCTTTTTCGTTCCAAAAAGAAATAGAATTATTTTCTTTTTCATAGATGATACCAAATTTTTTATTATTTTTTTTATCAAAAAGATAAGATAGGACGCCTTTTTTTGAATAACGATAAAAATAATCTGGATTATTTATTGAAGCCGTACACCATTTAGTACCAGAACCATAAGTCGTAGAAGCCTCAAAACTTAAAGGTCTAACAACCAAATAATCCTCATCTTCGAAAACTACCATTATCTCTTTTTTTAATTTTTTTTCTGCCAATTTAATTTTAGCGTTTGAGACAATATTAATCAATTCATCCCAATTTTCTATTTTATTAATATCTCTTTTTCCCAAAGGAATTCTGTCTGCTTCTAAATGTTCAGAATATTCTTTTAAATGTTTTAAATTTTCATCACCATAACAGTCAAATAAAAAATTAATCCAAACATTTTCAAGGTCGTTATTACCTACTATTTTTTGAGTATTTTCAAAAACAAAATGTTTAGTTATACCTTTTCGAAACATTTTTATTAAAAAAGCAGTAAGTTTCCCTGTTTTTGTTGGATCAAATTTATTTATGACCTCAACTAAATCCAATATTAAATCTGGATTTTGTTCTTTAAGTTCTTTTTTTCCCATTTTAAATTGATATTTTTTTAATTTCTTCTTTTATAGGTTTTATTGGATTATTGTGATAAAAGATTTCATCCAGGACTTTAATTTCCAACTCCTCTAGAACTTTAACAATAAAATTTTTAATATCATCAGGTAACTCAAAATTTATTTTTGAATATACTTCTGTTTGATCTATTTGTTCTTTGTTTTCAATCATTTGCTTAACAATGTGTATAGAAAATAAACGCATAGATTGTACGTCTCTGATACCAATTTTAGGATCGATATTGTTTGGACAGAAAACTTTTACTCCATTTTCATCTTTTGAGATAATTTCAGGTTTAGCCAAAATACCCCATTTAAACTTTGCACCTATGAGACCTCTAGTTTCGTCTTTAATGATTTCTGGTTTTAAATTAATAATCAGGGTTTCATCAATTATTGTTTTCATTTTTATTTTTTTGAGTAATATAGAATATGCTTTTAAAAATAAAGAAATAAAAATATTAAGTCAAACAAAACTTTAGATATTTATTTATTAAAAAGAAATTAAAAAGATATCAAAATGAAGTCAATTAACTATATTATTTTAGAAACATTACTAAATGAAGGTCGTTTAGAAGATATGGTAAAAAAATATTCTGAAAAATTATCTGAAATCTGGATAAAAGACCTTTCAATAAATGATCCCTCTGGTAATAACAAATATTTGGAATGGATGGTTAAAGAGGTTATTAGATTACAACAGGAAATTGACGATATTGAAGCGTCTATTGAAAAAACTGTTAACGCAACTAAATGTTTTCATGACAATTATAATCGTTTAAATGAAAAAAATGTTACTGAAGCTTTTAAAGATGGTGGCCCTATTTCCACTGTACAAAGAATTTTAAAATCACCAAAAGATATCAATGTTTATTCAGTAGAATCAATAGATATTTTATGTCAATATTTTGAAAAAATAATCCCTAAAAACGCATCTAGGATAAAAATATATGAAGATGATAGATACTTAGTGGTAACACCTTTAACACACGAAGCCTCTTGTCAGTATGGAGCACATTCCAATTGGTGTGTTTCAACCTCGAATACTAATTATTTTCAAAACTATGTCGAAGATGGTATTTTAATTTTTGTAATAGATAAAAAAGGTGTGAATTTGTTAAAACCCGATGCAAATTCCTATAAATTTGCGATTTATATATATTTTAAGGATTTAAAAAATGAAATGGAATGGGAGTTTTACGACATGGAAGATGCCAAATTTTCAGTTAACTTAGGTTTAAATTTAATGGGTGAGACAATTAAACAAAAAATCAAAAATTACATAGATGAATTTTATAAAATTTTAGAAAAAAGAAATACTTTAGATTTAGAAGATATAAAAAAGAATAGTCTTTTCTTTGCTGAAAAAAAATTAGATGAAAATTCTACAATTGAGTACTATATAATTATTGACACACGTAATAAAAATCAGGAAAATTATTTTAAAGATAAATTTAAACTTGAATATGATGAAATAATAGGATATCCTATTTTGATTTTAGAAAAAGGAATTGGTTTACCCGTAAAATCAGCTACAGTAATTTATAAATGGGATTATTTCAAAAATTTTAGTGATTCGGACAATATTATCGATTATAATAGTATAAAGGTTGACTTTTTTGACGATTTAAATGTATCTAATCTTACATTTTTTAATGTGTTAAGAAATTTTACACTTCAAGAAGTTGAGGTTGTTTTTAACAATATGGTTGATGTTTTTAATGATTTAAAAATAAAAGTAAATAAATTTATAAGACCTAGTGAGTTAAAAGTTGGTGATACGGTTATTTATAGATCTGGATTTCGACGATGGGGTAGTGGGGAAAAATTAAAAGTTACTAGGGTTGCAGAAAAAAGTATTCAATTAAGTAACGGTAAAAGAATTAATAGAGAAACTTATAATCGCATAGAAAAAGTGTCTACAGAAGGGTATAAAGTGGTTAAAAAAACACAAACAAATGAAACGAGATGGGTACGAAAACGTATTGTTTAAAGACTCAACAAGTAAACAATTAAAAAAATAAGGATAACAACTGAAATTCTAGTTGAAACTGCTATTCGATTCATTTTTTACGTGGTGAAACTATAATGAACATTTTTTTACCTTCCATTTTAGGTAGACTTTCAGCCGCACCATAGTCAGTTAAGTTTTGAACAAATTCTAAGATTGTTTTTTCCGCCTTTTCAGTATAAGCAATCTCACGACCTTTAAATTGCATTACAATTTTAACTTTATCACCTTGAGATAAAAAATTTGCAGCATGTTTGCTTTTAAATTGAATATCATGGGTGTCTATGTTAGGTGTTAGCCTAATTTCTTTAATATCGACCCGTAATTCACGATTACGTCTTTCAATTTCTTTTTGTTTTCTTTTCTCTTCATATAAAAACTTATCATATTTTATGATTTTACAAATCGGTGGGTTATTTGTTGAGTTTATTTCCACCAAATCCGCACCCAAACTTTCTGCAATTTTAATACCTTCAAAAACTGAACAAACTTTTGATTCAATACCGTCACCAATAATCCTAATTTGGCGATGTTTAATTTCCGCATTCAAACGATGTGAAACTTTTTTTTCTCTCATAAATATAATTAATTAACTTTAGTCATTTGAATTGACATTTCGTGTGGTGCAACATTATTGCCACCAAAATATGGCCACAAATTGTAACCAAATAAAAACTTTTTTGTTTTGTACATTTTAACTTTTGACCTGGAACCTAATTTTAATTTTTGAACTTCAAAAACGTAAGCATCATTTTCCACAAATATAGTCAATTTAATTTCATCTTCAACATCTACACGACAAATATATGATTTAATTCTTTTACCATCATCGTAACAGTAAGCATATAAAACTATTTTACCTTCTATATAGTTCCAACCAAAGCGAACTGAGTTTTGGTGGTGTGAAAATCCAGAAGAAAATCCAAAAAGTTTATTAATATCCAATTGGTCTTCTTTATTTAATTCGTAAATGCAAGAACTGTCAAATTTAACAATATACTCTATTTTTTTATTAAAATTAAAAAGGTTTAATAGTTTATATAAAAATTGATCACAATAATGTTTACCTTTTTTAATTTTAAATGTCATTTTGATATGCCTTTCTTTTTTTGTTTATACTCACGAACAAGTAAAAAAACAATAAGAGAAGGGATTAATAAACCAAAATATACGGAAACAATTGCTGTAAAAGTTTCGTTACCGGCATTTATATAAATTCCAAAAGCTTTGACACCGAAAAAGATATTAAGAAAAAAAGCAACAAGAACCAATTTTTGATAATAAAATAACCAAGGTAAGAATTGGTATCCACCGGTGTAATCACCTTCTGCAACACTTTTATTAATTTGTGTAGGTGTTCTTTTTTTAAAATTTGGTAATTTAAAGTTCATAATATTTTTAATATAAATATAAATAAAGTTATTTTTTTTTAGTCAATTATCTGGGTCCAATCCGCAATCCATCGACCGTCTTCAACAACTTCTGCAAATAATTTAACAATATAATTGTTATTGTATTCAACAACTTTATGGAAAGCAACTACTTTATATGAAAAATTTAACATCTCAGAATCTTGAGTCGTAAAACTACATTCAGTGATGTTAACTAAATCGTTTATTTTTTTGTTTAATTTTAAATTTTCTAATTCATTCAATAATAAATGATTATCAGTAGATTTTGGTATGTAAAAATCTAAAAGTTTATATTCTCCATCAACATTTCTAATATGTACTACTGAAGTATGATTTTCTATTTTATACCTTGGAATAACACCTCTTTTAACCTTTAGTGGTCTTATTTCTTGTGTTCCATATAAAGCCGCCCCGATTGGTTTATTATTGAAAACAACTTCCACAGGGTAAGTATCATGGGGATCACCTTGTGTAATTTTCATATGTTTTGCTTCTTCTTCCGATAAAAGTTGTCCATTTTTAAATTTATATTTAGCGGATTCTTTTAAAATTTGATAATGTCTCCTACGAAACTCTTTTACTTCACGAGTTACATTACCTTGCTTAAGATCATTCATTAATTTATTGCTACTATAAGGATTTATAATAGCATGATTATTACGTAAGATATCTTCACTTTCATTTTGTGCCAATAAATCCTTTTCCACCTTACTTGTTGCAAGTGAAAATACTACCGCACCTTTACGTATCCATTCATTCATATGCCTTTGTTTGTATCTTTTAAAATGGTTTCAAAAACTTCCCTAGCTATTTTTTGATTCCAATGTCTTATTTGTTTATCAGATTTTTTACCATCAGAAGTTATAACCTCCCAATTATCCTGGGTTCTATCCACAAAAGAAACCATTTCTTTATTTATAAGAATTTCTTTCATTGTATTTAAAAGTTTATTAACTCTATCGAGGTATTCATCATCATCAAATTGTTTTTTATTAGTAGTTTCATCTTCATAAATATCCGCAAAATTGACCGAAAATACAACAACAGAATTTACCCTACTATCAATATTGTTTTTTAATAAAATTTCTTTGTCTTCTTTAACTTTTTTAATCAATGAATCAACCATGTTTTCGATATTAAAATCTAAACCAACACGTCTATATAGGCGTCTACAGATGGGGTATAAAACTGTTTCCACTAAATCATTTGTTATTTCGTCTAAATTTTTAGATAAAAATACTCTTGTAGCGTTATCAAAAAGTGGTGCTAACTCTTGTTTTTCGTAAAGTGGTAAATTAGATAAAAGTCCAGTGTGTTCCCATCTCTGAACAACTTCTATAAGTTCTTCTTCTGTGTATTCCATATTTTTTTTATTATATTAAACTACTTGTGTTGTTAGTAAATCTTCTGTTGTTGTAGTTACAATATTATTTTCTTCTAAATTAATTTCAAAACCAGGAAAATCAACTGACGCGTCCTTTACAACTTTAACCTCATAACCACGTTTAGTTAAATCTTTAGCTACCAAATTAGCTCCAACACCGTAAACAATATATTTTGGTCTTTCCATTATTACGGTACCTAGATTATTTAAAATACTATCAGCAAATTTATTACCTTCAATCAAATTAATATTATTTTTAAAAATAATAATATTTCTATGTTTATGTATTTCAGGAAATATTATATATGGGATATCATTTTTTATTAAAAAATAATTATTGTCTGGCAAAGCTTCTGAAATAATATTAGTTCCTTTTGTGTTTTCAATACAATGTGGTGGAAAAGTTTTAACATAATCTGGATCCTTAGAAAACCATTCCTCATCTGTTTTATTCCAAGAAACAACAGTAATTGTTTTTATTTTATTTTCCTTAGCGAAATTGGTTAATTGGCTTATTTTAGGTTTAATTTCGTTAGAACCTTTTATGTTGATTACGCCACCCTCAAAAAAATCCTCTTGTGCGTTAACACACCAAAATATTGTTTTCATTAAATAGATTTGAGTTTAAAATCAGAAATTGTTGTCCAAAGAGATTTCATCATACTATTTGAAACCCACCAATTTATTGCAATAATACTTTTTGCGTCTATCATTTGATATGGTGGTTTTAATACGCCATTATCTATGTTTTCGAAAAAAACATTACCACTCAAACCTAAATCTTCAACTTCAACAATTTTAATATCTTCATCATCGACACCACCACCCTCAGAAATTTTTTCACTAACCTCAACATAAAAAAGTGCAGTAATTTCTGTGTTAGCTCCAGGTGAAACATAAAAATCTTTAATGTGAGTTATCTTATCTACTTTATAACCTAATTCCTCCGCAATTTCACGTCTAACAGCATCTTCTGGTTTTTCACTTTTTTCAATACCACCTGCAACAATTTCTAACATATTACCGTTTGTTCCTGCACGGTATTGATCTACAAAAAGAAATTTTTTGGTTTCGGTGTTATAAACAAGTGCGGCAATTGCATTACCCCTGTCAAAAATCTGTCTTTTAATTTTTTTATCACCTTTTTGTAAAGTTATTTCTTCTATTTTAAAATTGTTACTACCCTCGTATTTAATTTCACGATCAACAATTTTATACTCTTCCACTATATTTTCCATAATAATAATTTTTTTTTACTCAGCATCATTTTCAATTTCAGGATTAACCCTTTTTATTTCAGAAACAACGGTACCTTCTTCATTTTGAAGGGTTTTTTGGTGTTCGATTTGTTTTAAAAGTTCTTCTTGAAACTTTTTTCTAAAATTATTTCTTGTAGTTTCAATTCTACGGTTACGTGCTTCTACACGTTTACGATGTTCTTTCGCGTTTTTTCCCATGATTTTAAAAATTAAAAATTATAGGATAATAATAAAAATTTTAAAAGTTTTTGTAAATGGCAGTTGGGATATTTTGTTTCGCGTAATCAATCCAAATCTGTAATAATTTTTCTTTTTGTTTTAAATTTATATCACCTCTTGTTACTTCTTTATCCAAATCTTCTATCATGACAACATCTAAAGGTTTTTTTTCTTTTTTTGCTCGACGATAAAAACCGTGAACTAAAGCAGGTATTTCTGCCAAATTTTTATGATGGCCAAATGTTGTTTTAAAATACTTAGAATCTTTTGGCTTTGGTCTACCTGGAATTAAATTAGGCCCTGATTGTTTAAAATGTTCTATTTCATGCCTAATATCTTCATTTAATTTATAGTATATTCTATTAAAGATTGTTTTATCTGTGCCTTTTTTTATTTTGATTTTTATTAATATATTATTTTCTTGTTCGTAATCCCTAACATATCTATCTTTTGTAATAACCGAAACAACTTCGAAATCTTCCCCAGAATTTAAATTATCAACGTAATAAATTTCCAAATTAATACCAAATTGCAGGCCTTCTTGGTAATATTCATTTTGATTTTTAAGTTTTAAATCATTTGGTAGTGAGAAACTGTATTTAGATTTTTTTTTATCTTTTTCCGTGATGGTATTTAAAATACGCATGATATCTTTAACAGCAAGACCAGTTATTTTATCATATTTTCCTTCTTTTATTAAATTAACAAAACCTTTATGCCGATTTGATTCATTTAATTTTTTTTCATAAGGATTTTTTATCCAAATTTCTGGTGTGTAAAAATAAAGGTCATAATACACCTCACCAACTCTATAATTATTTTTGTGACCATTATCCCATTTAACTTCTATCCACCATTCATTGCCCTCGGTTTCATTAAAAGGTTCACCAACTATTTTACCAAAACCATTATTATCTTGATCACCCCAATCCCAATCTTTACCCCTAATGACTTTAACCGTTTTATATTGATCCCAATTATCCATTGTTACCGGAGTATTTGGTGGTGGAAAAGGTGGTTTTTTTTCTAAAAGATCATTAATCCAATCAAAATCAGATTCATTTAGATGATATGAATTTAAAATATCTCTAGCATTTAGTGGTAAAATAAGTTCTTTTGGTGTATTTTCTTCATGTTCGTAACTATATGTAAGACAACAAAAGTTCCCTGATTCGGGTATGTAATCAGTTTCTTCAGTACCACAATGTAAACTTATACTCATAACCCTAGTACTTCTTAATAAACATTCAGGTGCCCAATCATCTTGTTCTGAACTATTTTGGTTTCTTTCAATATTACTTTCATTAACATATGGTGTTATAATTTTTAATAACCTTAATTTTTCTTCAAAAGATAACCCTCTAACATCTATCATAATCTCTTTCCCTTTAAAGTTTAAAACACTACCAGGGTCATTTATAATATCCATGTACCATTCAGAATCTTCAAAATTTTCATTTAATCTATTATCATCGTTAAATGTAACAATAAGTTCATCATCATATTTTTTGGTGAAATTTCTAAAATAAACATCACCGTTACCAAGATTTGCAACAACATCCCAACCTTTAGGTAAATCATCTGGTTTTGAAAAGTTTAAAAATCTTAATATAACCATTTTACCTTCATTTACATTACGTACCACAATAAAAGGTTCCTCATTTAAAGTCAATTCAATATTGCCGTCACTATCCTTTAAATCACCGGTTAAATTTATGATATCACCTTCTTGCAAATGTTTTCTTATGTTACCAAATTTTAATCTATTTTCCATAACATCTTCCCACCATTCAGAATTTTCAGTATTTTCGTTTAAATTTATGTCTTTAAAAATGGTAACTATTAAGTTATTATCATATTCTTCGGTATCTTTCGTAAAATAAATAACATCAAAATCATTTGTTATAGATTCCCAATCAGCAGGTCTTTCACTCACATCTCTGACCCATTTTAAATATATAGAATTATTGGCTGTAATTTCTTCAACAGAAAAAGGTTCTTCTTCTACAGAGCACCAAGTTTCACCCATATCATCAGTTATTTCACCACTTAAAATAACTTTATCACCCTCTTTAAGATGTTTTTTAAAAGATCCAAAAGAAATCTTACCAATGATATTTTCTACCCAATCAAATTGATTTTCGGTTGATTCAGTAATATCTTCGGTATTTGCGTATAATGCCGCAAGATATTTTTTAACAGGGCCATCTGTACAACCTTTACGTTGCCATTTGCCCGATTTTTTAACTTGCACACATTTTTTATTTTTAGGATCTACTCTATAAGGCATTTTATCTTTCGTCCGGTCTTTTATATCCTTTACATTGTGATGGTGTTGGTCTGCATCTTGGGTATTTAGCTCTTTTTTCACCTTCTTGACGGCCACAAGTTTTACACTTTTTTCTACCTGTTTTTTTATCGGTTCTACAGGTGTTACAATCTACCCAGCCTTTTCCTTTACCACTACCGCCTTGTCTTGCAAACCAACCATGTAAACCTTCTTCTTTTTCTTTACTAAAATCTTTTTTAGATTCCTCAATTAAAATATTTTCATATTCATCGTTTTCAAACAATAAAAAATCATCATATTCTAAATTTTCATTTTTCCAAATTTTACCTTGGCGACATTTAACTACTGCACCTGATGCGTAAGCAGAAGGCCAAACATCGTATTTACGTTTAGCAATCCTGGTACAACGGTCATCTTTTTTCTTTGCTTCTTGTAATAATATTTCTTTAATTATATGTTTCATGTATTTTTAAATTTTTTACCATAATTCATAACTCCATTAAAAATTATGCATATTTATATTATAAATATACAATAAGCATGATAATTTACAGAGTTAAAAATAAAATAAATAACAAAATCTATATTGGTCAAACAATTAGAAATTTAGATAAAAGAATTAAAGGTCATTTAAAAGAATCAAAACTTGATAAAAGTAATAGGCCGTTTTTAAATGCCATAAAAAAATATGGTATAGAAAATTTTGAATGGGAAATAATAGATAAGGCTTCAACTTTAGAAGAATTAGATGAAAAAGAAATTTACTGGATAAAACAATTAAGCTCTATAACACCCAATGGGTACAATATTTTAGGTGGTGGTCAAAAAAACAGGATGCGAATGGTGTCTGAATGTTTATCTAAAATAATTTCTGACGGTTTAAAAAAATCGGAAAAATGGCAAAAAACTTTAAATAGTGTGGAATATCAAGAAAAAGTTAAAAAATTCATTATGTCTAATAAGGGTAAAAAATTTAGTCAGGAACATAAAAATAAAATAAGCCAAAAAAACACATCTAGATTAGTAGAACAAAATAAAAATAAAGCAAAGAATTGGGTTTTAGTTGATGCCCAAAACAATATTTTAAGAATTAAAAGTTTAGAAGATTTTTGTGAAAAAAATAATTTAAAAATACATTTTTTTACTAATACATTAAGGGGTCATATAAAAAATATTAAAAGAAATAAAGGTTACTATTGTTTTTTAGATACTCAACAAACTGACAATAAAATTTTAACAAAATGTCAAGAATATGATAATTTAAATCTTGAAGTGGTAAATTTTTACGATAGAAACAAAAATTTAATTATGGAAATATTAAAAAATGACCTATCTAAATTTTGTAAAGAAAATAATTTAGATAGGTCAAATATAACTAAAGTTATTAAAGGTAAGTTAAAATCTTATAAAGGTATTGAGTTGATGATCACCACGCGCGGCAACTCCAATATTTTGCCTTCCATTTAGGACCTGGGTTACTACATTTATGACGAGCTCTAAAAGATTTACGTCTTTTTGGGTTAGACTTTTTTATTCTCATATTTGGGTCACCAAAGTTTACTTTAACCACATTACCACTTGCGTTTTTAACACAAACAGAACGTTTTTTAGGACCACCAGGTGTTAACCATGGTTTACTTAAACCTCTATTAGCACAAGCACCCTTACCTTTAGCTTCATTTATAGGAAGTAATTCAGTAAAACCAAATTCATCAAAATCTATAATTCTATCAGAATTTTCTCTTAAATAAGATTCTAGTTGCGGTTCCATAACCATCATCTCATTATCATCATAGTCATCATCATAGTCATCATCATAGTCATCATACTCGTGGTCACCACCTTTAGTTTCGTTCATTAAAAAATCGAAAACTTGGTCCATATTATTTTTTGCTTCTGCGATATGGTCTTGTGCCCAATCATGACCGTTTTCCAATATATTTGTTATTGTTTCTTCATCCATTTCCAACAACATTGCTGTTTGCCTATGCATTTGTTCTAGATTGGAAAAAAACATATAACGATTGCTTTCTTTTTCATCATTTTCTTGGATAATTTTTTTAACCAATTTTTCAAGTTGATTTTCATTAAGTGTAATTATATTTTTCATAATTAAATTTGATTTATAAATAAATATCACACAAACTACAATATTCCATATATTTATATCATATGGGTAACATTTCTAATATCTCTTTAAATTTACTACTAGAAGAGGTTTATCTTAAAGGTAAACTTAATTCTTTAAATGAAAATATAATTAATAAAGGTTTCGATGTAAAAACTAATCCAGTGTTAAAAGAAATCATTTCACAGCTAAAAAGTAATTTCAACTTTATAATGACTTATGGAGTTGGTATTTCCGCTTTTATTGGCCCAGTTAAATCTTTGTTAGAAAATAAAAATTTAAATGTTACGGATTATGATGTTGCACTTTTAACAATTGTTGCGATTTATATTATCCTATCAAAACCAAAAGAAGAAATTGATGAGGTTGTTGATAAGATTAAAGAAAGAGGCCTTGAAAAAGAAATATCACCAGTTTTAAATTTTATTTCCAAAACAATCAATTTATTTAAAATATTTGGTAAAAAATTTGGTTACATGATTAACGATTTATTAGATATTTTAAGTTTTACATTTTTATCAGTTCCGGTTTTAGATTTTATTAAAAATTTAACCACAGAAAAAGGTTTTACTATTAATAATGTTCAAGAACTTTTGAGTGGTATTATTATGGCTGTTGGTACCCATGGTTTAAAAAATTTATTTAACAAAAATAAAATTCAAGAAAATAAAGAAAAAAATAATTCTTTATTATTGGAAGGTAAATTTGATTTTTTAAAAGATGAAAATCTAATTGGATTTGAGTTTTATAGCCCTGAAGAATTTGTGGTATATCGTATTTGGGATCAAGATAGTTCTGTTGACTTAATTGACATTGAATGGGAAGACCCTGATGATCTAAATGAAGATGGTGAACCAATGACAGAATATTCTACAATGACAATAAGTATCCTTATTGAATATTTAAATAATGGTTTTTTTGTTTTAAAAAATTTAGGTGATTTACCAAACGCTTATGATATAATAAGTAGTTTATATGAAAATAAAGAAAATAAGTTTCAAAACCCAAAAGATTATATAGGTTCTATTTTTTATTATACCAACAAACCAAATGAAGAATATAAAATAGAAGAGTTAAGAGTGGAAGATGGGTATGATGATTTTATAATTTCCTGGGAAGACTCAGTTAATGGTATAAAACATAAAATTGGTTATTATGTTATTGATTTTTTAAAACATCTTGAATCGGGTAGAATTAAGTTTAAAAAAATTGGTATCTACCAAAAAGAAGTTCAAGATATTATAAATAATTTATTTGAATCCGATGATTTTGGTTGGGCAGAAGAATTAGTTGGTAACACCAAACAATTTTCACCCGCTGAAGAATTTTTGTATGAAATCATGTCCAATTTAAAGGTGGTTCCTTCGGAAAATAATCCAGGTTTAATGTTATATAAGGATAAAAGCGGGGTTACTTTAATGGCGGATGATGCGGATAGAGATAAAGAAAATCCTTATTTATGGGTTGATTATGATGAAATTTGGTTAAAATTAAATCAAGAATTTCGTCTTAATGAACAAGAAATCAAAGACTTATGCGTGCGTATGCTGGAAATGACCCATAAACGAAAGGTATTGACAGCAACCGGAGGTGTCACGCTTCACATTCGCTGGCTGGAAATGACCCATAAACGAAAGGTATTGACAGCCTTTTCACCTCCAACAATCCGGGCGAGGGTGCTGGAAATGACCCATAAACGAAAGGTATTGACAGCTGAATCGGACTTTGATTGAAGTTGATTTGAGCTGGAGATGACCCATAAACGAAAGGTGTTGACCTGATATTTATAAAATATGAAAAATCTTATAAGAAAAATATTAAGGGAAGAGTTTGATGATTTTGATTGGGTGGGGGAAATTAAAGAATTTTCCCCCGCTGAAGAATTTCTTTATGAAATTATGTCCAATTTAAAGGCGGTTCCTTCGGAAAAACATCCAGGTTGGATGTTATATAAGGATAAAAGTGGGCTAAATTTAATGGCGGATAATGTGGATAGAAATGAAAAAAACCCTTGTTTATGGGTTGATTATGATGAAATTTGGTCAAAATTAAGTCAAAAATTTGGTCTTAACTATCAGGAAACCAAAGACTTATGCGTGCGTATGCTGGAGATGACCCATAAACGAAAGGTATTGACAGCTGCATGTCTTTTTAAAACGTGGGAACTTTGGCTGGAGATGACCCATAAACGAAAGGTATTGACAGCGTTAGAGACCACTCTGCTACCAATGGCATAGCTGGAGATGACCCATAAACGAAAAATGTTAACCTGATATTTATAAAATATGAAAAACCTTATAAGAAAAATATTGAGAGAAGAATTTGATGATTTTGATTGGGTGGGAGATTTAATTGATAATGTTGAAACAGTTGAAATTCCGGCTGGCATACTTTGGTATCGTGCAAATTACGGCAAATCAAAAAGTGTAAACCTTAAAAAAAGAATCATGCCAATACTAGCCTCCGAATTTAGTGATATAAATTTAGAAGGTGATAGAATTATGATGACGGTAGATGGTTTTTGTGACTTTACTGGTTTTTTCAAAAATGATGATAATTTAACCCAATACGGTATAGTTAATTCTTGGTTGGTTGAAAAAATATTTTGTGATGAAAACAATTGGTGGGAACCTTATAACGATACCTACGGCAGTTGGTTTAATGATGTTTGGTTAGAAGGTGTTGTAGGTAATAATAAACTTTATGAATATATTTTAAAACATATTAAAAAAGAATATGTTATCCCTGATAATTACAACCCAAAACAATTAGATATTTTTGGTAATTTACCAGAGAAAAGAGAAATCTATTATGTTGAAGATTTAATGTCCGGAGGAAAAGAACGTCTATTGGATAACGAATATTTTAATTGGTTAACAGAAAACCCAGAATCTTTAGGTCGTTTAATAGATGATGACGATACTTTTTTAGAATTAAAAAGAGAGTTTGGTTGGGCTTATGATAGTGCTTATAATGTTGCCACAACTGACAATATTTATAAATCTATAAAAGAAGCCATAACAGATGTATTTGGTCAACCTATTGAGGGTACCACAACTAACGAAAAAGGTAGAACCAAATATTTTTTAAAATTTGATATTACTGACTTATTTGAAGGGGTGATTAATGATTATTTTTATGGTTGTTTTGAACATTGTTTAAATAACCGTAAAGTTGAAAATCCTGAAGAATATTGTGATGATTGTCATGATTTTGACTCTTATCTATTTAAAAGTTTATTTGAAAATATGTTAACGGAAAATGGGCAACTTTGGTCTCCAAGGTTTGATGAATATCCTAGTAGAAAAGAAGTTCTACCTTACTTTGAAGAAGATGTTTATGATAGAATTTAAAACAAAACATTCATATTAGCGTATTTAATCTTAATTTCTATAGGATTTACCAATCTATCAAAAACAACTTCATTGTTGAGTTCTTGTAAAAAAGAATTGTGAAAATTATAACAACCAGTAATTTCACCTGTAGGGTTAATTTTTTCTAAGGTTAAAAAAGTACCTTGTTGTTGATCATCGAAGAACCAATCCTGAAACCATTCTTGGGGTGAGTCACAATTAATAGAATCTGTAATTTTTAAATGCAGTGGTAACCATTCTCGATTAAAATTGTTATTATATACATAAGATATAGGGTTTAAAAGGTTAACATAAAATCTTTTGACCCCTTGGTTACGTTGTATTGATAAACAATAACGTATTGGTTGTGTTAACACAATCCCATTATTCATAACAATATTAAGACTTTGACCAAGAGTAAGACCAGGACCACTTATAGTTAAAGAATTAACATTATTTTCAAGAAGAAAATGTTTTTTAATATTTTTCTTAATCATATTTGAATAATATGAAATTTTCTTTTTTTAGTAAATGTTTGTAGTCCCAGAAGGATTTGAACCTTCAACCGCAGTGTTCGTAGCACTGTACTCTAAATCCGTTGAGCTATGGGACTATTTGGCGGAAGACAAGGGAATTGAACCCTCACCAGTTTTACCTGGGACATCTTAGCAGGATGTTGTAACAAACCAATATTTACCTATCTTCCTTTTGCGCATCCGAAGAGATTCGAACTCTTAACCACGCTTACGCATTACCGGGTTGGAGCCGGTTGGTCACACCAATGAGCAGATGCATGTTGTAGTACCGGTGGGAGTCGAACCCACTTTTCCTATCTTATCAGGATAGTTCCTAAACCGTTCAGACACGGTACTATTTTGCGGGGATGGAGAATTTTGAAATCTCGGCCTAACTATTAACAGTAGTTTGCTCTGCCTCTGAGCTACACCCCCCTATAAGGTGTCTGGTGGGATTCGAACCCACGGTCTTCTGAACCACAATCAGACGCTTTAAACCATCTAAGCTACAGACACAGCGGAGAGCTGAGGACCCGACCCCCACTCAATTTAACGAGACCCAGGTTTCAAAGCTGGTCGACGCTCCAATGCATCTGCTTAACTCTCCAATTTATTTCCAATATGTCAAATAACAAAAAACCCACCATCAAATTTCTTGAGGTGGGTTATCCAATTTTTTATAAAAATAATTATACCTTAAATCTGGACAAGACACACCTCATACATTCCGAACTAATTCGGTTACTATGGTTAATCGATATGTTTTGCCAATTTTTCATTTTCTGTTTTATAAATATATCACAAATATATAAAATTATTTTTTATTATCAAAATTTTCTTCTTTTATTTTTTCAATCATTTTTTTAAGTTCCGCAGCTTTTTCATAATCTTCAACTTCAACTGCGGCATTTAAAGATTTTTGGAGTTTTTCTATTTTAAAATTTTTCAAATCTTCTGTAGTATATTTTTTTGAATTTCTATTGTCACCAGTTTGAAAAAGATCTGACATTAAATTTTTATAAAAAAATTCTTCGGGTGTTGATGACATACTAAAAGATTTAAAACTCATAGAACCATCTGGAGATGTCCAACTTTTAGTTTCCCATTTACCGTTTTCATTTTCACCTTTTTCAACATCCAATTCGTTTTCTGGAATATCAAAAGAATCAATATCATTTGGCTTATAAGCATTCAAAGGTATGATTCTAATATTTGAAATTTCGTTATTTAAATCATTGGAATCCATTAGCATTCGAAGAAATTTTTCCATTTCATCTCTTATCAAAGGTGAGTTAACCATTAATCTATTAAACTCTTCCCAACGACCAAAAAAGTCGTCACCAAAATCATCAAATTTATCTTTCATATTTTTTTAATATAAATATATGTTTACAATGTAAAAAAATCAATAGAGCGGTATGCAAGAATCGAACTTACGTCTTAACATTGGCAATGTCATGTCTTACCACTACACAAATACCGCTTATTTTTGAGCGAGTAGATGGTAACTCTCCACCTTCTTCGGTTTGGAAAACCGGCGCATTAATTTTATGCTATACTCGCTTATGTTTGGGTGAAATAGGACTAGTACCTTTCACCGAGACCACCAATTTGAACCAGGGATTGGTGACACATTAGTTGCGACGCTCTGGAATCGAACCAGATTTTTGAAGCTTATGAGACTTCCTCAGATACCAACCTGTCCGCCCGCCTTATATTATAACAAAATCAAACCAAGAGCACTTATCTTTATGTTCAGAAGGTCATCTATTTATTCCACATAGTAGTCTGCAATTGGCAGTAATTTCACAAAGTAAGTAGAGTTCGTGTTTTATGCTCGGACTTATACACGTATCAGCCATTAAAGAAGCCGGCCTATTGTGAGTACTTACCAAAGGGTGGACATCATTAGAGCCTAATCCCCAGTGGGTTTAACCAGTGGTTTTGATTTTTTACTTTTAAAATATTTTTTAAAACTTACGCTGAGAATACACGTTTTTTGTGAGAACCTTTAAAAGGATTATTGTTTCCCTTTATTTCCACTTCCTTTTGAGAAGTATTTCTCAGTGATGGTTTTTTAGGTATACAACTCCTAGAGGTGCCAACTACTCTCTTTCTACTCAACTCTCTCCGAGGATGCCTCCCCAGTTGATCCTTGCGGGACTAGAGGTTTTTCACAAGAATACACATCAACTTGCGGTCTCAGTGTGCCATGAACAACTCATGACTATGTAATCACCTTTCATCAACACCTGACGAACACTTTTGCTTTAGAATTATTTATTAAATGGACTTTAATTTTCATAATAAAGTTTTTGTGTTGTGGATGTGTCCAAGTAGTGGTCCGTCGTAGGCTCCGTTCTCTTTTGAAGAAAAGAATACCAAACTACTCAGTGAAATGTCCCCATTTCCATATTTTAAGATTACTTCATATCAAGATTTTGGTAAATCTTTGATAGGGATGGTAGCGACACCACTCGTTCTCCATCTTACCTTTCGGTTTTAAGTCCTCTCTTGTATTGGAACCCACAATAATGTAACTGGATAATCACATTTTTTGTAAGATTCCTATGGGTTATTCTTATCGGTGTTCCCACCTCAACTAAACAATCCACATTGCTTAGTCATCTAACCATTTTCCCTAAAGCGTTGCCCTCAGTACTAAAGGTTAGATGATATCCCACTTGTGTACTCGACCTCGGTTTCCCAAGACGCAAAACCACTAACACAGATGATTTCACTTTATCCTACTTTCGTAGTTTATTTAAGGACTATACACGGCCCAATATCTTTATCAAGTTATCATAGTTCCGAAGAACTTACTTTCACCTGAACGGATAATCTATTTTTTCAAAGAACGATTCGGTTTCCCGATTTTGTCTTACAAAGATACTAAACATTTTTTAATTTGTCAAGTACTTTTGTAATATTTTTTTTGTTGTTTGGAATGTGCTACTGAGTCGCTTAAAATCGTTCCCTTATCGGGAATCTCAAATATCTCAGGTTCACACCAGACCTCCTTTCCAAAGAACATAACAAAGATACTAAATATTTTTTAATCTATCAAGTATTTTTGTATTTTTTTTAGTTGTCAGGACAGGATTCGAACCTGTATTGAATGTCCTTTAAGGCTCTCTCTACATTCTTCTCAAGCCAGCGTCTACCAATTCCGCCACCCGACTAAATTTCCCCACCTTGAGATTCCAGGTGAGTAGTCATTCCGGTTTTTTTCCTATTGATGAAACCTACAGGGCATCCCCTATTAAAAAAGTCACACTACGAAGGAGGAGCTGTGATTGGCGCCTTTGACCCTAAGAACTGGCATTCCGCTGTCCAGTTTGAACGGGTTCATTGTTAAATGAGTCTTGAACCAAAGACTGCTGAGTATCTCTTACTCATTGTACACCTGCCAGGATTCGAACCTGGGACCTACTGCTTAGACATACCACTATAGTTTTCACTACCATTTACGTTTGTGGTCTGGACTTTCCCATCACCTTATTAGATTCTAACTTAGGTGTTCACCGTCAAGTCTCTACACGTTCCTTTTCAGGCTTCGCTCGGGATTACCATTTTACAGGATTCCCCGAATTTGATGAATTCTATTATGTCATTTCTGACATAACACCCCCGATTTGAGGCAGTTGCTCTAATCCAACTGAGCTACAGGTGCAAAATTTAAAGAACTAATGTTTTATGAAGTTATTTAGTGATTTGGTGTGTAGATAACGTCTAAATCAAAAACTAAATCAAAGACCTTCCTCACATCAAAGACAAAGCCAAAAACCAAGTCTCAATTTGTTAGCCAATTCTTCCACTATAGGATAACCTGTCTAACCGTGAGTTCTATCTCAGTTTTTAAAGTTTGTAAGGAAGCGGTTTGGTATTTTTATCACCTAGATGATAAAAAAATGTAAATTAATTATTGAGTAATATTCATTACATTAAGAACCAAACCACCAAATACAAAAGTTCAAAATATCGGCTTATGCTTACTTTTGAACCACCTTCATTATGCCATTTTACTTAAAAAAAAATTAACAACCTCTTGAAATCTTGGGTCCACCTGAATTCTTAAAGAAGAAACTTCTTTAATTTGTTCTTGACGACTCACCTCAAAATCTTGTTTCAATTTTAGGTTTTCAGATTGGTAATTTTTATACAGGTTGGTGAATTCTTTTTCAAGAATTTCGTTTTCTTTTATTACTTCCGCCAACTTAAATGCATTTTCCTTAGAAATACGAGCATTTTCTTCGGTTACCATGTTTTTTACTTTTGCTTTAAAGTAATTAACACGTTGTTCGTATTTACGGTGCATTGCGGCCAAATTTTCATGTAATTCCAATAATTGGCTCTGAGTGTGGTGAATAGTAACCTTTAAAGGTGTTTTTTCACCATCTTTAATCGTAATCCACTCCAAAGTTTTAATATTTGGTAGTTCTCTACGAAGAGTGTCCAATTTACCGTCTTTATGGATAAACTGTCCAATATGGGATGCGTAAGCCTCTGCCTCCAAATATTCATTATATTCAGAAACCGAAAGCTGGCCCCAACCCCAAACTTCATTCACCAAAGGTAATTCATCGTATGTTTTATATTCTGGTATTTTAGGTTCTTCTAAATTAGAAACAAAAACTTTACGTTGTAATTCAGTTATCAACTGATCTTTGGCTTTTATGTTTTCCATTAAAAATGCCTGACAAGCATGTAATTTTGCTTTCTCTGATAAAATCTCTATGGTATTTTCAGGCAGTTTTTTTGCGGTCGTTTCAACATAAACTTCATTGTTTATTTTTAAAACCTTCTCAACATTATTAACATTTTTTAAATCCGCCTCAATATCTTTAGCTCTTTGATTACAAAGATTACTAATTGATTGTGCTTGAGATAACGAAAGTCCGGCAGTTGAGAGTGAGTTCTTTTTCATAAGTCTAAATGTTTGATTTTAATACAAATATAAGTGTTTTTTATTTAAAGTCAAATTTATTTTTTAATTTTTTAGTAGTCAGGACAGGACTCGAACCTGCATCCACCCATTGTCTAATGGAGTGCCTCTGTCGCCAATTCAGCCACCTGACTAAACCTTTATTACTTAACTGCTTTTACAAAAGGTAAACTACCATTCCCAGCCCAAGTACTTGGTAACACACCATTCCATTTTTCAAGTGCTTGTTGTTGCAACAACTCTTGAGTAATACCTCTTGATTTGATTATGTTTTCCTGTGCTTGTAATTCAGCCAATTCGTTTCTCTTTTTCTGCTCAGCAATTTGTTGATCTAACACTGATATGTTTGTATTTACTTCATTACGAGAATCAATTTTAGCTTTTACTTTATCACTGAAGTCAAGGTTTGCACTGAAGGTAATTAACTCTAAACCTTTGTCTTCGAAAGATTTCTTAACTAGAGCTTGTACTCGCTCTTCAAACTTTAATGAACCACCATTAGCCATAAGAGAGTCAGTAATGTATTTTCTACTTTCTTCTTTGATTAAATCGTAAATATGAGGTTCTAACACATTATCTTCTAGGGATTTCATAAAGCTATCACCACTACCAAGTCGAGCATTTTGAAATACCAAATCAACTACTCGATTAGGCATTGCCTTATAGGAATAAAGTGGTTTGGCATTAAACTCAGTGTTATCTGCTGCTTTGAGCTTCAATACACGATCGGTACCGTCTTCATTAGTAAATGCGGCTCTTTGTTCAAAAGCTGGTACTTGAAACAGTTCTGTACCTGGAGCAGTTGTGTTTACTCTCCCTTGTTGTTTCGAGTAGTCTTCTTTGCCATTTTTACCGTAGTTTTCCATGAGAACTCCATAATAATTGGGTGCGACACGCTCACATGAGCTAAGGGTTACTACTACGATTAAGCTAAAAAGGATTGATTTCATTTTTGTTTTCATTTTTGTTTTCATTTTTGATTGTTGTTTTTGTTTGTTGTGAAATAGTTATTGATTAATAATACTAAAAATAGTGCGGCTCCGAATGCGAGCCATGGATTGACATGGTTAAATGTCCATGCTAGAATGAAGGGAACTGATAATGCAGCTGCCGCCATTAAAATGTACTTGTTTTTTATCATAGTTATTTTGGTTTTTATATTAAGAATTTAAAAAATTCAACATTGATTTTGCTCTGTGTATTGCCGCCATTTCAACAGCAACCCACAAAGGAACTTCACCTTGACTATGTTTTGATTCAAATTCAGCAATAAGTTTTTCTGCTGTTACATAATCATCGTTGTCAATAGATTCAAAAATTCTATTTAGTTCTGCGTCCATTTTTTTAGAATAGTTTACCCAGTACAAAGACCTAACTTCAACATAGGCGGGAATTAATTTTTTTATCCAGTTCATTTTTTTATTTTTTTTGTGGTACAAATATAAGTATTTTTTTTCATTAAAAAAAATTTTTAATAACTATCTTTAGGTATATTTCTCAATTTAGTGGTTCCCTTAGTATGAAAAGGTTCATAAGGGCAAAATAAACAACCCGAACCACAACAACGACCTTTTTTAATTAAATAATATTCGGTCATAATGACTTTACCATCTTTTAAGTAATAATCCCGACCTTCTTCAAATATGGCTTTATTATTTTCCATAAATATTTTTTAAATTTTTATGCCTATGTTCTTTTCCTTGTTTACCATCTGGGTAAAGTAACCAACCCAGATATTTAAAAATCAATTTGTTCATTTTTAGTTTCCTTTAAATATGGTTTCCATTCTTCGTGTGTTTTATACATTTTATTTATAAAAAATAAATGATTTGGTGCAAAAGGTTTTTTAATTAAAAACATATTTGCCTCTTCTGGCGTTCTATCACCTTTATAAACGTTACATCTGTTACAACAAGTAACCAGGTTGTCCCAGGTATTTTTACCGCCCCTGCTTCTTGGTAAAATATGATCCATGGTTAGGTTTTTATCGGAACCACAATATTGGCATTTATAACTGTCTCTTTTATATAAATTGTACCTGGATAACGTTGCTTTTTTATACGGATAAGTTATATGATTATATAATCTAATTATTAAAGGTTTTTCGTAATCTTTTTTTTCAGTTTTAATATAACCTTTAGATATTATAATTTCAGCTTTTTCTTTATAAATTAATTTAAAAGCCCTGTTAACACTTGCAACCGTCAGTGGTGTGTAATCAGAGTTTAAAACTAATATCATATCATTTTTCATGTAATCTTATTTAATTTGGTTTTTGTCCGCCCGCTGGGAGTCGAACCCAGCCCCATAGATTAAAAGTCTATTGCCTACACCAGTTTGCTACGAGCGGTTAACATTTTATAAGGTTAGCCCATTCGTAGTGGACTAACCTTACTGTTTATATTTATATTTTATTTTCATTTTAATCTAGGATTAATATTTTTTTTAGTACCCTCGGTTGGACTCGAACCAACAGCCTTGATGATATAAGCATCCTGCGCTCACCGTTGCGCCACGAGGGCTTGTTTAGTATGGTGAGTGGGATTCGAACCCACGTAATTCTTGGTCCCAAACCAAGCGAGATAAACCTGACTCCTCTATCACCATGTTTAGTAGCCGGGGCGGGACTCGAACCCGCACGGACCTCACGGTCCAAAAGATTTTAAGTCTTTCGCGTATAACCAAATTTCGCCACCCAGCCATAATATCAAAGAACTTTATGATTAGTTTCACTCACCTCATCGGTTCACCGAATTCCCAATCAACCTTTTGTAGTCGGTAGGGGATTCGGACCCCTATGACAAGAATGAAAATCTTGTATCCTAACCCTTAGATGAACCGACCGTTATTGTTGTACAAATATAGATAAAATTTTTTAATTTACCAAATATTTTTTTGTGCCCCCAGTAGGATTCGAACCTACAAAAATTCACTTTCTAAGAGTGACGCGTCTACCAATTCCGCCATGGAGGCATTTAAGTAGTTCTGGTTAGAATCGAACTAACGACAGCCAAGATGTAAGCTTGGTACTCTTCCATTGAGTTACAGAACTATTTGGATCTCCCGACCGGAATCGAACCGATTGTATCCTGATTACAAGTCAGGTGCATCGCCAGCAATGCTTCAGGAGAATTTGTAGCGTCGAAGGGATTCGAACCCCCGAATGGGACCTTATGAGAGTCCTGTCTTAAACCACTTGACTACGACGCCGTTCAGTGGAGCCTCTAGGAATCGAGCCTAGTCCTTTGGATTTTCAGTCCAACGTACGCACCAGCTATACGAAAGCTCCGGTTATGGTTGTCCGATCAGGATTCGAACCTGAAATCTTCTGAGTCAAATTCAGAAATGTTAGCCGTTACACCATCGGACATTAAAATATTTCAAAGAGTCATAAAACAAAAAAACCTGAGAGATTCTCAGGTTTTTTCTATATATTGATTAAATTTAAAATTTAACAATTAAACAAAAACCCGAGCCTAGCTATTTTAAGCTGAAATTCCACCGTCGGCATAAAAGGTAATATGTTTGTTAAATTTTTCATTTGATTAATAAATATACACAAAGATCGTAAAAAGTTATTTATTGTCAATATTTTTTTTATAATTTTCTAAAACTATTTTATATTCTGCTAAAAGTTTTTCATAAAGTGGAAGATCTAAGTCTTTTAAAAGATTTAAAGGTTTACCGATTTTAGATTCTGCGGGTGTAATTTCGTTATTTTTAATTTTACCCATTAAACCAATTACTTTTTTTTCAAGTTTATTAATCAAATCTTCTGTTGCCATGTTTTTTATTTTTTACAAAGATACGAAATATTTTTAATTATCAAAAATATTTATTTTTTAATTTTAAAATTAAAAGGTATAATATCACTTTTCACAAAAGTGGTATCATAATAACCATCAGTATACCAGCCATCTTCTAAAACAGTATAAGTTATATTTACATTTGTGGGTACAAAATTTAATAACACCTCTTGAGTCTGTTGTCTATTTATAAGACCCTCAACAATCGGTCCCCAATAATCTGCTAAACTTGTGTCTTTCTCTGGGGTTTGAAAATGAAATTTTTTTAATTTTTTCTTAATCATAATAATCTCTTTTATGTAATATAAGTATTTATATAAAAAAAGAAAATCATGGAAAAACCTAATTTACATAAATTTGAATGGCGGGAAATTTTTAACGACTCCAAAGGTCGTACAAGTCCAGGTAAAATCGTTGGCTTTTTTGCTTGTATAGTTTCAGTTTTAGTTTTTGGTGTTGCCTCAATAGAAGCTGTTTTCACACGTAATGTAAATGATCAAACAAACGCTATACTAACAACAATAACCATGCAAAGTGTTGCATTATTTACTATTGGTTCTGCTTTATTAGCTATTAGAAGGTTTACCAAAGATAAAGAAATACCTACTGAAAACGAATAAATTAATTAAAAGGTGATTTTGATTTTGTTTTTTGACCTGCTTTTCTTTTTCTTCTAGCGGCACAATGTGCTTTTTGACTAAATCCTTTGGGGTTACTGCAATTTATGGATTTTTTATATTTTTTACTCCATTTTTCTTGTAATTCTTTATCCCAAAACTGATTCATTTCTTTTTGTTTATATTTTTTATCTTTTACATCATAACCACACATATGACATAAATAAGGGTTTTCATCATTTACTTCCGTTGTCCAATCATGGGAGCAAGAGGGGCAAACTACTTGTTTGTTTTCATTAACAAATGGCTTATTAACAACAAGATTATATAAACGTAATATTTTTCTTTTAAATTCTGCGGCTTTATTATGGAATCTTTTTTCAAAAAATTTAAAAAAGACTTTTGGATTTTCTTTAGCTTCTTTTGGTACTAAATCCATAAATTTACCTTTATAAATGCCTTGTTCTTTAAAAATGGTATTTATTGTTTGTAAACTGGAATCCCATTTTTTAATGAAATTTTTAACTTTTTGATCACCAAAATTAGTAACTAAATATGATAAATATTCATCCGCGTTAAAAGATTCTAATTTTTTAAATTCTCCCCAGATACTAGATTTTTTAACTGCTTCAAAAAATTCTTCTTTTCTGGTTACACCATCCTCAACCATTTCCTGATACAATTGACTTACTCTTGCATTTATTTCAAAATATAAATGTAAATAAATTAAGTGCATAAATTTATTAACCATTTTTAAATTTGTATCAGGTAAAACTTTTTTTATAACGTTTAAAAAAGTTTCTTGTCCCTGAAACGGGTCTTCTTTGGTTTCTAATTTACGGTAAAGTTCGTATGCGTGAACCAATTCGTGGTTTATTGTTGGTTTTATTATTGATTTAATTGTGTTTTTGTTAAAATTTTTTAAATATCGCATTGGCAAATATAAAACAAACTCAAACTCTTGTAAGATAAAAATTTTAACGCCTTCAATATTAGAAATCATTTTACTTCCACTATCGAATCCATGTTCACCTTCTATGCCGTCATAAGGCCTTTTAAATTCTATATCATAAAATTCATCTGGTATGAATTTAACATCTAAAGAAATTTTAGGAGCATAAAGAGGATAACTTTGGAATCTTGGATCTTGTAATAACCCCTTTTCATTACCGACACCAGAATTTTTAATAACTTTTTTATTTATATACTCACCACTAACGTTATAACCATCCATTAGTGCGATACCTTTTTTTATTTCTTTAGGTTCAGTTAAGGTTAAATATTCAACGTTAACTTCATTAAAACTATTTTCTTCAACCAATTCTTCAGTTAAATCAGCTATTATGGTTGATAATTGTTCAATCCAAAAATTTATAGCTTTTGGTACACCTGTAATTTCTGTTAATAATTCTTTTTTGTTCATTAATAATAAATATCAGGAAAATTTATTACTAAAGTTTTTAAGACTTAAAAGAGTATTTTTTTCTTCTGTTGTTAATTCTTTTGGTATTTTAGGTATTACTTTCACATATAAATCACCAACACGTCCAGAATTTTCATCCTTAATACCTTGGCCTTTTAACCGAAAAATTTTGTTTGATTCGCAACTTTCTGGTATTGTAATTTTAAATTTACCACCTAAAGTTTCTAATTCATAATTACAACCTAAAACCATATCAATAAAAGGTAATTCTTCTTTTTTGCTAATATCAAGGCCTTCTATTGTGTAAACAGGATGTGGTTCTACTTTTATTAATAAAAAAACATCACCACGATAACCAGCTGTATTTTGATTACCAAAACCTTCTAAGATTAAAGTGTTACCTTCTGTAACCCCTTTAGGTATGTCGATATCATGATTTTCTGACACTAATTGTCTGCCGATACCGTTGCATGTATTACATTTTTTAATAGGTATTATACCACTACCGTTACATGTAGTACACATTGTAATGTGTTGCATATTTTGTATTTGATGAATAATCGCACCCTTACCTTCACAAACATCACAGCGTTTAGTTTCCGTTGCACCGACACCGTTACATGTGCTACAGGGTTTTTCAACTTTAAAATGGATTTTTTTTAAAGAACCGTTATAAACTTCCTCCACCGTTAAACGTAATTCAATGTTTATAGGTCTTGGTCGCATTCTAATATTGGTAAAGGGATTACCGGCAAATGGGTTAAATCTTTGGTTTTTTTCACTACCATGGTTATCATAATTTTTTCTTTTGTCATCATCAGACAAAATGTTATAGGCATGGGATATTTTTTTAAAAACCTCCTCATCACCGCCAACATCTGGATGGTGTTGTTTACTTAAATTACGATAAGCTTTTTTTATTTCTTCTTTTGTTGCTGTCTTGTTAAGACCTAAAACATCGTATAAAGTTTCAGCCATTAAAGTTTATTTTTAGTATTCTTATATTTATTATAAAAAATATGTTTCAAATTGTTTTAACAGAGAATAAACGTAAAATAAGTATTTTACACCGATATAACAGGAAAAACGATGCTAATAATAAATTTCGGGAACTAAAATCTCAAGCTTTTTTCTTTCCAAAAACTAAAATTTATAAAAATAAAAAATTAGAACATGTTACTTATGAAATTCTTCTTTTAAAAAAAAGAGATGAAAATGATAAAGATAAAGTAATGAAAAATGAGATTGGTAAATTTGTGGAGATGAAATCTAATGATCCTGAATGGATAATTATTGATTTTTCACCTTATGGGGTTGAAGAAACTTTTAATGTAACCAATGTTAATCGAAAATTAACTGCAAAAGAAATTCTTGATAATTTAGTTCTTGTTAGAAAAGAAAAAAAGAATCCAAAACAATTATTGGTTTTAAAAAATAAATTAATTATTGAAAGTTTGGAACTTTTTTTGGTGACTTGTAAAAATTCAGAACAAGCTTTAAAGTTATATAATAGGATTAGAACTTATTGTTATGAAAATAAAATAAATGATATTTTGTTTTTTGGTATTGTTGATAAGATAAGTAGTAAGGTTTGGTATAAAAGACTCCATAAAAGATTGGGAATTGGATATAACCGCCTGTATCGAACTAATTCAAGGTAAAATTTTTAATATCACAATTTATAAGATTAACATCTATTTTCACTAAATAAACCGTTGTATTGTTTTCCGTTGCTTCCACAATACCATCAACATTATCTAATATGTCTTTGAGTAAAACTATTTTATTATAAGTTTCTTTGCCTTCATTAATAAATTTTTTACAAGATTTGTTTTTTATTTTTAAACAAGATTCATAAAAACTTTTATAAAACAAAACCCAAGGCATATTAGTTTTATAGTGATAAACCCAAGGATTTTTTAAGTTTTTGATTTTTTCCCGTAAAACAAAAACATCTTTTATCCAAACAATATCGTCAACTTTAATACCTTCTGTTTTAAATAATTCTCGAACTTTATTTTCTATAATGGCCTTTTCAGTAAAAAAACCATCAACTCTTTTATGATTATTTATTTTTTCTTCACAATTTTCTGTGATAAGTTTTAAAATATCATTTGGAATCGGCATTTCAGAGAATGTTTTTTAAAAAACTTTTACGGTGATGTTCGGTAATACCAAAACTTTTAATTTTTTCTATATGTTCTTTAGAACCGTAACCTTTATTATTTACCCAATTATAGATTGGGAATTCCTGATGTAACATTTTCATATGTTCGTCTCTGGTGACTTTAGCTAAAATAGAAGCGGCAGCAATAGAATAATAAGTATTGTCACCCTTTATAACACATGTATGTTCCGTTTCTTTATATTTTTTAAAATAGTTACCATCAACCAATATATGTTGAAAAGGTTTTTCTAGTTCTTTTAAACAAATGTGCATAGCTGTCATTGTTGCTTGTAATATATTAACCCTGTCAATTTCTTGTGGTGAGATAAAAGAAATAGCATAATCGATAGCAACTTCTTTTATTAACTCAAAAGCTTTTTCTCTTTGTTTTTCAGTTAACTTTTTAGAATCTTTTATTAAAGGTGAACTAAAATCTTTAGGCAGAATTACAGCTGCAGCGACCACGGGCCCAGAAAGGCAACCTCTACCCACTTCATCTAATGAAGCAACATTTTCAATCGTAATATCAATATCTGATTTCATTTAACAAAAATAAAAGTAATACCATACAGTTCCATTTCAAAAACATCTACCAATTCTTGTGAAGGTATTTCTTTTTGCTTTAAAATTTCTTTTTGTAAAGCTTGGTGATTTCTATCATCTAATTTAAAGGTTAATGAATGTGGTATCGGAAATCCGTTTTTTTTAACTTCTTCCATTTCTTTTAAAGAAAACGCAAAATCAACAAATTCTTTTAAAGTTGTTGTTTTTAATATGACATTACCCATGTGAAAAGATTTTTTTAATTTTTTGCCAAATAGTTAACTTTTTTTGTTTTTTATTCGGTTCTTTTAGTATTTCATCTCCTAAGCCGTTTTTAATTTCTTGGATAAAAATTTCTTTTTTAATTTCTGTTGCAACAATATCTTGTCGCATTTTTAATTCCTCACTTTTAAATGTGTCTTTTTTATACATTAATTAATTTTTTAATTTTTCTAATCTCTTCTTTTAAATTTAAGAAATTTTTTACATATTGAAAAGTTTCTGGCCATTTTTGATGCATTGGTGATGGTAGGTTATTTTCATTAAACCAACCATAATCATCATTCTCATCTTTTTTAAGGTTTGGTATTTTAAACTCGGTATTAACAAAACCAACCATAATGTGATGTCCGTTATTTGTAACCCCAACTTCTTGGATGTTTTTTATGTTTGATGGGTTAACACCAATTTCTTCCCAGATTTCTCTTTTAACCGTTTCCAAAGGTGTTTCACCTTTTTTATCCATTTTACCTGTTAAGGTTGACCAGACAACTGGTTTATTAACTCTATGTAGTAATAAAAAATTTTTTGTTTCTTTTGCTATTATAACAATACCTACTGATTCTCTCATACTTATAAATATCAACAAAAACCCCCACATAATAAAGTGGGGTTCAATTTTAGTTTTTATTTTTTCTATTTACGGAAAATCAACATTAATTACTTCGGTATCGTCATTATGATTGTTAACATTAAAATGTCTTTCGAGCGCTTCTTGGAATGAATGAATTAACCAAACAATTCCCGATGTAAAACAACCATCCAAAAATGCTGCGGTCAACACATTTGGTATTTCAAAAAGACCAAAAAATGTTACAGGTTCTGTAATTAATCCATAATAAAGTGTTGGTGACCAAACAATTGTGGAACCTAAAACCCCTTCCCAGTAAGGCCAGCAGATCATGCAATTGAATAAGGTACCAAAAAAATTAGGACTTAAAGTCGACCAAAATGTTCGCCAACCTTTAAAAATGGAACTAAAAACAATTATGTTTGACATTCCATAGGCGATTAAAATAAATAAAAAAAGTTTCATTGTTTATAAGTTTATATTTGTTATATTTGTTAGATAATTATAAGTAATAAGATTGAAAAATAAATATGAAAACTAAATTATGTTATTTCGACTTTGACGGAACTTTGATAGACACACCTGTTGCTTCACCTGAGAATAAAGAAAAATGGGCCTCTTATTACGGAAAACCATGGGCTTATAAAGGTTGGTGGGGTAGACCAGAATCTTTAGATAGAAATGTTTGGACTATGGAACCGATTAAAGAGGTTTATAACGATTATTTGAAATATAGTGAAGACCCTAACTGTTTGATGATTATGTCCACTGGTAGGTTAGAATCTTTAGCGGGTCTAGTTAAAGAAATATTAGATGATAACGAATTGTACTTTGATTTTTATTTTTTTAATAAAGGTGGTAGTACGTTAAACGAAAAAATAAAATATCTTGATTTAATATTATATAGATATCCAACTATTCGTGATATTGAATTATGGGACGATCGCCCAAAACACTTTGGTACTTTTAAAAATTGGGGTCAAGAAATGAAATCTACTGGTCGTATTGATTCTTTTTATTTAAATGAAATACAATCTGACCAATGGACTAATTTTGTGGAGTAATACCTTTCGTTTATGGGTCATTTCCAGCTGTATGCCACAATACCACCATCAGTAACAGCTGTAAACACCTTTCGTTTATGGGTCATTTCCAGCAGAGGGATTTGCCAGGAATTATGAATTGGCGCTGTAAACACCTTTCGTTTATGGGTCATTTCCAGCGACTCCGAAAAAAGTTCGTCAAGTTTTTGCTGTAAACACCTTTCGTTTATGGGTCATTTCCAGCTCTGCACCGTTTCAAAATCCGGGAGATGCAGCTATCAATACCTTTCGTTTATGGGTCATTTCCAGCATACGCACGCATAAATTACTGATTTCTTGTTCATTAAGGCCAAATTCTTGACGTAATTTTCTCCAAATTTGACGATAATCAACTAATAAATAAGGATTTTTTTCATCTCTATCCACATTATCCGCCATTAAATTTAGTCCACTTATATCCTTATAAAACATCCAACCTGGATTTTTTTCCGAAGTAACCGCCTTTAAATTGGACATGATTTCATATAAGAACTCTTCAGCGGGTGAAAATTGTTTAATTTCCCCCACCCAATCAAAATCATCAAATTCTTCCCTTAATATTTTTCTTATAAGGTTTTTCATATGATATAAATATCTTTATGACTTATAAAAATTTTAAGCCTGTAAATTAATATCGTAATAAAAAGAATCTGAATCTTCTGACACCCATCTATCTGAAATGTTTTCAACCGAAAGCAATTGGGTATCAACTTTAATTTCTTTTGGATTAATTGGGAATTTTTTAACGACCAGGTTTGAATCTTTCCAAAATATTCTATTGTTTGGTTGGCATAATAAATAACCATCGTCAGCAACCAAAATATGGCCACATTTATAATCTGATGGTTCATCAGAAAATCCGTTGTTAAACCAATCTACCGTGAATAAATAAGTTGCCCATATTTTTGTTGAATCTCTTAAAATAACTTGACAACGTTTTTCTTTTAAAAAATCATATTCAATGACTGATACATTTTCTGAAAAACAATCCCACAATTGTTTAAAATGATAAGGAATATCTTTAGTAGGTTTTTTTAAAAAAATTTCACTTAATGGTACCCTACTACGCAACATCCCATAATCTGTCATAACATGGAAAGTAAGTATTTTAGAATTTACTGATTGAATCCCAAAAGCATAACCTTCATGAAAAGTGTCTTGGTCTTCGATTTTTTTAGTGAAATGACTTAATCTTATAAAACATTTGTAACCTTTTATGTTTTGATTAAGAACCATTTTAAATTATGTTTTTATCTTTTAAAGTTTCGTAAAAACTTTTGTTCTCTATAGAATTAATTTTATAATTTTCTATGATATTTTTTTCTTTTAAAACTGTAAACCAATTTTCTATTTTGGCTTTAGCTTGTTCTTGGTTTAAGGCATAAACTTCTTTAACTCCGGTAACTTCATTTTCAACATCAAATTCATCTATTTTTTGATCAGTTAAAGTAAAATCATATTTAACCGTACAATAAATTAAATTATTTAAAGAATCAATTCTATTACTTAGATTCTTCTTGGAGTTGAAGTTCTTGGGTAGAGCCATCAAATTTTGTGTTATAATTAAAAGACAAATCTTTTAATTTATCCAAAGAAGTTTCTTGAAACATTTTTTTAAGTTCTTCTACTTTAGATGATAAAAGCCTTTCTTTTTCTTCCTCTTCTAAATTTTTTTCAACAATATCTTTTAGAATTTCAATCATTTGGTCAAAATTTTTATTTTCCGAATACAAAGCCCCGTGATAGTAATTTTTGTTACTATGTTCTTTGGTTTGACTGAATTGGATGTCTTCAGGCAGAAAATCTTTATAAGTCCAACTTTTTTTAAGTAAAACTTCAACTATATTGTAATTTTCTGCTATTTTTAAACCTCTAAGATATGGGTCTAGTTCTTTAAATATGTTTTGTATCATATTGTAATTCCTGTAAATATTGTGGTTAATAAATAAGCTATGGAAATACCCAATAATATGAGCTCGTTTTTAGGGAGCTCATATTTGTTAGGTACATCTTCCTCTCTTAATTTTATAAAAACTTTCCAGATGTGTTTTAAGATATTAAAACAAGCCAAAAAGAAAAATAAAAATAAAATTTTATTTAAGAGAGTTGTTAACATTAAGCTGTTGTTTTTTTGGCTGAACTAATTTCAGTTCTGATATCTTTTGAAAGATTTCTGATTTCTTGTAACGCTTTACGTGCACGTGTTCCTGCCGCTTTGTTACCTTTTTCAGTAAACTTTAGATAGTCTGTTTCAAACTCTGAAACCAATTCTTTAAATCTGTTTAAATTGTTTTGTTCCATTTTTAATCATTTATTTATTTGTTATTATTCCTTTTCAGGCACTTGTGTTACTATTTGAGTGACAATGTTTTCCCATAATTGGGCATCTGAATTTATTTCACGTAATTTACTAATTTTGGTCATTATGGAATTAGTGAAATTATCAATGTCCATGTTATTTTCAAAAGCTTTAGCGGTAACAGCTTTTTCAATTTCAACTTCAGCTTTCGCTCTTTCGACAACATATTTTGTTGTAATCAAATCTAAAACTTTTCTTTCCATAACATTTTTATTTAACATTAAGATTTAATATTTAAAAATCAAGTAAATTAACTAAAGATTTATCAAAAATTTTATATAATTCCAAAAAAGATTCAAGTTCTGAATTTGTTTTTACCCTTGAATAATTAAAAATGTCTCGCCAAAAATTTAATAAGAAATTAACTTCCGATTTATCTTTTTCGTTATAAAATGTTTCTTGAAATAAGATAAAAAAATAATCATAAAGTTCCTGGTTTTCAAAAAGTATTTTTTCTTTTTTAAAAATATTAATAGTTTTAGACCAACACCAATCAAAATGTTCTTTTACCGTTTTTTCATTCATTATATTATCACCCAAATAAGTAGAAACTATTAAATCAAATAGTGTTTCTGAAAAATCAAGATATAAGCCACTTCTTTCAGGTATCACGTTATTAATCTTATACATTAAGATAACGTCTTCTTTATTCATTGGTTTTGAAACATAATCAATAAAATCCATAATATTTATTTTTTATTATAATATAAAATACTATTTTTTATTATAAATATTGCATTGCATAAAAAACCCCCTTTGGCGGGGGTTTTTATTATTTATTTTTTACCATCTTAAAGATTCTCCTAAAAGCTTCATCACCATTTTCGGTTATGTTCTTTTTAGTTTCATAATTATCTTTAGTTTTGAACCCCCAAAGGTGTTTCATTTTTTGAATATCTTCGTTAACCATTTGGTTATTTTTAAAATTAGTAATTACTGGTTCCCCTGTTTCTGAATCACCTTCCCAAATCATTTTATATGTGTTTTCACCGTCAGTAATTGCAAATGTGGTTTCATCAATTTTAATTCTTGAAGGAACTTTATTTGCTAATTTAATAACTTGTTCTTCAGAAACCAATTTACCTTTTACTTTAAAAGTATTTTCTTCTAGGGTATTATAATAAACATTATTCTCATCCAAATTCTCTGGTTGTTTTGATGTTTGTGATTTTATTGGTCTGCCATTTTGTGCATCTTTTGTATATTTTAAATCATTTGTTTTTCTGGCACTTTTCTTCATGTAATCGTAATTCATTTTATCACCTTGAAGTTTGTCCATTCTTTCTTTGTATTTTTTCTTAGTAGCCTCAGAACCCCCACTTTTAGCAGCTCTATCCATAACTACTTCCATACCACTAACACCAGTATCATATCCAGTTAGTTTTAACCTTTCATTTTCAGTTTCACTATCTGAAGTGTTTGTTGGTATTTTTGGTGCATCAAATTCTTCTTCGTCATTTGGATTTTGATAATCCTGAACTTTTTTAAGTACTTCTTTGTAGTAAGCTTGTGCTTCTTTACCAGCCTCTTTTTTGGATTTATCGGTAATTGTTTTTCCAGGAAAATTTGGGTTTTCAAAACTACCTCCTTTATCGGTTTTTAGTTGACCCATTGGTCCAAATTGATTTTTTTCGGCATCAGATAAATTATTACTTTTGTGTTTTACACCAAAAGCAACTGTCATATCATCAAACATCTCAGAGCCTTCTAAAAGGTTGTTAATGTTTTCTTTAATTAATTTATTTAGTTTTGACATGTTTTTGTTTTTATAATAAATATCTATTTATCCAGGTTATTTTTAACAATTTTATAAACCTCATCAAAAGTTTTTCCTGTTTCCATTGCAACTTCATGAATATTTCTCATTAGTTGTTCTTCTACATAGTTACCGTCACCTTTAATTTTATCCGATACATCTAACGGATTATCAATAGCTCCTTGATTGCAATAAGGGAATTTGGTACATTTCTTTTTTACTTTTACAAATTTACCACCTGGGTTGTATTTTACTGTATTAGCCTCATTAACTGGGTTTAAAATGCCACTGTTGTCTATTTTTTGTACAATTTTACCACCAGGATACATAGTTTTTTTAGAAGCTCTCCATTGACCTTGTTTTGCTGCAAAAGCTGGTACAACTGGGGAACCACTACCTAAAGCAGAACCAAAAGTTGTTGTTTCTTCAATGTCTTCTTTTTCCTTTTTTTTATTGGGTTTTTTATCTTTTTTTGCCTCATTAATACGATTTTTTACCAGTCTAAAAAGGTCTTCTTTTTTAAGTGTTTGAACTTTGTCCCACTCTTTTGATATATCTAAATTATCATCATCCCAGGTTGTTTTCATTTTAGCCAACGGGTCGACAATTTTACCACCATCAATAACAGGATTATCATTCCACCACCATCCATCATTGTTTTTATCTGCCCAAGCCTCTTCTGTTGTGTCATCAATATTAGACTCTCTTGAAAGAGTGGTTTCTTTAATACCTTTTTTTGTTGTTAACGGCCCTTTTCCCCACATTGGTTTTGTAGCTCCCATTGGGCCGACATAAGCACCGGTAGAAGCCCCACCGGCAGCTGCAGTAGTTTCGGTTTTAACTTTTTTATCCTTTGGGTTTTTATTTGTTTTAACTTCTTTTTTACCTTCTTTAACTTTTATTTCAGGGGTTTTAGAAGGTTTCCCTTTAGGACCTGTTATTTTAACTTTAGGTACTGGAGCTGCTTTAGGCACCATATTAGATTCTAACAACTGATATTCATCAACACCTGGAATAACACCCAAAACTCTGCCGTTATCCCACTTAACATGAATATTACCCATACCGTCAATAAATTTTATGGTACCCTCGGTTCCTGATTGAACGGGATTTGGATCATCGTACATGGATATAATTTTAATTCGCATGCCTTCTTTTGCTCTTGGGTCTTTTTCTGTTTTCATTAAATATTTTCCAAATCGTTAGACCAAAAGTTATTCTTGGTCCAAAGTACTTTATAAAGTTTTGTTAAAACTTCTTTTGTTATTTTCGCAACTTCTTTTTGGGTTGGTTTGTCTTTTTTAATGTTTTTAATAACCAAATCCGAAATCACCTTTTCTAGTGCATCACTTTTAAGGTGTTTCTTAATCATCTTATCAAATTCATCACGAGCTAATTTTTTAATTTTAGCCTCATCTGATTTGTTAAGTTCTTCTTTAAGGATTTGTTTTACTAAATTTCGATTCATTAACGTAAACGTCTATTTCTTAGATTTGTAGGTCTGTTAATGTTTCTGTTTTCGTTAAGTCTTTCTTCTTGTTTTACTTTTTTAACGATATTTTCCAAAAGAGTAATAAATTGTTCTTCTGTGTAGCGTAATACTTTTTTTGCCATTTTTATTTTTTTTTATTTTCTGTTATTTTTATATAAATATCAGCAAAGCACAAAAAAACCGTCTTTTTTTTTTAAGACGGTTAATTTTTATTTTTTTTAAAAAATTATTTAATAATAACTTTACGATTAATCATTTCAGAAATAACCAACCCAATTAAATCGTTTACGGTATCAAAATCGTTAATCAATTTTTTTTCAATTCTAACTTGTGGGACATAATCTTTACCACCTTCTTCTTTTAAAATTTTCCAAACATCATCATTACCTTCCATTTCTACATTTTCATACGTTATGTTCAAATGATTTAATTTATTTTTTAATTCTTTACATGCGGGACAATGTGTCATTGTATATAAAACAACTTTTTTGTTGCCATTATTTTTAATGTCCTCTAATAACCTTTGGATTTGCTGGTTCATTTTTTATTTAATTTTACATTTTTATAATTAAGGTAACTAAAACCACAAACAAAATAACGTTACCAACAATACTTGCACCTTTTTTAATATTTTGTTTTACCATTTCACCTTTTAAAACAGTAATTTCTTTGTCTTTATTTTTTGAAATACTATCACACAAATTTTTATTAATCTCACAATTTTTTAATTGTGATTTTAAATTTGTTATTAAATCATCTTGTTCTTTGCTTTTATTTTTTAATTCTTTGACTGAAACTTCCATAAGAATATTTTTTTCTTCCAGAGAATTTATGATTTTAATATAATGTGTTGTTAAATTTTCACAATCTATTTGTAGTTTTTCAAAAAGATTTAATAACTCAACATCGTTATCAAGTTTTTGAACCTGCTCTACTGTTAAAATAATACCTAAAGTATCATTATTAACTATGTAGTATTTTGGTAAATCTGAAACTTGTGCCTTTATAGTAAAGGTGAATAAAAATAATACAATAGTAAATAAAAAGTTTTTCATGTTATTTAGTTTTTTGTTTAATAGATTCTAACAAACTGTCACCAGTTCTTTTAATCGGGTTGTCAGTTAATTTTTGAATTTCCTCTTTTGTTTTTTTCATTTTTTGTTCCGTATCCTTAACATCTTTTTTTAGTTTTGATATTTCTGCGTTTTTAACGACGATTAACTTTGCAACGGAATCAATCCGGTTTTGATATTTAACAATTTCCAAAGAATCTTTTATTGCTAATTTTTTAAGTTCAGCATTAACTTTATCTAAAGAATCTCTTTTATCTTGTAATTCTTTGTTAATTTTTTCGTAATATTTAATTTTTTTTCGCCAGCCAGAAGGCTTTAACATCAAATATAAAAACATAACAATAAGAATACCACCCAAAATAATAATTGTCCAACCTTTAAGGTCTAATTCTGTGAAAAATTTTTTAACCATTTTTATTTATATTAATTTTTTTATTAAAGACCAAATTCACCCCCAGCTTCTGGTGCTGCAGTACCCGTTTCACCACCTTTTTCAGGTGTCCCGGTTAATCTAGAACCCCAATCATCACCCCAGACACTATAATAACCTTTTAATTTTTTTAAAGTTTCAATAACCTGGTCTGTTAATTGTAACATATCTTCGGTTTCGATGGAGATATAACAACCGTCGTTTTCGTTTAAAGAAAAAACCCATTTAATTTTTTCACGAAGCAATTCTCCAGACCATTCAACGTTTTGCCGATAAACTTTTAATTTTTCAAATTTTACCAATTTAGAAACTACTTCTTTAAACTTGTTTTCTTCTTCTCGTTGTTCTTCTGTTGTTAAATCTTGATAGTTTTCTTCTTCCGTTAATAAACTTTTATTTGGATAATTTTTTAAAATTTTTTCTCTTTTTTTATTCTCTAAAAAAGATCTAACATCATCAGTACCTGTGACATCTATTTTAGTGTTTTCTTTTTGTAGTTTACGAATCTTACTAAGAATGTTTCTAATGTCGTCTTGTTGTTTTTTCATTTTAATTTTTTAAATTTCTTGTAATACCTCAAAATTAAAAGAAGGATTAACATCTGTTAATTCTTGGTAGTAATTGCTTCGGAAAGTTATACCATTAAATAAATCAATATCTTCATTATGGACGTTAGTATTTACTGATTTTTTTTCAATACCGTACTTACTACATAATTCAGAAACTAACTTTTTTAAAGAAAGCATTTGTTCCTCAGTATAAATATCCCAATAAATATGATTTCGCCAACGTTTTACTAAAACTTCTTTTTCATTTTTAACATAAACCCTACCAAGCCAATCTACGTATTTATTATTTAAAGAATCTTTTTTAAACCAACCTAAGTTTTCTAATACGATAGAAATAGAAAATTTATCTTGTTCATTACCTAAGAAATCAGAATAATAAATTGGATCAAAATGTTGGTAGATTTTACCTTCCTTGTTTATTGTAAAATGTGATGTTTTTTTATTTTTACCATTAATTCTATAAATCCAACCTGCATAATGTTGCATTGCGACATTATTCGTATTTCCAATTATTATTTGTGTTTTTTGGTGGGTCTCTTTATAATAATTGTTTTCTGGTAAAATATAAGATTCAAAATCAATCAATTAAAAAAATCTATTAGGATCTTCATTATTCGTGGTGATATCGATAGTTAACGGTTTTTTTATTTCTTCTTTTCCACTTTCTAGTGATTCTATTTTTTCTTCTTTTTTATCTTCACTCATATCACCGTATTTAATGAAAAAATGTAAAGAAGCTAAAGAAATAATAGGTAGTAACCCACCTTGTAATAAAGCTAACCATCTTCTTTGAGTTACCATGTCAGTAACGTCTGAACCGATCAAATCAAAAATGGGTGCAGTTAATTCCACCCAATCTTTAAAGTCCTGTGATTGGATATTGGTGTCTTTATAACAAAAAAATATGTTACCAATAAACTGTACTAGAGTTACAATAACAAAAATAAACCAAACACCCCCTTTAATCTTAACTGAAGCTGCAGATATTGAACTCATTGCCGCAATTTCTATTGCCAAAGAAAGATGTATAGCCCAACTAAAAGGGTTAGATAAATCGTACCAACTAACAACATGTGATATTGATATTATCATAACTAGTATAATAGGTACAAGAAAAGAACCTCTAATTATGCCTTTTTTATTGTTTTTAAACCAATTAATCATTTTTTTATTTTTTTAAATCAATTATCTCTATGTGATTTGGTGGTATATTATCAGTGGTATAAACACCTCCGTTAAATTGTGAGTCTTCACGTAAATGAATAAATAAATTTTGTAAATCAATTTTTAACATCACTAAACCACTATCGGACTCTAAGTTACTTAAAGTAAATATTGTTCTTATGTTTACCGCATCATCAAAGGTTTTTGATAAATATATCCTTTCTGGATGGTATAATGCTTTAGACTTTGTTCTTGGCGTTAAACCTATTTTCTTTATTTTAGATATGTGTTTACCGTCTGTTACATGGTACAAATATCTACTTTCTGGTATATATTCCAAATCAAATTTGGGTTCAAACCTAATACCGTATAAACTATCACCTAATTCTTCATATTCTTTAACAAACCTATTGTGTTTATCGAAGAAACCTGCTGGGTAATAACCCATGTTATCCATGAAAGAAAGTAATTCATTTATTTTTGTTTTTTTGAATTCTTCTTTAAGGTACACTAAAATAATACCGTAACTGTTGGAACTATCTTCTTGATGTAATCTAACGTCTAATGTATTCTGAAGAAATCTATTTAACATACTAATAACTTTGTTTGGGTTGTGGGTTTTTATTAAACCTTCACCGATTAAACGGTTATATTCCGTTTCCGTTATAGATTCTTTTATTATTCTTCTGAATATATTCATTTATTTTTCTAAATTCTGGATTTCTTTATCAATCTCAGCTTGTCTATTGACATCTAAGATTTTTCTATCGGTTGATTGGATCATTCTTTTTTCCGATTTTAGACCTTCTATCTTAACATCAGTTTTTGTTGCCGTATTTATTACAATACTATCTATTTTGTTTATTTTTTTTGTTAATTCTTCATTTGTTTTTTGAATTTTGTTATTAGTAGAACAAGTTTTGAGAAAAATAATAATGACCAAAAAAAACATAATTCTGTTTGCCCATTTATCCATAAAATCTGTAATAAAATTTTTCATATTTAATTTTAGAATAAATATAAGATTAAAAAAAAGAAAGTAAAATAAAAAAACCCCATACATTATGAGGTTTATCTAGGTGATATTTAGTCGTTTAAATATTTAAACAAATTTAAAGATTTATATCTTAATTTTCTTAAAGCTTTTGCTTTTACTTGGCGAATACGTTCCTTTGTCAAACCATATTCATCACCGATTTCTTCCAAAGTTAAAGCACTTCCATTTAAACCAAAATATAGTTCAATAATATTACGCTCACGTGTTGAAAGGGTGGAAAGTATGTTCTCCAACTCATTTTTCAACAAATCGGAATTACTTTGGAAGGATTGGTCTGGGCTTACAAAAGTGTTGTCTTCAATTACATCCAACATCTCATCACCATCTTCGTTAATGGTTTCATTCAAAGACATACAATAAGGTTGATTAAGTATTGACAAATCCATTTCATTAGTATCGGGTTTTCTGCCATTTTCCTGTTCAAAAGCGGCAACTTCTTTTTTTACTTTTGAAATATTATTGGTGATGTTAACAGGTAGGCGAACAGTTCTAGCATTATCATTCAAGGATTGGATAATTGATTGTTTAATCCACCAAACTGCGTATGAAATAAATCTAAAACCTTTATTGTGATCAAACCGTTGTGCGGCTTTAATTAATCCCAAATTACCTTCAGCGATCAAATCAGACAATGGTAACCCTTGGTTTTGGTATTGTTTTGCGATTGAAATAACGAATCTTAGGTTAGAATTTACCAATATCTCTAAAGCTTTAGAATCACCTTCTTGTGCTTTTTTCGCTAATTCCACCTCTTCTTCTGGTTTAAGCATGGAAAGTTTTCTAACATCTTTAAGATATTTTGAAATACTCTCTTCGGAATTGTCGATAAACCTTTTAGTGTTTGTGATACTCATAATTTTATTTTATTTGTTTTTTTTTTAATTTCTTCTTTGTATTTAACTTCTACTTCGTAGGGATTTATTTGGCTAATTTTTGAATCATAACGCCAAATAACAATCGCGTCCTCATATTCATGGAATCTTTCCCACTTTTTAGAATCTTCTTTTGAGTTTGTATTTTTCTTTATCACAAAAACTTTTTACAAAAATAATACCTTTTTTGGGGTTTTTCAAAATATAAATATAAGTATTTAGACATTTTTTAATAAATTTTGAAAGCTTTCTTCAAAAAATAAATTATAGACTGGGATATTTAGTTTTTTTGCAATACGTAATGCTTGACCCGTGCCACCATTAATATTTCCATTTTTTGTCCAACAAACAATAAAATCAACAGGTGTTTTTAAATCTTGCCCTAAAACTTGGTGACAATTTCTGGCCATCAGTTTTTTAACACCATAACTTAACATTTTAAAATTTGGGTGGTATTCTTCGGCCATTAAAAAAGCTTCTGTACTAGGATTAAATAGTAAAGATTGGTTGCCATTGAAGCCTCGCCACGGTAAATATATTTCTTTTTTATCAGCAAACTCTTCAAAAAAAGAATCCGCACCTTCAGCACCACCGGAACGGAGAATATATCCTTTCTGATTTAAATGTTCAACAATAATTTTAATTTTTTCTTTTAATTCTATTGGCGTCTCTCTGGAACCAATACCCGCATAATATTCCATTTTTATCCTTTATTAAGGATTTCAATTTCTTTTTCGGTTAAACACGCCCTATCGTATTTATTACGAGAAAGTTTGTCTAGAATGTCATTAACATTGTCAAATTCTTCCGTAACTTTTTTAGATCTGGTTTTCTTTTTTGGATTACTACGTCTGCTTTTGGTTTTAACTTCAAAAGTTGTTTGTGTTGTTTCTAACGTTTTTTCAATTTCTGGAAAAATACCCATAAAGTATTTTGAAGGTAAATTAATACCATAATTTTCAGAGTTTGTAATATCAAATAACATCATAGCAGGCCTATGTACAAGTTTTTCATGGATTTCAGCTGTTGTATACGGGCTATAAAAAGTACATATAAACATTCCTTTTCCGTCGATAAAATTAACACCAGTATTACCGTTTGCTATAAAATTTAAGTCACGTTCAATACCTTCAGAACCTCCAATAATAATTAGTAAATATCTTTTGTCCATAGTCTTTTTTTTATAAATATCTTCAACAAAGATAAGAATTATCTTTTAATTTTCAAAAGAGAAACATTATTTATTTTTTCGATTTCAATAATATTTGTTGCCCAGTCCCTGACCGTTGGGTTATGAGTAATTAAAAATATATTCTCAAACATCTCAGAACATTTTTGAAAGAAATTACCCACTAATTCTAAATTATCATTAGAAACTTTACCTAAAACCTCATCTAAAACTACAATATTTGGTTTTGGTAGTAGACTAACCCTTGATAATACCATTCTTAAAGCCAAAGAACCGATTGTTTTTTCAAACCCAGAACCTTCAGTCAAAAGATAGGAAATTTCCTGTCCGTTTTCATTTTCTCTTTGAAGGATAAAATCAACTTCTTGTTTTGCATTAATGTCAACCAATAATTTAAAATTAGCAGAATCAATTAACAATCGCTCCAATTCGGAATTTAATAAAGGTATAACATTTTTCATAATTAATTTTGTAATACCATTCTTACCAACCATTCTAGAATAGATTTCAAATATAACTTTAACTTCTTCTTCTGTTTTAATAACTTCAATGATAGAAACATTTTTGGTTATGGTATCTTCTGCTCGTAATATCTCAGAAGCGTTTCTTTGGCTTCTATTTAAAACCTCATCTCTTTCACGGTTTAACCTTTCTAATTTAGAGGAGTAACCCAATATTTTAGTATCTAGTTCTTTATTTTTTTCAATGTTTTCAATGTTGTCCTCGTACTTCTTTTTTAACTCTTTTTTATCTTTCAACTGCATCCTAAGATTATCAATCTCTAAATTAAGTTTATCCAACATTAAAGATTTTTTATCATATTCATCTACTTTTTCTTTTATTTTATCTAATTTTTCAATTTCAGTTTTTGCTGTTAAAATTTCTTTTTCCAAATCTACAATATTTTTGTTTAATTCTTCCAAAGCCAATTTATTTCCGGCAATTTCTTCAGAGTGATCAACATCTTTTAATGGTTGTTTACATAAAGAACAAAATTCTCCTTCTTCCAAATTTTTAATTAAACTAACAACACCATCCCTTTTGATGGTTCTATGTGATTTTGCTGTGTTTAAATCACTTAATTGTTGTTTCCATTCTTTATGTGTTTGAGAATCGTACTCAACCTCGGTTAAAGCATCAAACTCGGCTTTTAAAACATCGTATTTTTCTTTTGATTTTTTACCTTTATCTGTGATGTCTTTAATATCCCTTTCAATGTCGGTAATTCGTAATCTAAGAACGTCGTTATCAATTGTTATTTTCTGAGATATTAAAATTTCTTTTATATCATTAGTTTCTTTAATCTCTTGTTCAATATTTTCTTTTTGAGTTTTACAAGTTTCAATGTCCAAACCCAAAGTTTTAATTTTTTCTTTTAAATTTTCTATTTCAACAGTTAAATCTGCGGTATTATACTGGTCAGATTTTAAATTTTTTGCCCAAGCACTTTTTAATTCTTTTACTATTTCTTCTTTTTGTTCAATAACTTCTAGACCAATAAATTTTGACAATAATTTACCTTTTTGTGTCGGTAAAGTATGGATTAATTCTTCCAGGTTATCAGAGGTTGCGATAATAGTTAATAAGAAATCATCAACACTGCCAATAGATTTTCTAATAAAATCATCAGTTTCTCGACGTTGTTCACCTTCTAGATTTTGTATAGAACCATCGGCCATTATTTTTTGAAAATTTAAATCAGTTTTTACATTATAACCTTCTTCGTTTCTTTTTTTGGAACGACTTAAACTTCTTTCAATAATATAATCACCGCCATCAATAGTAATCACCCCTTTAACTCTAACATGATTAACATCTCTGAATTTATTAAAAATTTGAGCAGCAACTTTAGTTCTGGTGGTTTCATTGAAAAATAAAAACAACAATAAGTCCACCGATAAAACGGTTTTACCTCCCATATTTGCAGGATTTGATGTAATAACGGTGACACCTTTTAAATTATCAAAAGTTAATTTATTACCATCACCATAAGATAAAAAATTATCCCATTCCAATTCCTTTATATACCAGTTACGATAACGATATTCAACATCTCTAATTTGTTTTAACTTGTCATTTACCTTATCGTCTAAACGTAAAAGACGTTCCCAATCAACATTTATTTGGTTGTTGTCCAACCATTCTTTAAATAAACGTCTTTGGTAGTTACTGTCCATAACATTATCAGTGATTGACATTTCAACCTCACCATTAACTGAATCAACTTTTTTGGGTTTAAAGATGACCTGAACTTTTTCAACACCATATTTTTCGGCAAAATAATGTTCAATTCTTTTAACTTTATCTTTAGTATAGTTTTGTGGTTCATCCTCCCACTGAACTCTAACAGTTGCTTTTGATGGGATAGTAATTTTAGTTTTTTCTTTTACTGACATATTTATATGATATTGACTAAATATAATGAAAATTAGTGAAATAGTAAAACAAATTCTAAAAGAACAATTTGATGATTTTGGTTGGGCAGAAGAATTGATTGGTAACACCAAACAATTTTCTCCCGCTGAAGAGTTTTTATATGAAATTATGTCAAATTTAAAGATGATTCCTTCGGAAAAAAATCCAGGTTGGATGTTATATAAGGATAAAAGTGGGCTAAATTTAATGGCGGATGATGCGGATAGGGATGAAAAAAATCCGATTTTATTAGTTAATTATGATAAAATTTGGAGAAAATTAAATCAAAAATTTGGTCTTAACAATCAGGAAATCAAAGACTTATGTATGCGTATGCTAGAGATGACCCATAAACGAAAGGTATTGACAGCAGACCTAGATCATCATTTAATTTCACGGCGCTAGAGATGACCCATAAACGAAAGGTGTTGACCTGATATTTATAAAATATGAAAAATCTTATAAGAAAAATATTAAGGGAAGAGTTTGATGATTTTGATTGGATCGAAAATTATAATATTATACCACCAAGTGATGCTTCAAAAAATCCTGAATTTTTAATGAAATTATTTCAAACAAAATTAAAAGGTAAAAAATCTTTTAATGGTTATGATTATATTGTAGATGAAGAAAATGGAAATAATAATTTTTATTACTTTATAGGTGAAATTATTCCAGATAAAACTGATAGTCATTTTTTCTACGAAAAAGCTGAAAATTTTAATCTAGAATTTTTGTTAAATCATTTTCTAAGAATTTTTAGTGATGATGGACTGAGTGAAGGGATTAAAAACGAATATAAAAAACTATTTGATGATTTAGGTGATGTCTTTGAAAGATAAATAATTTTATTCACCATATAAATCTTTTTTCTCTGCTCTATCTTCTTTAGATATCCAATTTATAGCACTTTTAATTTTATCCCCAAAAGGGTTTGTATTTTTATTGTCAACTTTATTTCTGTTTTTTTCTAACTCTAAAAGTGCTTCTAAATTACTTATTTTTTGATACAATTTATTTATTTCACTATTGGAAACTTTTTGTTTTTCTTCTTCCAATTTTACCTCTAAATCAGCTACTTTATCTAATAATTCTTGGACCTGTTTATCGTCGGTAATTATTTTTTCCACTTCTTTGATTACTTCTTTAATAATTTCTTTTTCAACAATAACTTCAACTGGAACCTCAACTATTTTTTCTACCTCTTTAATAATTTCTTTTTCAATTACTTGTGGCACAATTGGTGAGGTGCCGTATTTTTCAACCGTATATCCTTGGCGGATCATTTTAAAAATAAACTTATCAGTCTCTTTAATATTGTTTAATCGACAATACTCTAAAATTTCTTCTTTTATTTCGTATGGGATTTCCATTTAATATTTAAACTTTTATCAAATAAAAGGATATAACGATGTTTTTGACTTCTAGGTCGCCATTCACCTTTTAAATTTTTAATTGAGCCTCTGGAATGTTTTATGTAAGAACCATCTTCTTGTTGTATCCAAAAATCTTTTTTAAAATCCGTTAATCCATAATATGTAAAATTACATGCTTTATAAATAACACCTTCATGATATTCTGCATCAGCATAACTTAATATTAAACGTACATTTGTTTCTTTTCGTAGTTTTCTTATACTTCTACTAACAAACCAACTGGTTATATTATGTTCTTGACCTTGAATTTTGGGATGTATGCATAACCGACTTAATTCAAATAAACCTTCTTGTTGATTTCTTTCCAACCCCAACATACCTTTGCTCAATTCTGGGACTGGTAAACCTGTAAAAATAATAACACCTAATAATTCTGTACCTTTAAAAAGGCCATAATTATAACCACTTTTAAAACTTTTAGATTTATCTTTTAAATAATGATAATGTAGTAAAATTGTTGCAGCCTCTTTTTTAGTAATTTTTTCTATTTTAAAATCACCTTTAGACATTTACCAATTTTTCAGATTCATTTTCAATATCCTCAAAAGATTTTATCTTAAAAGTATAAAATCCATAATCTGAAGGGATATCTATTTGTTTATGAGATCTAGTTTCAACATCCCAAAGTATGTAACCATGTCCTTTAACTTTTTCTCCGAAGTCTTGCATTATCATACTTCCAGGCATTACAATCGGTGTTTCTCTATTATACATAACGTCATATAAATGAATATCTCCACACATTACCACATCACAACCTTCAAATATAGTAACATCTTTGCCATCTTCAAATTCAAAACCTATGGCCGTTTTTAAACCAACCAAAGGATCATGATATAGTCCAATATAAGTTTTATCGTCACCATATTCTGCTCTTGCTTTTTCAATTTCAGGTCTTTGGGATCCTTCCATATGCCCATAAACACACCAAACAACATTCTCATCTACATAACAACCAGTGTGTTTATAAAAAATAACATCTGGATTTTGCATACTTTCAAATATAGGTGAAAGTGTGTCCATCCTGTCTAAATTGTTAACTAAAAAATCATGATTACCTAAAATAACAACTGTTTTTGCTATTTTAGTGCATTCATTAAAAAAATTAGTTACCATACTTATTAATTCTGGTGTTACGGTATTTTTAGAATGTACAATGTCACCAACAACAACAATACGTTCAGGTTTTTGTTTTCGACATTCATCGAAAAATTTTTGAAATTGTTCCTTATATTCGTCATGCCTTTTGAAAAGACGAATGTGAAGGTCAGCGACGTGAATTATTTTTTGAATTTTATTCATTTTTTTGTATATTTATGCAAATAATAAGAATTTAAAAATTAAGAGTAAATAATTTTACATGTCAATAATTGATGATTACGATTGGGTACTAAACCCCGAAGAAATTAAAAAAATAGATTTTGTTCCGGGTAGAAAATATGCAATCAAAAGCGGTAATAATTGGGATATTTTAATATTTCAGAAGTTTGACCCTGAACACAGATTAGATTTTTATCAAAATAATAATAATGAAACTTATGAAGCTTACATTTTTAAAGATGAAGACGGTTACTCAACAAGTACTTTTGGTAAGTCACATCTTGAAGATTTAGCTTCCAAAGGCCTTGTTAAAGTTTTTAAAGAAGGTTTTTCTTGGAAAAATGAACTACATATTCAAAAAAGTTCTTTAGATAGTAAAGGTTTACCGGTACTAAAAGGTAATTTTATTATTTTATTTTATAACGGTATTGATATTAAGGAAACCTATAAACTTCAAAAAAAATTATTTAAATTAGGATTTTCTTGGTATGAACTTGGCCAAAATTTATTAACAAATAAAGAAGTTGATTCAAAAATTTTTACCATAGAATCTTTAAATTGGGATACTACAAAATATACTTATGAAAAGATGGATGCCAACCAAAGAAATAAGAAATTATTATTAATATCAACTTTTAAAAACTTAGATGACGATAGAGATAAAGAAAGGCGTTTATCTTTTGTACATGATCACGATATTGAAGTTATTGATGGTTACGATTTATTATCCAAAATATGAAAAGATTTTTAGTAGTTATACTCATCTTAATTAGTAATTTTATTTACGGTCAATGTGTAGGTAACCAAACATTTACATTAAATCCACCTCCTCCAGCTGGTGGGTATACCCCAGGTACTGTAGTAACAGTGTGTTACACCATGAATGGTTGGCCAGGTTTAAATGTTGGTTCAAATTGGTTAGAAGGTTTCGATATTAACTTAGGCTCAGGTTGGACGAACCTACAGCAAATGGCAGCACCAGCAAATTGTGGGGGAGGTAGTGGGCAATGGGTATGGGTATTTAATAATCTAACACCAAATGGTGCGGTTGGGCCAGGTTGGTTTTTTGATTCTGGTATTAATGGCCCACTTAATGGCATCCCTTCCGATGATTGGGGAGATGAGGGAACAACTTGTGTTTGGAGTTTTTGCTTTCAAGTTACTGTTGCAAATAGTTGTACACCACAAAGTTTGTTAATTCAAGTGACTGCAGGTGCTGACGGTACTTGGGGGAATTGGATTAATAACTCTTGTCCTACAGTGCCTTTTCCAATTTACAATGGTGTAATAAACACTACATTACCTAATATAACAAATATAAGTCACAATTAATTTATGAAAAAGTTTTTACTATTTTTTTGCTTAATAACAACCAATTTATTCGCCAATGAAATACCTAATCTATTGTGTATTGAACTACAAGGTAATAATAGTGCTGATGAAACTGTAATATATTTTGACCCATTAGGAAGTGATAGTTTCAATCTAAGCAGTGACGGTGTAAAGATGTTAGCGGCATTACCAGGTGTCCCAAGTATTTACACTATAATAGATAATGAAAAATTGGCCATCAACGTTATGGGTCAATTAAATAAAGATTTTAAAATACCATTAGGCCTTTATATACAAACATTGGCAAATTACACAATAACAGTTTCTGACTTTAGTAGTTTTCCACCCAGTAGTATGATTTATATTGAAGATTCTATTACAGGTTTAAAACAAAACCTAAGAATAAACAACAGTGTTACTGTTTCACTAACTCCAGGTACATTTAACAATAGGTTTTTTATACATATACACCCACCTCTTACTGTGGCGGGAATCGTAGAACCTTGCCAGGTACAATCTGTTTTACATGGTAGTGGTTTAATTGTCACTCAATATTTAAGTAATTTTTTAGATGTTGATATCACTTTGATTAACTCAGAAAACGATACTTTGGGTACTGTTACCGATTTTAGTGGTGAATCTGATACGATATTTTTTTTATTGACATCTGGAAACTATAAAATGTTGTTACAAATAGATGGTTTTATAATAGAGGATTGGGTTACAATCCCAAATACTAACTTTGTTAAAATACAATTTAATTACATAAATCCAATTATTGGAATAATAAATACCCCGATTATTTTTTATGCAACAATTATTAATGGAGTAAGTCAGATATGGGATTTTGGTGATGGTTCAGCGGTTGACTCCACCATTTCAACAACGGTTTCACATGTTTATAACCAAGTTGGTACTTATGTTGTTAAATTAAAATCAAGCAATGGTATTTGTGTTTCCGAAGATTCGGTACTTGTTGAAATTTCGGATCCATCTGGTTTTTTTTCAGAAACAAATAAAACTGTAGATGTTTTTACTGATAGAAATTTTATTTTTTTAAATTTTAAAAATGTCACAGAAAAAAGTGGTGATATTAAAATTTACAATATAACTGGCCAATGTGTTAAAAAATTTAACAATATTTTATTTGTTGGTACACAAACTTTTGAAGTCGGTGACATTGTTTCTGGTAATTATATAGTTACAATAGGTAATAACATAACAAAACGTATTCTTATGATAAATTAAAAAAAATAAAAATGACAGCACTTAGAACTTTAATTACTACAATGTTTTTTCTGTGTTTAAATATGATTTATGCGCAATGTGACAGTGTACATGAAATTACTTCTACAAAATTAATTAGTGATAATGCTGAAGAAGTTGAGTTTTCATTATGTTATGAAGATAGCTCTGATTTTTTGATCGTAAAGCAATACTATAAAAATAAATCAAGTTTATTAGAACCAAAATTAATTAAAAACACTTTTGAGGGTGACTATTTGTTACAAAACAAACGTCTTATTCTATTCACCACAGACAAAAGTAAATTCCAATTAAAATTAGTTAAAGAAGAAAAAACTTTTAATTTTTTAGAAAACGATGATGTGGTTGTTTATTCCTATTATGAGGCCTCACGAAAAAAACTTAAATTTATTTTATTAAATAACGTAAATCTTATTGATATTGTAAAAGACAATGAAATACAAACTTTTGAGATAACATACCCAAAAGCAGTGGAACTTTATCAAATGACTTATCAATATTTTAAATGGAAAGGATGGAAATAAATGGCTAAAAAAAGAAAAATCAAAAAAATAAAAAGAAAGCTTTTAAAACTTTTATCGGAAGTGAGTAAGCAGCTTAAATTAATACCGCCTAAATATTGGAATAAACAATTTTAAAATATGAAAAAACTATTATTACTACTATTATTCTCAAAAACTGTTATGGCCCAATTAACAACGGTAAACCCAGATACAGTTTGTTACTCGTCAACCGGTGTTTCAATTTATGAGGTACCAAACACACCAGGACTTACTTACAATTGGACTGTTGTTAGTCCTGGCGTTATTACATCAGGTCCTGGTACAAATCAAATAACAGTAGATTGGTCGACCGCTAACCCTGGTTTAATACCAAACGCTGTCCAAGTTCAAGCTAGTAATTCTGTCGGTTGTTTAAGCCCTTTAGTTACTTTGGATGTTTTTATTTATGACGTAAACCCAATAGTAGTTACTTTAAATGACATGTGTGAAGACGCTCCTTGCCAAAATTTAATAGCGAATCCAGCAGGTGGTACTTGGTCGGGAACTGGTGTTTTTGGTACAACATTTTGTCCTGTTAATAGTGGTGCTGGTTCTTTTAATATAACTTATACTTATAATAACGCTGGTTGTACCTTTACAACAATAATAAACGTAAATGTTATGCAATTACCGATATTGTCACCAATAGGCCATAATTAATATGCGATTAATTTTATTACTTTTCTTATTTATAAATTTCAATCTTTATTCACAAAACCAAACAATAGAATTATGTGAAGATAGTAACAATACTTTTACATACAATTCGATTGGTTCGCCTGATTGTGAATATTATTGGGAAATTAAATTAAACAATTGGCCAATCTTTTCTTTTACGGGTAAAGAAATGACATATACCTTTAAGGATGTTGGTGATTATAAAATAATTCTTTTTTCTGAAAACACATTATATTGTAGGTCTGAACCTGAAATTTACGATGTTAAAGTAATAAATTGTAGAATCCCGATTATCACAATACCAAACGCTTTTACACCAAATAGTAATAATCTCAATGATATTTGGCAACCAATATCTTCTTACATGGCAGAAATAAAAATTTTTGTTTACAATAAATGGGGTGGTTTGGTTTTTGCAACTGAAAATTTTAATGACTTTTGGGATGGAAAACTTAACGGTGATGATTGCCCATCTGGTGTCTATGTTTATTATGTTGAATATAAAACAATTAAAGGTTTTAACGGATATAAAAGAGGTACCGTAACTTTATACCGTTAATTTTTTATGTGAATTAACATTTTTCTGGTTATATTCAACAACACTTAAATCCATTTCAGGTTTTCCAATTAGATTGACATAAACACCTTTTCCTGTTTGTTCTTTCCACAATAAATCACCTTCTTTTGGGTATTTTTGTTGCCAATCAACTGTGGAATTTTTTTCTAATATTTTTTTCGCTTCTTTATTTAAAGGGTAAATATATCTAAATTGTTTGCCTCTAACTCTTCGAATGCCTTTAAATGCCATAAAATCTGGTGTCATCCAAAATAATTTATCTTTACCCACAAATTCTGCGTTTTCAATTAAAAGAGCTTTTGAACTTCTAGGATGTATTTTTTCACCAGTTGCTGAAATGTAAATATCAGTCCAAATAAAACCACCATAATTAAAATTAGACCCTTGGTAAACATATCCCACTTTTCCAACAATACCATCTGCCCAAGTATATAAAAACTTTTTTTCAGGCAGATTTTTCTTCATCCATTTAACAACTGCGGATAACATTTGAGATTCTGAATTTTTAGGCATTTTTTCATCCATACACATTTTACCAATCTCATAATAATCTTCTGACTTTAAATCAGGAAATAATTTTTTAATTGTTTGTAATGGTTGTGTTCCCCAACCTAATGTTATAACACCCACCAACTCTTCATCCAGAAAGCAACCCAACCAATGTTTGGTTAATTTTGGCATTACTTTTGAATAATGTCTTTCTTGAATAAAATCTGTCGCAATAACCCGATTAACTTCTTTTATTTGAAACTGATATTTCATCTTAAACAAAACTATGTTTTTTAACCCACTTTAATATCCAATTTTCTTCTGGCCCCAAGACGTTAATACCTATTGTTTCCATGTATGATGCCCATTCATTAAGAACGTATTCTCTAGTATAAATTTCAAAACCTTCTTGTTCCCTAAGCCTAACTTCAGTCCAAGGGTTAAAAAATTTAATATTAATGTTATTATTTAAACAATGATTGGTTATCATATTGATTGTCGATTTTTTTTGACAGGGTGTCGTACAATAGTAACCATTGGTAATTATATTATTGTTTAATAAAATTTTTTGTGGTTCCATTGATGAGAAATCATCAAAAAAATAATAGTCTATATTACTACCAAATGTTGGCCTAACATCTGTTGTAACAATAATAGAACCTAAATAGTGGTCATTAATTAAAAGTTTAAATTTATCATCACTACCTACAAAATTTTGACTTAAAGTATTAAAAAATAATCTACCAATTTTTTCTTTTAAATTTTTACCTCTAGCTATATTTGGTGTTACAATGGCAACTTTATTACCACAATTATTTCTTAAATAATCTATTACAGCTTCTATTAACCTACTACTTTTACCTGATTGTCTAGGAGAAATTTCAACGTACATTTAAATTATGTTCTTTAATATTTTTTTGTAATATAAACGCACCATTAACACTAATACTACCTTCATCTAATAATGTTTTTAAATAGTGGTAATTTACTGACCATTTATCTATTAAAACATCATCCTCACCTCTTAATAAAGTAACCCAACGGATGCTCTTTTCTTTTGGTGGGTCAATATCTAAAACGGTATGTACTTCCTTGAAGTCTTTCCATTTTAAAGTATCACCTATTTTAATCTCTAATTCCATTATCTTATCATATCAATTTTACCACCTTCAATAGTTTCAGGTGTATAAATTTCAAGTTCAGTTCTATTTTTCGACTCATCTTTTAGTTTTTGAAATCTATTTTGTGCTTTATTTTTCCACCACTCAATCAAATTGGTTAAATAATATCTATCATAATTATCTTTTTTAACCAACTCAATTTCACCGTTACTTGCGATATATTGAAAGACATTCTCATAACCATAAGTACAATAATAATATCTTTTTTTGGTTTTCGCTTTCATATGACTTTGGGTAAAGTCTGAAAACTCTTTAAACTTTAAAGGATTTTGTACTTTTAAATGGTTTTTTAAAATTGAAAGTATTTTATTAAATTCTCTCATCTTTGGGCCCGATGGACCTGGGTCAACAATTGAACCACCCCATTCAGGATTTCCATAATGTTGACGCATAAAAGATCTAATACTATCATATACCTCATCACCTGGGAATAGAAAAATATCGGATTCAGTCATACTACCGTACTTTATAAAAGGTTTTAAACCATCATATTGGCTCATACCTTTGATATCACCATAAAGTGATGTTGTTTCCATAAAAACGGTATCAATTTTGTCACCATACTTTTCCTTCAATAATTCCCTAATTTCATGAGAACAACAAATTAAACTTAAAAGTTTACCACCAAGATAGTTATACCCAAAAGGTTGTGCTGGTACGATAATCGCACCGTTAATCATAAACTTATTAACTTCATTTGCCGTTACTTTCATACCTTCAAAAAGGTCATTTCTAGGTTTAATGGATAAAACTGGTGAAGCTAATCTAATAAAACCAATCCATTTGTTAGTGTTTGTTTCTCTAACACCCAAAGTGACTTGACGCCCAATCTGAGATTCTAGCGGTAGTGAGGTTATAATTTGAACTGCCGGATTAAACAATTTACCATCGATAACTTCGATTGAAAATTGCATATCTTTTGGTTCCATGTTAAAATCACTAAACATCATATCTGCATATTTTTCATGGTCAATATTTTCAACCTTTTCTTTTTTTCTTGCCAAAAAATAATCTTGAATAGTATCTAGATTATCATAAAAACCCATTAATCTATTTGTTATCTCCAAAGTTTCTTCTGGGGTTAATTTTGTTTCAAAAACAACACTTTTCTTGTCGGCCATATTTTTAATTATTTTACTTATTGAGCACTTTATCTTACTCTTGTAAGTATAAGTGAAATAAGTGAATCAGTAAATGGAGCAAGTAAGAAATAAAACAGGAATTACTTTTGAAAAATTGATATGTGAAGAAAAGGGGTGGAAACATAATTCTAAATCACCCAAAATTGTTTGGGCAGGTTTTGGCCGTAATAATTTTCAAAAAATAGCTTTTTTAGATTTTAAAGCAAATAAATTTATACCAACCTCAGATTCTATTTTTGAGAAATACGATGCTATTACAAAAGAAAACGAAAAAATAGAAATTAAAAAATACGATTCCAAGTATTTAAAAAATTGGGTTTTATATTCAGAACCAATTATTAAAGTAACTCGTCAAAGGGATATTGATAACGTAACCAAATATTTAGGTAACGGTGATGTTAGTTTAGGTAAAGAAAAATATAATAAATTTATAGAAGAATTACAACAATATATTGGTGATGATATCTTGAAAAAAATCATAACATCAAATATTGGAGTTCAATTAAAAGATAAATTTATACCACAATCAGAACTGGAGTATTGTTGGGTAATTAAAAGGGGTTGGATGGGGTATAACCGTCTCTCAATAGAGTTTAAATTAAAAACCCCTTGTTAAGGGGGTTTTTGTTATTTCAAAGATTCTATTTTATTAACATAATTTAGTAAAGGTTGTAAACCAGATAATCTATCTAAAACATTTCCATTTTTATAAAAGATAACAGCAGGTACACCACGAATACCTTCTTTTTGAGCTAGTGAGATGTTTTGGTCGATATCTACTTCACCAAAATTAACATCTGGATAGTTACCAACAATACTTTCTAATGCCGGAGCAAGTACCTTGCAGGGACCGCACCAGACTCCAAAGAATTTAACCACAGTTAATTTATTCTCGTTAATCATTTCGTCGTAAGTTGTTTCGTTTAATTGTTGCATAGTTTTTTTATTTATTTTTGTTATTAATTTCTAACCAATAATCCAGTACATCTTTAGCTTCTCTACCTAAATATATAACAGGGATTAATTCAAATTTGTCAGTTTCTGGGTTAAGATAAAACACACCCATCCTTCCAACCTTTTTCTTAGTCTCCAATTGAAGCAAGTAGGCATAAATCGATAATTGTAGAGAATAAACACTATACTGACAGTCCGATAAGTGTGAAACAGGTTTATTTAACCAATGACCGTATTTAGAAATGTAATTAAATTTTTTATTAGTTTTCCAATCCCAAATATTAAAATGATCATCACACATCTCAACTATATCAGCTGTGCCCGCCAATTTATGTTTTTCAGAAAATAGTATTGTTTCAGGATAAATGGTACCAGTTGTCATTGGATCAATTTCTTGAAACTTTAAGATAAGTTCACGTTCATAATCATTTTTTGGGATATAAATTTTATCGGCCAATAAATAACGTTCCATAATTTCATGAATTTCAGTACCGTATTCATTTGCTTCATCATTGATTCGTTTCCATTCTGCAAGAATTTCTTCTTGTGACATGTTTTGATACTGTTCTTTCTTTTTGGTTGGGTCTTGGTTTTGAATTGCGAGGGCAATTTCTTCTGCATTAAATTTTGGTTCCAACATAGATAAAACTGTTGTAACACTTTTAAATTTTTCTTTCGTGAACTTATGTATGTAAACATGTTCTACTGGTTCAAGATAAACTTTGGATTCCCTTTTTTTTGACATTTTTTTAAATATTACTTTCTTTAATTTTAAAAGAAGAAGATAAAACATCGATTACACCCTGACGACCAAATTCTTCATTTACTTGTGAAATATCGTAACCGTCTGCCATTTTTATTATCTTAACCTTACCGTGTAATCGACCAACATTCAATTGACTGTATATTTGTTTTGCTCTATCCCATGCATCATCATCTAATAAAACAACAACCCAAGCATTAGCTTTCTTCATCAATGAATCGTATAATTTAGGGTGTAAATCTTTTCCCAACATTGGTATTGAATTGTAAACCACAATGTGGTCAAAAGGTCCTTCAACAATATATATAGTAGAATCCCAATTAACTAATTTTTCATTAAAAATAATTTCTTCTCTTGGTAATTCAGGATTTTTATATTTTGGTTTTCTATGTTTTAACCAAGTTCTTGCTGTAAAATAATTTAATTTATCCTCAATATCATACGAAGGTAAAATAATTCTATGACTATATTCACCAATTTTAACAAAACCCATTTTATGTTTATAAATGGTTTCAGGTAGTAAACCTCTTTCTTTGGTTAAATAATTCCAAGATTCTTTATAAATTAAATCGTTTTTATTGCTGGTCTCAAAAAGTTGAAACTCTTCAGGTAAATGAATTTCTCTGATTTCTTGGATTTCTTTCTTTTTGGTTTTGGTTTCACTTAAAACAATACCTAATTGTTTTAGTTTTTTCTTATGTTCCTTTCGACCAAATTTTGTAATTAATTTCCCAATAGAACCATGTGTTTTATGTGTGCCCCCACAACTCCAGCAATTGTAAACACCTTTATTTAAATTAACCTCCATGTTACCCTTACCATCACCATCGGGCATATCTTTTTCGGCAGAACAAACCGGACAATCAAACGAATATTGATTTTTGGTTTTATTTTCTTTTCGAGGTTGTCCTAAAATTTCTTTTACAACATCCAATAATAAAGTGGATTCAATTTGCCCCATGAGCCAAATATAAGAAAAATAAATGTTTTAGTAAATTATGTAAAAATGGTAGGGGCTTTTATGCTGGTTATTTTTGGTTTTTTTCTTGATTTTTAATTTTATCAAGGTTCATGGCTGCAAGGCAAACTGCATAGGCATCACTCATATCGAAGTTTTCCTTTTTAAGTCTCATATTCTTATCATACTCCCAAACTATCTGGGGTTCACGGTCAGCAACCTTTTCCCAGATAACTTGTTTTTTATCAACATCCCAAGAATAACCACCAAAAAGAACTGGTTTTTTATCTTTCAATTCTTTTTCTTTATATGGTTGTCCTTTTTTATCAACTGTTCTAATCGCCATCAATTCTGGAAAGGCAAAAGCACGAGCGTCGTAAGAAGAAATAAAATCTGGAATAACACCCAAAACTTCTTCAACTATTTTAGATATCATACCATTAAATTTTAAAAGTGTTGCAACCGTTCTTACATTATTACTATTAAGTAACGGTTCTTCAATAATAACTTTTTGGATATCTAATTCAACGTATCTGGTTAAGACTTTTTCAAAAGCATCAACCTTTCTAAACATTTCTTCTAGTTTATTCTCTGGTTGTGGTTTTATTTTAGGTGTGATGTGTGTTAATTCCAGTAATTTACCACTTTGTTCAAATAAAGCCATACCAATTGTTCGAGTAGAAATATCTAAGCCCATAACATAAGATTTTTCAATCTTTTTACTTTCTATTTGTGACATAAAAAAACATTTTTATAATTTATTATTAACAAGGTATACCACTAACATTACAATCGGTTCTACCCACTGTAGTTGCTAAACTTTCAGCCAAAGGCCCAGATATCGGTAATTTTAAATCTAAAACTAAAGATTCACCTTCTTCTTTTATAATAGCCTTATCTGGTTTTGCTATCGCTAGACATTCACCATTTTGGTCGTGTAACGTTATTGTGGAAATCGCAATACCGCAATCTTGATTGGTACCTATGTAAGATGAATTAGTTGAGCTGACCCAATCGTTAGGCCCTGCGACAATGTTAACATTTAGGAATTCCGCCAAATCATAATCCGCCGCAACAAAATTTGTAAATCCAGATGTTGTTGTTGCACCAGTAACTGTCGTCCAATCACCATTTAATTTTGTTGTATCGAAAGCTTGTACCAATTGTTTATCAAAAATAAAACCTAAACCAGAATTCAAAAAAAGAACTCCGGCTATTCTATCATAACCACCGGTACCTAAATATTGAGTGTTACTTGGATCAGTACTGATTTGCCTAGCTCCATTAGCGTATTTATTTGTTTGGTTATACAGATAACTCCAACTATTACTAGAACCTGTTGCTCCAGAAAACGTGTTATAAACTTTATCTGACATTAAATAAACAACACCACTTTCAAAATAAGGGTATTTAGTGTTATTAGTATTTGGGTTAGTTCCTGGTGTGTATTTAAAACCAATACCTTGGTCGTTAGTCCAAGTAACTGAAGCCTCACTTGAGTACGTATCAACGATACATCCAGCACAAATTGAGGTTGTGCTTTTATTTAGGTTCGCTGGAGAATAAACAAAAGAACTATAGAGAGTTGTTGCACTAAACCCTGAAGTAGATCCAGAAAATGAAGAATTTATCGGTATTGTCATTGCGACATTTTGGCCGTAAATTCTATTACGATATCTTTCATTATCAACAACAAAAGCTATGGCACCAGAAGTATAAAAAGATTCGATTAGGCCGGCTAAAGCGGTATTTAACCAACCACCGTTACCGTATGATTGATTAATTACATTGTAATCACCCAAAGTTCTTAACGATAAATTACCCCAAAGATGACTAAGTGTACTTGTATTAAAATTAGCATCATTATAAGCGGGTAACTTATAGTAAGTAATAAATTGTCCAGGTGCCATGGTGTAAACAGAAGAAATATTAGTTTCTTCTTTTTGATATACGTTTGTTACTGGTAAAGGCATTTTTTATTTTTTTTATTTTTTTTAATTATTTCGGTTTATCTAGCACTTGTTTGTGATTGTGGTAGCGTTTTATATATTCCGTTGATTTTATAAGCGGAATCATTACCTAAAAAGTCTATCGTAACTTGTGATACTGTATTATTTTCTTTTAAATAAAAGTTTTTTTGTGTACAAGTCAGAAAAAAATCAATGTTAGGTATTGCTGGTGGTGTACTAGTTGTTATTAAATCATCATATATTCTATAAGTAAGTTTTGTACTTGGTATTGTAGGAAATAATATTGGCATAATTTAATTTTTAGATATAGATTATTGAGTTTGTCGATGTGTCATTTTCGTCATAAATAAAATTTAAAGTAACATGACCACCTATTGTATTTTGTATACTGTTAATACTATTATTAGCGACATTAACAGTTAATGAAATTGGTAGGCTATAAACTGAGTTGTTATTGGTGACGTATGTTTTGAAAAACAATTTACCCGCACTGATTAAGCCACTTAATAAAGTTTCCCCACTACCATCGACATTAAACATATTAATTGCATAACCAATTAATCCTTCCGTTGTTGGATAAGGTGTTATGGTTCTTAACGTATAAATATTGTTACCGACTTTAGCGGCAGGATAAACGGTGTCAAAACTATCTAAGTTTGGTAAATTTTCAAGTACTTTAGCTGATACAAAAGCATTATTCGCGTAATAACCCCAGGTTGGTGCAAAAGAAAAATTAAGCCCAGTATTATTAACGTTTAAGCCGTTTATTTCATTTGTAACAAAAAGTAAAGCAAATGGTGAACCATTATTTATTCTTTCATATTTTTGTTCTTTTTGGGTTCCATTTAAAGTAACAAATATTGGGCTTAAAAAGCCGATATTTTCTTCATCTTGTGAAGTATTTAATTTCCAAGATAAAAGTAAATTATTTAAAACTTCTGAAACACCGTATTGTTGCGTTGCGGTATTTAAAGTTTCTTTATAAGCCGTAACATATGAAATTAAGTTTAAATTTAAACCAGGTGACATTGTTGTGCTATATGTTGTTAAGGCGTTTAAAGCGTTAAACCATCTGGATACATTTATATTTAAGACTAAATCAGCCTCTTCAAATGGTGTACTACAACTATTATTAGTAAAAGTAATTCTTTTCCTACTGGTGACCTCAACCACTTGTGTTGGTGTTGGTGTTGTTGGAAACACTCCTCTGTAATCAGAAGCTGTGGCTTTTGAACTTGTTACTTGGTTATGTGAACCTATTAATGGTAAAATTAAACTTTCTTCAGCAGTATTTGTGTATATATGAGTGTTATCAGAAAAATCATAAGCAACTATACTATTTAATAAACCAGATGTTATTAATTTTTTGTAACCAGATTCTGTTAATGTTGTTGTTATTGTTGACATCGTTATGGTTTTAGTTCGTTTCTTAAAATTATATTATTATTTGTTATTGTTTTATTACTACCACAAATATCGACCTCTAATGAAGGGTATGCATCTACAACATAATTAAGTTCGTCATCATAAAAATTATAAGATACAATTGTATTTTCTAAACCCTTTTCAGATAATGTTTTTAGGCCTTTTTGGGTTAGTACTAAAATTAATTCGTTATTGTTACCACCTAAAAATGCCATTATATATCAAAAGCTATTTCAATTATTATTGTTGAATTTGGTACTTTTTCAATAGGGTTGTTGGTTTTACCAATTGCGACTAATTTTTTATTAACATCATAAACACCGATCTCATCTATTCTAACGTTTTGATTGGCATTTGTGGTCCAAGTAGGGTTTGTGGATGTGTTAAAAATGTTTGGTGGTACCGTAAAAGAAAATTTGGTTCTGTATTTGTTACTAGAACCGATTGCTTCTATATTGCCATAAAAAAATCTTTCGTCACCAAAATTTAAATATTCATTTTGTGCAACTTGTGGTATTTTAATGAAATCGTTTAAATTATAAGTACTACCTGAACTATTGTAAGCTGTATTTGTAACGGTGAAAGTTGTTGCCTCTAAGTTTGATGGTGTAATTCTAGTACCCGCCGTATGCCCGTTTATTTGTGAAGTGTAGTCTATTTTAACCCAAGAACTTGGGTTTGGATTTGTACCTAAACTTTGTTTTTGTACTAATAAATAAAATTTGTCTGCGTACCAACCTTGACCACCACCTAAATTCATATACGGTAGTTGACCCAGAGGTAAATTAACATTAACAGCTCTTTTGGTTAAAAGTGCGGAATTGGATGTATCTGTTGGTTTACAATCTAAAGTACTATTATCGTTATTTAAATAGTTAATACAAATAATGTTTTGACAATGTAATCCTGTTGTATAACCTGAACTACTTTCTAAAAGATATGTCACAAAAAGATTTTCTGTTGAATCTACAACACCGTCAGTACTTACTATTGTTTGGCCTTGTATGGTCGGTAACGTCCAATTTCTGTTTGATTTATATGAAAGTGCTGCTACCAATTCTTGGTCATCAATAGTAAAAATCTGTAAATTAGGGAAAACCCTACCAACCTTATTACCGTAACCATCTACTAAATTGTAATAAGATACTGTTGTGTTTTGTCCAGAAAGTTTAACAAATAATTGAGCACTTGTATCGGCCGTAAAAGTTTGGCCTATTGTTGTACCCGTTAAATTTTTATGCCACATTAAAGTTGGCATTATTAATTTTGGTGAAACAGATGTTGCGTTGTCAATATAAAGTTTTTGCCCGTATTTTAACTCACTTGTATTAGCACAAGAATCTACGTTGGTGTAATGTATAATACTAATTGCTGGTACTAAATTACAAGCCGTATTCGCGGTATATTGGTATGCAATTTCTGATGTGTAACCAAAATATTCTTTTGAACCTATGTAGGTTTCTGATCCGTAATTGTTAAATATTTCATATGTTGCAGGATTTACACCAGGCATTGGTTGACTCCAGACATTATTCATATTCCAAACACAACCACCACTAAAAAAACCACCACTACTAAATAAACTATTTTGGGTGCCACCGGTTCCTAATGGATAAAATATTACATTTGCATTATTACTAGTACTATAACCTGAAAAATTTGCAAAATTTCTATCAACGGTAACTAGTAAATTATTTGTAGATAAAGTACCTGATGTTCCTTGGACTTGGTACCACAAGTAAGGTACTGGTGTTGTTAAATCTACAACCGCAGGAGCTCCTTGTATACTTAACTCGTTATTACTCATTTTAACCATCATGATATCACCAATTTTTGGTTCATAACTATTTAACCCATATGTTGGTCCTTGTTTAACAGGTACGGTATTGCTACCAGTCATCCCTGTTACTGGTATTACGGTATCTGCTTGAAGCACATGACAAACAGTGTCAGTACTTGCAGTATATTGTATTGTAGTACCACTACCATATTCAAAAAACCCTAATTTAGGTGCAGTAATTAATGTATTTAAAATTACTGGGCTTAGCGTTGGTATTGATGAGTAAGTTGTTGTTGCGTTAGGTGTTGGCTTAATCGGTGTTTTAATATCAGGATTGTCTGCTTTGGCTCTAATAATATTTTCTAAACTAATATTGTAACTAGAACCAAGTGTAGTATAATCAATGTTTGAATCACCTAATCTAAATGTATCAAAAGTCAATAAACCCAAAGAAAGTAATCGTTTACCTTCATCAGTTAATCTTGCTGAAATGACAGTACTGGAATTTTTATCTATATAACTCACTTTTTATTTTTTTTTATAAATATCTAATTATTATTTTTTTTATTTAATTATTATACTAATTCCTTATTTGTAAAGTATTTTTTACGTAATTTAACTATGGATGTTTTACCAGGTATTAAACCGAAATAGTAATAAGGTATGTTTGACCTTGTGTTTTTATTGTTTCTATTATTAGCGTCTGTTATAGTATCAAACGCTGAACTATTTGCTGATATTTCAGAATAATCACCAGGTACTGTTGACCCCATATCAGGCCATGCCAATCCACCATCCCAATTATGTAAGGAGTAACAATTACCGTTTCTACCACCACAAGGACTAAATCTGTTAGCTAAATCTAATGTAACCTCAAAACCACTATAAGCGTTAGAAGCGGTTGGGTCATCATCTATTTTTGGTGAATTAGCTATTGGATTGTCCTCGCTAAACGGTGAAAAATTTTCAATACCGTCATTATTTATATCACTCAAAATAACGTCATTATATATTTTAGAAACTTCTTTAATAAAAAAATAGTTTTCTGGTAATAACTCATATTCATGACAACCTTGTTGTGTTGTAAATAATCCTCGTAAACTACAATCTGATGTTAAAGCTAAATATTTTAAGACATCAGTTGGATCTTCGTAAGAAGATTCTTTCATTGAGTTTACCCATAAATTACTATCCCAACCACGTTCAAAATAAGTACCTGTATAAAAATTAGGGTTTTGGGTTAACGGGTCTAAGGTCGAACTATTTATTATTGCGTTTTCAATGTCAGTTAATATATCTGGACACATTTCAATTCTACCTAATGAAACTATTTTTGTCGACATTAAAGTGTTACAATAAATAACATCATCAACATCTACGGAACCAACTTTACCCGCCTCTACCGCTCCATTGTGCATACTTGTTTGGTAATCTGGATTTGGATTTGTTAAAAGGTATTGTGCTACAAGTAACGAGAAGCCCACTGAACCACCACCTAAAAAGATTGGTATTCTAACTGGATCGTCAAAAACCCATTGTATAAAACCAGGGTCATTACTTAAACCAGGGCCTCGTAACAAACATTTATTACATTTAGTACTCTTAGTGTCTAAACAACAACTAACGTTTTTATAACCGTCAGCACCATTTTGATCCGCACCTGGTCCACAAAATTTTTCTTTTCTAACCTCTCCGGTACGTCTTTTAAATTTTGTTTTATATTTAAATTGAAATAAATAAGCGGTACCAATAATCCAAGAATCAGCAAAAACTCGTCTAATAACACTTCTATTTTCTGCTACTAATAATTTAGCACAACATTCCCATTCTTTAAGTGCGGTTAAACAAGAATTACTGTCCACAAAATCATTAGGGTCTTGTGCGGGTAAAAAACTACTTGTGGAACCGTTTTGGCAATTACAAGCTGATGAAGCTAACTTACCACACATAGCGTTTCCGATACCTACTTTTAATGTTATAAATTTTGGTCTGCCTCCACATCCAACACTTGTGCTGTTACAATTTTTTAAATTTATTGGTACTAAATCGGAACCCCCTGGACCACAACCCTCACCCGGTAAATTTATAGTACCAATTAATTTACCTAACCAATTAAAAGGGCAAATACTAATACAAAAACCAATAATCGGTACTACTTTGTTAATTACTGGTATTGTTACTTCTACACGAAAACAAAAGCCAAAACAAAGTGATATCAATGTGATTAAAAGCCTCAATAAAAAGGCAAAAACATCTATACCTGCGGCAAGTAAAAAATATAATATATCAAATTTAAATATTGCATTTGTATAAGGGAATAAATTATTATCGTCAGTAACATCGGTGTTTTTAATACCTACGAAACTAAATCTATTTTGGCCTTTTTTATATTTTTTTATATAATGAGCTATGGTATAAACTTGTTTCCATTCAAAAAGATGAAAATCTAAATTTATTCTAGAATTTGTGTATTCAGTTAAACCATCGAATTCTGGTGATACAACAATAGATTGTGAATCTACTTGGCCGTAATTATATTGTGTAATATCATCAGTAAATCTTTGGTCTTGTGTGCCGTTTGCGTCTTCGATCTTACCCGTATCCACAATACCTTCAGTACCCCCAAAATCTTTACCTAAACTCGGAAAAAACATAGTACCGGTTTTAAATTTTTGATTTTCATTACCTTCAGAAAATTTAACCGCAAAACGATACATTCCTTTTGTTGCAATACCAATGCTAGGGTCGGGTGATGGTACTAATTCACCAAACTCATTGGTTACAACGTGGCAGATATTCATTGGTAACACGAAAGAAAAAGTACCATCCTCGTCTATTAATTGACCGCCTTCAATATCAAAAGTTTCTAATTTTATTGGTTGTATTTTAAACTCTTCCGTCCATTTTATTGGATTTATTTCACTAGCTCTAATTATGTTTATTCTTCCTGGGCCAGTTCTTAATTTATTTTGATCACCCATGTCATTTCTTGGGTTACAATTTTTACCTAACGACATTCTACCAGAGTCAGTAAATATTGAGCCAAAAAATAAAGAACTATATTTTAAATCAAGGCCAGTATCAAAATCTGCTCTTGTTATCCCAACGGTACAAGTATCAGTGTCACCCCAAAAAGGTATTACATCTAATGATATATTTGTACTTTTAATCTGTGGTAAAACATCCAAATTAATTGAAGGTTTAAATTCAGTACTGGAATCAAACAATTTTTCAGGTGAACCTTCAGCAATTAAATCATAAGGTCTAACACTTGCGACACCAATATCACTAAGGTCAACATCTATATGTAATGTTTGCTGCCCTATTGGTACGCCGAATAACATAAAATCACCAGCCGCATTTGTTTTTGTTGTGTATTTATAATACTTTTCAAAAACTTCTAAAACTAAATCATTATCTAAAACTTCTTCTTTTGTTGGAAAGGTTCCTACAATTCTATTTAAATTACAATTAGATTGGCTTGGTAATAAATTATATCTAATACCCTCTGAATTTTTATCTGTTGGTTGTTTAAAGGGGTATAAGCTATTTATTAAAGCGTTTCTTTGGTCTTCATCTGTGACAGGTATAAAAATAGAAACTTTTGCATTTGGGATACCGAATCCTCTATTAGCAATTACACGGCCAACAACCGCACCGTAATTCGCACAAAAGGTTTGATAAACATTCTCTTGTGTAATTCTTAAACTTAAAACCTCAAGAAAATCAAAATCCTGATTAATATTAACAGTAATGTTTTTGTTTTCTCCCGGTGTTGTTCGTAACCTTATAGATTTATTTGCCATTAATAAGTATTATTAATTAATCTACTAGTTGTGCTAAAAAATCCTTCGGAATGTGCACAAGTTTTTATTTTATTATTTAAATAAGCGGCATATACAGCTTCATTAATCACTCTAAACCTATAATTATTATTTAAGGCTATTGAAGTTATGGTTGTTGAATAATCACCAACACCACTTATAAATGGTAATGTTTTTTGGTAATAAACTGAAGTGTATCCTGAATCACTTTTTAACGCGACTTCGACTTTAAAATTAGAAGTTACGTTTGTTGGTATTGTGGTTGGTACTGTCCAGTTTATGGTAAATTGATTTGTTGGTATTTCGCCATAATCATTACTTGTTAGTACTGCGTTTTTTGATACCGTGAAAACCGAAACAACGTCACCAATAACAATTGGGTTTGTATATGTGTTATCAAAAATCAACATATTGTCGATAGAAGTGCTTTTAAAAAATTGTTGTCCCTCAACCATTTGTACACCATTTACGGTTAAGAAAACCGCATTATCTGGGTCTATGGGTTGAGTTAAATACATTTCTTGATTTCCAGTTATTGTATTGTAATTCATTGCCAAAACATAACCTGGGTTTGTATCTGTAGTTATTGTTGTAACTAATAAAGTATCCACAAACCATTGATTTAAAGCACCACCTAACGGGTTTGGTGGCCCAACCAAATAATTAGCAACTAACCAATCTGTTGATTTTATAGGTGCTATATTAATTTCAACAACTGGTGGGCTTAATAACCCATTATAATATATTAAAATATAATCACTTCCTTCGGTTAATTTAACACCGTTAAGAAATAACATTATGTTTTGACTAACAGGTAATTCACGAAGTAAAAAATAATTTAACTGATTGTTTATTGCCTGTGGGCCTTGTGGCCCTGGTAAACCATTGGCCAATAAAACGTCTTGGAGAAAATTATATTCCTGTCTAGGGCCTTCTGCTGGCCCACTCAAAACAGGTGTTGGTGGGTTTATGGTTGTTGCAAAATAATAATCAGTATTGTTGTTAAATAAGTTTGTTTGGTTGGTAGAATTCCAAGTGTTAAAACTTTGTCCTGGGTTACAGGTTTTCGAATTAAATGTATAGTAAGGCCTAACGAGATATTCGTTCCAATTTTTAGATATGTTATTAAACGCGGAAAAACTTTGTGTAACTGTTAACCCTGTAATTTCATTAAAAGGTATGCATTTATTAATAAACTCTTGTCCGGGTAATAATGGACTTATAGGTGAGCTATCTTTAAAAAACTGTTTAGGAAATATTTTATAACAAAAATTACCAGTGTAAGATGTGAAACTTGTATCACCAGTAAAAATAAATTTAAAATTAAAATTCGGTGTGTAATCTAAATTGTAATTAGCCAAATCAGTTATAATAACGTTTGTTGTTGCGGTAGTTGTTGCGGTAGTACTACCACTAACATAGTAACAAAAAGTAGTGCCTGCGGATATAGTATATCCAGTAGGGCATGTTAAAAAATTTAAAACATTGTAAACAAAACCTGTTGTACAGGCCGTATTAGGTGTTAAGGTGTTTAGTTTTGTAATACCACTTGTATAATATTGTGGGCCAATAAAAGATTCTAAACATAAGTTTACCTCTGTGTTGACATTATAAACATTACTTAAGCCGATATCACGTAAAACAATTTCAGCCTCTTGTGTCTCTAACGGTACATTTTGCTTATTTTTAGTATTTAAACATAGGAAACCCATTTATTTTTTATTTAAAATTGTGTTATAGTGTTAGGTGTTGTAAATCTACTCTGATATGACAACATGTCAATATTAGAATCTTCTTCAGTCACGGTATTTGGTGTGGAACTTGTATTACCTAAATCTAAAATTGTTATAGTATTGGCGTTAGAATTAGTAGGTAATTGTCCACTATAACCACCAGAAGGTGCTGACGTTGCTGTTGACGAAAACACTTCTGGACTCGCGTAACTTGTAACTATGTTTGTGTTATTTGAAGTGTTTGTTGTTTCTTGAATTGTTACAAAAGATAGTTCACTTTCAGTTAAATCAAAAGCACAAGTATCAATAACGGTACAAGGGTCGTTACACCATCTTTCACCCGCAACCCATATAGTTGTTGCTGGTATAAATTGTTCCAAAAATGGCGTCCAAAAACTTTGAAACTGTTTTTTATAGTTTTCAAGTTCTAATAGACTTAAATAAGAAACTGTTACTACGGTCGTAGCCGTGGTTACCGAAACACCACTATAACAAAAATTGGTATTGGCTGACAAAGTATATCCTGTTGGACAAGTTAAACTTGTACCACTAATTGGGCAGTCAGCACACATATTAAAAATCAACCATAACTCTTTAGAGTTTAAGGTTAGATTACTGTGTTTTTCGTAGACACTTGATTGTAAAAAATAATTAGTATAACGCCAAGGTATTTCAGCGTCAGGGCTAGGTGCGAAAATTCTATTTATTGTACCTTCACCACTTATTAAACCAAAACTACCATCTGCTCTTTCTATGTTATCGTACTCAGAAATACCTATTTCCGCAATACCTGGATTATAAACCCAAGATTTTTTATTATCAATAACTTTTGTTATTCCATAACCTGGGCATTTTATATCATTAACAATCGGTGATTCTGTATTTCCACTACATATTATTGATATCTTATCGACGTAGATTTCATATTGACAACAACAATTTAAACCGGTATCTATTTGTAAGTTAATATCAAAATTAACGGTATCAGTCGAAGGTGGTAATGTTGCCTTTAATTGTATCCAATTGTTAAAATTATTAACACTTGAATTATAAGTGTTTACTTGTGTTAAAACACTATTTAAATCAGGTTCAGATAAATTTATTCTAGCCGTTATCGGATTTAAATTATCATAACAGTTAATTATACCAATTTCATTTGCCATGTTTATAAATATTCAAAATTGTTAAATTTGACATAATCCTGTTCGTGATTTTTGTTGGCCAAAAATAATATCATTAATAGCCCCATCAGGTAATGAAGTATCGGTGCCAGATGGTATTGTAGTAGTTGGGTTTGTTGGTGATGTGCCACTATTAGGTGGCGGTATCGGTACTATATTTGTATCACCAGCTAAAGTTGGCACTGTCGTACCTAAATCGGGGAGAGGTGTGGTATTGTTGTTAAAGTCTGGAAAAGGTATAATATCACCTGGTATCGTTATCGTGTTTTCGGTGTTGTTTTCATCTACAATGATATCTGGTTCTAATTCTGGTGTGTTAGGTAATGAGACCGCGTTTTCTGGTGTTTTAACATAAACCCACATATAAAGTTCAATATCACTTTCACAAGGTTGTAATTCTATTTTACTTTCGTTTAATGTAAAAGTTGTAGGTAAACATTGATTCGTGGTTGTTTCGTTTGCGTAACAATAACTTTGTGACCAAAACCAATTTAAATTGTTTTCATTTTTTAATTTTAAACAACATTCTTGCGTTAATAATGTAGGGTTTGTTGTTGTATTATAATCTTTTGGGACAACGATTTGTACTGGATTATTATTTAAATATACATTTATTATTTTTACATCAGTTAAATTACAAACATCTGAAGTTGGTGGTTCGCTAGTTGGTTGTTGGCATAAACAGTTAGTACCATCCCAAAAAGAACCTGATATTCTATTACATTCAGCTTCAGATGGGCTAGTTAGATTTCCGGTTGTAGAACCAACATTTAAATAAACGCCACCGTTAGAAGCTAAAGCATTACTTAATAAAGTTCTGGCCGTATTTCTATCGTTTTGATCTGACGACGTTAAATTATTTTTTACAAATAAACTATCTGTATTAGATAACCCAATAGATAACCCAATAAAAATAAAATTATTAACAAAAAAAGATTCATTCGCGATATCGACAAAATCTTCTAAAGTGCCAAAACAAAATGGATTTTTGGGTTCATCAACCACACTGACATCACACTGACATATACCGTTGGTAAATGTGTAGTTTAAACTCGCACAACATATTTCATCAAGTAATCCACCGGTATCAAAATAAACCGAAAATGATCCTGAATTATTTGTTAAATCTTGTAAGTTAGCAAATAATGTTGGGTTGGTAACTGATAAACTTTGGCCAAATTCAGATGTATAAATGTTATTCCAAGTATTAAATCCGTTTGAATCAATACAAGTAACTTGACCACCGCCAGGACAAGTTTGCGTTGGTGGTGTGTAGTTTAAATAACATTTATTATCTATATATGTATAAGTGCCTGGGCCCGTATATTGTGACAAACTGTTAACAGTACAACAATTACCGTTTCTTATCGACTTACCTTGAAATAGTATTTCACCGCTTTGTGTTATAGTAAATCCTACTCCACTAGAGAAACAATTAGAAATATTATCGTCTTTTGAAATATTTGTGCTACCTATTATATTTGTACTTCCTATTAATGGCATGTTATTATATTTTTAAAAATGATTTAACAAGGTTGTGGCCCTAAAACCGGATTACCATTTGTGTCTATATAACAAGATGGAGCGTTTGGATCCACGTCAAATTTATTTGTTATTGTTAATTGTGAAGAACCGATAATATAGGAATTGGTTTCGTTTATAAAACCATTTAGATTATTGGCCGGTACTTCATAAATTTCACTATATGAACCTAAAGAACCAGAATCTACACCACTGGTTGTGATTTTATATAGTGATCCACTGTTATGGTTAATTAAAGAAGTTATATTTGTATTATTTATAATACTATTAACATCTATATTAACGTTAAAAAGTAATTGTTTTCTAAACTCTAATCCACCTTTTTCAATGTTAAAATAGTTAACGTTATCAATATATTGGTTGTCAAAATTATATTGATTTATAAAAAATTGATTAGATAATTTTGTTATTGTTATTAATTTTTTTGGTTGACTATTTGTTATGGATATGTAACGTATTTCTTCGTTTGAATTAATTAAAGTATTTGTTGTTGCTTTTACCAGAGAAAATTCTTCGGTATAAGTTAAATTACCGTTTGCAACAGGTGATTGATATCCATTTAGTTTTATTAATTTTCTTGTTGAACCAATTATAGCGACTGAATATAAATCATTACCGCTAATACTTAATCCGTATAACCTGTCAATGTTTGTTGGTTTATTAATTGTACCAACTAATGAATAGGTGAAAGGATTTAAAGTTATGTTGTAAATAAGTAATTGTGTACCTAACTGGTTTAAAATATAAAGTCTACTACTACTAAATGTAAGTGACATAAATCGCCAACCAAGTGTACTGTCATAGATAGGTGCAAATTGTGGTGGTAAATTAAATAAAAACGTTTTAGTACCAATAAAATTAAAATAATTACCGCCAATTGATGTTGTATTCAAAACAGAACTAAGATTACGTTTATAAATTTCACCGTTCTGAGTTATATAAATAACGTCTGTAGATCCAAAATTTATTTCTTGTGATTGTTGGCTCAATGTACATATGCCATTCAGGTAAGTAGTTGTTTGATTAGTTACCCCCGCATAGGATTGACAACAAGTTTGTGAAAGGTTTTGGCCGGCATAAGTAATTACACCGTTATTAATTATTAAATCTTCACTATTAAAATTAGGACATACCCAACATTTAGCTGCCATTAAACATTTATTTTTTTTATTAACCAGATGTTGGGGCCGTTTCAGCCGTTTGATCTGTTATTGGTATATTACCATTGTTTGTTGTCTCCGCGTCATAATAATAAAAACCAAGAGATGTACAACATTCTTCTACATTAGTATTCGGTGGGAACACAACCTCAAGTACAGGCCCTGATTGTGATAAAGAAGGTGTTGGGCATTTTAAACATTTACCACTAGCACTATCATATGTAAAACCAAAATCAATACAACATGTTTGACTTAACGCTGTTGTTGTTTCAGTCTCTGGATTGTAAGCAAGTAAACCATCGGCACTTTCTTTAATGTTTTGTGGACAAGCCGAACAATAAAATTTACTGTTCGTTATAGATGTTACATATTGTTGAGCAACGTTATCGGTAAACGATCCTACTATTTGCCCACTTTCATTGTATATGTTTATTTTACTAGGTTCTAATAGACTACCATTCCAGTTAAAACCTAAAGAAATACAACAAGTTTCTGACATTAATTGCCCATCAATAGTATAAACATGTGATACCTCTTCGTAATTATTACAAGGGTCTTCAAGGGACTTAACGCAATAGTAAGAACCTTCATATTCAACTAAGTTACCACCCTTAGACTGGCAACATTGATTATTTCTTATTGTTATGACATTTTCGATATTTGTGGTATCTACCACTAAACAACCATTTTCAGTAAAAAAAGGTGTTAATATTTCTAATACAAAATCTTCCGCGGCTTTATTACTATTTAAATCCCATCCTAAACTTTCTGCATAAGCTTCTATTTGACTTTCCGAAAATAAATCAATGTATTCTTGTGGCGTACAAACCTCCGTAACAGTTTGTGGGCACCAATAACATAAACCATCTGGATCTACATAATGTTGGCAACACCTAGTATCGTCTAAAGGTTTGTTTGTTTCTGTTATGTAAACAAAACCATTTTCATTGTATGATAAATTATAAGTACAAGGGTTACAATTTTCTGAACCGTTACCTGGTTTAAATTTAATTTTTAATGAATCGTTATCATCTGAAGATACAGGTAGATTTGGGCCTTCAACATCACCATAAGTAACAAGGCCCGCTTCGATTATAGTGGCATTACTAACTAATGTACCGTAATTAGGATATGTTGGCAAAGTTCCAACGGTAAAATTACCTTTATCAAAATCAGTAAAACTATTTTTTATTGTGGTTACGGTTGTTAAACCAGTTATAAAATCATTAAAATTTGGTACGAAACATTTAAATTGGTTTAAATATTTGGTTCCTATATCGTAAGGCCCGTAATGTGGATTGTTACCTTCAGTTTTCTCATTACCATTGTTATACCAATAACCGTCATTTTGAAAATAATTATCAATTGTTTCTGTTAAAGGCAAAGGAAACCCTACGTCGTCCATGGGTATAGGGTTTACGTCTAAAAAAGAAAATGTCGGATCGTTATATATTTTTTGTAACTCATCAAATACGTTAGTTGTGTCTAACCTGTTAGAAGCTAAATAAACGTATTCATCCAGAGAAACCATACACTCTGGTATTTTAAATAAGTTTAGTAAAAATTCAATTACCTTTCTTGTACCTTTAGATTTGTATAACCACCATGCGTTTATAACTAATCGTCGCCATAATTCAACATCTAATTCTTTTGCGGATAAACTTTTAGAATAACCACTAAAACTTGTTGCGTTTGTTGTTAAAATTTGTTGTTTAAGGTCAAAATCATTAGTTGTTACAGTTAATAAAACATCAAAACCTAAATTTTTTGCCAATATTTTAATTAATTCATCGGATGTGTTGTCTAATTTATCGTAAGTTACAACATTTGCAAAAGAAATACCGTCAATATATTTTTTAACTTCATCAAATTCACGACCATAAATTTTTAACAATTTAGTTACTTTCATACCATAAACTGGGTCACCGCCTCCGTTGGTATCAAACTCATGTATAGATTCTGAAACAAACCTTCTTGATACTAAATCAGTTTTATTGGCGTCAAAAGTTGAGGCCATTTCAAGTAAATTTTCAAGATATAAAGAATAATCACGAGTATTAATGTCAATATTATACCCATCAGTAGTTGGCCAAGTTAATGTTTTAGTAGACGTAAAAGTAACACCGTCAGATTCTACAGGAACATCAAAAGTAGAAGTGTATATTGGTGTTGTTAACCTATTTAAAAGTATTCTTTCAAAATCATTTAATTCGTTAAAAAACAATTCAACTTCTAAATCGTTAGGTCTTAATAAATAACTTAAACCACCAAAAGTAGAAGCTGTTAAACTTGGGAACGGATTTCCTTTTGTTGTTACTTGTATATAAGGATTTGTGGTTGTTGAAGCAGTATAACCAATAACATCATATGTACCACTATCGGATTTTATTACGTATTTATTAAAACTATAGTTTAAATTATATATTTCACCAGTTCCTGGTGGTGTTAAATCTTCATCTAAAATAAGTTGAAAAGGATTACTAACGATTGATTTTGGTATAACAAAAGTACTTGTGTCGTTACCACTGTTAAAATTAAAACTTAAAACTGTATTTAAAGGTACATTAGAATTTAACGTCGGGTTTAAATAAACACCTCCTTTCCATTTTGTAATTATACTTTCTACGGTAACCCTTGCATATTCATAAAAACTACCAAAATAAACATACCTATCTATTCTATTTGGGTTAAAATTTAATCTAACAAATATTTCATTTGACAAAAAATTTTCTGAATCTTCTTCAGTTAAATTTAAATTTGTTAAATTGTAGTAATTAGACCATTCACCACCTAGTACAAAATCTTTAACTAATCTACTTTCTAAGTTTGTTGTAATTTGAAAGTTACCAAAAGTAAAAAAAGCATTAGGGTCAGTAAACTGTAAGCCTACAAGATTTGGTGAAAAATCACCTTCTCTTTTTTTATAGGCTTCTGTTAAACTTCTTGGTACTACTTTAATTCTTGCCATTACGTTGTTGATAAGTTTGTTATAGTATTAAAATCTTTAGTAAAATCAATTGTAGCAACTTCTTCTCTAACTTCATAAAGTGGTTCATTGGTAAATTGATCTTGTATTTCATAAAGATTATATTGTTTGTATATATTATTTTGGAAATCATAAATAGTGTACTTACCGTCTTGGATAGATTTTGTTTGATTACCAAAAATACCATAAGCCAATGTTTCAGTATCGTATTCAACCATTTCTAATTCTATTAAAATTGGGTTAAAAAAAGTGTTACTGATAGATATTGCCTGACCCGGTGTTCCTATATTTGGAAATTGGTTAGGCACCACTGTTGGTGCGGAACTAGGTGTTAAGGTACAGAAAACTAAATTAGAACTGTTGTTAAAACGATATCTAACTGATGTTTGTGTTGTTGTAGAAATATTAGCGTTTACCACTTCAGTACGATTTGCTGAAGTTATAATTCTAAAAAAATTAGGTATTCTATTTCCTGTGGTATCATAATATTCAACACGATAACCAATTAAAGAAGTAACATCTTGTACGCCTAATTGTGTTGCGTCTAAAACTATTCCCCTAACATCTGGGAAAGCCGCTAAAACACCACAAGCAGTAATTACTGTTTTAATTTCTCTTGGTTTTATAACGATATTGTAAATACCTTTAGTTGAAAAATTAGAAACAGGTAATTGTAAATTATATAAACCATCAAATAAAGCGACACCATTCGCATTTGGGTTTGGATCATTAAATCTTGATATAACTTGTGATGGTGATAATGATTGTAAAGGTAATGTTGGGGCAATATCTCTTGATGGTGAATAAGTATAGTATATTTCCATATCGCTTGGTGAGACAGTTGCCGCTCTTATTGTTCCGTAATTTCCACTAGCCATTTTTATTTTTTTTTAAATACTTTTAATCACATTGTAATAACCATTCCTGTATTCTTCCAAACTACCAATATTTTTTATTGTTGACAATCTGGAATGTTTTTCAAAAATAGCTAAACTGAATCTTTCAATAAATAGTTGATTATTTATTTTTGGTGGAAAAATCATGCCCATTTTTGCTTCTTCTTTTATTGCATTTATATTTTGAGTAACATCGTTATTTACAAAATATTGAAACGTTGTTGGTAAGGAAGTAACAGTGTTATTGTTATCGGTTACTATTGTTGTTATATAATTTACACTATCTAATGTATAAAATATTTGGTTAATAGAACCGTTGGTATTATAAGTAATGTTTGTAACACCATTTACGCCTACCTTATAAGGTTCTGTTGTACTATATCTTGATATTTCAGAAAGTCTGTTCGAAGTTGTACCAGTTATCATAATTAAGGAATTTTAAATATTCTTTTAAAAGTACGCCATTTAGCGTCATTGGTGGGGTCCGCTGAGTCAACCCAAATTACCTCTAAAACAATTTGACTTCCAGAGGCGTGTGGGTTACTATCTAATATTTGACTTCCGCAAGGGCTACCAGTTAAAACCCCTGGGCAAACATAATTTTGACCGTCTGACCATTTTATTAAATAAAAATTATATCCAGTTGGATTTGATATACTGGCTCGTAATTTACCTCCACCTATGCTAGTAATTCCAACACTTGATGTATAACTATGGTTTACGCAATTTTTTATTGTGGTTTCACATTCTAAATCTGACGCAACAACTTCATACCAACCACTAGATAAAGCATATAAAGTGGTTGAATTTGCCAAAGCATACCCACCGCCACCGACAGAGGAATTCTCGATTGTATACCCACAACCTGTATCAAAAACCGGGTCTGCAGAAACATTATAAACAACAGAATTATTTTGTGTTATACCTCCACCACCAATAACACTAAAAGTAAATTGCCCGTCTGGGTCTGTTGGTGTGTCACCATCAAAACCATCTGTTTGGGCATTACTAGTGCTATTAATTGTTATTGTTATCGCGGGTATCGGTTGTGTTATTGAAACGTATAAATCAAATTGCTGTCCCACAGCGTCTATAATTCTAACAATATATGCACTGTTTATTTGTGTTATATTATTAAAAATACCAGTAATGTTTTGGTCTATTGGTACTGCTGGCGTACCAGACAACAATTGATAGGTATATCCTGTACCGACGACACCACCAAAACCTTCAACTTCTATCTCACCAGGGGTACCTTGGCAGTCGATATCTGTTTTTGAAATTGTTCTGCCAGATAAAGGTTCTGGTAATTCCAAGGTGAAAAACTCAGTCACAATCGTACCGTCAGAATCAGTGACAACTACATAATAACTACTACCCAAACAAATATTTGTTATTTGAGAGTTTGTACTGATTATTGGTGTTGTTGTACCGGCTGAATACCAAGCATATGTATAAGGTGGTGCACCACCAGTGACCGTCACCGTTGCAGAACCGTTACATATATTGTTTGTTGCGTTAACTTGGCTGTTATCAACTAATAAATCACTATCTAAAGCAGGTGGTTGTTGTATATAATAACTTTTAAAAGTTCTATTACAATCTGCGTCTATTATTTTTAACGTATAATTACCAGAATAAAGGTTATTAATATTATAACTACCAGTGCTATTAAAATTAGGGCCTAACCATTCTATTTCTAATGGGCCTGGACAATCTGGTGTATTTAAATTTGTTACGTTTATAACAATACTGCCGTCGTTACCGTTATAACTTGTTACGTTAGTTATTGTTGGTGTTACCTGGCATTTATTTGTTGTTTTACAGTTTTTTTGTAAACTTCCATCATAAGATAAATCCCAAGAAGATGTAAAACCAGTAATAACATCATTGTTTATATTCGCAACATCGGTATAAATCCCCGTATTAAATAAATTTTGTGTTATAAAAATAGGGAAATTAAATGTTTCAGCACTTAAATTATGGTAACGATATTTTTTTTTAATTATTTCCATCAATCAATAACCAATTGTGTTAAAAGTATATTATTACTGCCGTTGTTAGGTGAGAAATTATAGTATCCCGTATTTAATTTTGGGTTTTTGATTACTATGGGTACTCGTCGCCAATTTAAATTGTTAACATAATCTGAAATATCTATTTGCCCATATTGTAGTGGTAAATTTATAAAAGTTAATATCTTGCCTATTTTTGCGTTAAAAAACTTTGCTTCCATATAGACAGTTCTATTTGTGTTATTTTTTATAAAAAAATCATCATTACGTAACCAATAAAGTTCATTAAAATCTATTTTGGGTTTTTTAGTTTCTCCCACATCTAAATCTTCGGTAAACAATAATTCGCTATTTTCTGTATCATTACTATCATAAAAATATAACCTAAAAAAACTATTTTTAAACCCTTTCCTCCTTATTCTAATATCAGTTTCATTAAAACCAGCTGAAACGTAATCACTAAAAAACCCAACACTGTCCCAGAATCTAAACTCAATGGTTAAATCTTTATCTGGGTATATATATTTTGTTGTTTCAGCATCAAAATAAGGGTTAATAGCTTTTTTAACTTCAGTCTCTATAACTTTATTCACGTCCTCAGCATAATCAACAGGTAAAAAAGTCATACCGATAGGTATAACAATTGATTTATAATCCTCAGTAAAAGTACCACCACTTACTACTATTGTATTTCCAGTGGTTTTAATAAAACTATTTTGTATTTGATACTTAATTAACATTCTACGTTTAAATTATTTGGATCGATGTTTATGTCTTCAGTTGGTGTTACAATATTTACTGGGTTTTGCCTTCTAACAAACAAATTATGGTTAAAATAAAAATAATGAGCATCATTAAGAAACGGATACTCAACACCATTGGTAAAATCCTGATAAAACCCTATAGGTAGTAAATCACGCCAAGCAATGGTGCCATCGGTATAAGTTACAAAATCGGCCGGTAAATTTATAACCGCCTCATTTGGTTGTGCATATTCTATAACATTTGAATATTTTCTAATTTCTAACCTTTTAAAAGGTTTATAATAGTAACCATCGACACTGTTTACTAAGGCAATTCTGTTAATAACTTCGGCAGATATTTTTTCGGTTATTTCTAAACTGTTATATTCAATAAAATCTCCAATATATTTACTACCAGGAAATGTAACAACTTCATTGTTTATTATTGTTTCAGTTCTGGCTGATAATTTTTCAATGGTACCTATTGTGTTGTTTTTTGCTTTTGAAATTCTTTCGATAAAATTTGTTGAATTCGCAGTGTTTCTGTTAAAATCCCAATGGCTTGTTACATTACCCCAGGGATATGGTTTATCACCTGATCTTTTTATAATTCCATAATATAATTCAGATATTTCTGCATTATTATGATTTAATAATTTTTTAACATTTATATCTTGGTTGAATTGAAAAAGAAAAGTTTCATTTATAACCCCTGTTTTATAAATTGTTTCCGCGAAAGCACATGGATAGACATCATAATCATTTGTGGTTAAGACTTCAAAACTTCTAACATAATATTCTGATGGTGTCGCGTCAAGTTTTCGCCATTTTGGCGTTTGGCTAAACCCAATAAGTTGTCCTTTTGTGTTTGAACAATTTAATCTTATTATAAATTTATTTGGGCTAATAATGTTATAAACATGCCATAATCCATTAATCTTGTTAACAATAGGTACTCTTATATCAACAAAATTATTTTTTAACAAATTATGTGGCCCATTTGTGGTAACCATTGTATATTTTGTTTCACCAGGTAAGTAACTACCAGTTGTTGAACCACTAATATCGGTAGCTGCTATGTTAACAATGTTTGCGGCATTGTTAAACGCAACATCATCAAATGAAACATTAACAACTCTAAGAAATGAACCACTACCTATTATTGGCCCACTACTTATTGTGTTTAAGGTTATATCTGTTGTTAAGTTTTTATTTTCAATACCTAACTCCAAAACTTCATGAAACCCTTGTATGGGATTTATATTGTTATTACTATATAAATAAATAAAATCACCAATATTTAAATTGTGTTTTTGTTGTCCAGATATTGTATATTTTTGATCATTATTTATTAAAGTCGACCCAATTGTTAAATAATCTAACCCTCTATATGCTTCGGCGTTTCCAACAATTAAATCATAATTTTTTTCAACTGGATATAAAATTTGCATAACCCAATTAGCTGGTGACGGTTTAAAATTGTTTCTACCATAACCATAGAAAAGTGGATCCCAATAACTTGTTGTCGCACCAGTTGTTAGTTCATTACTTGTATAAATACTTAATTTACCGTTTATACGATATTTTTTAGAAGCTTCCCTTTCTTCTTGAAATACCGTTTCTTGGTCAACAATCTCTATAAAGTCGTATTCGTTTAAAGGTTTTTGATTGTTGGTTAATTCTACTTGTAAATTAGTATTAGAATTAGTTGCGGTTTTAAATCTTTTACTACCTATTATATTTGCATAATTATTATTTTCCATTAAGATTTAGTTCTTACACGAATATCAGTTTCAGGAAATTTAATTTCAAACATTGTGTCAAACTCACCAAATAAAGCATAATCAGCTGTTAAATCAATTTGCCTGGTTGTTTCATCAATATAGGCTTGTGAGGTAACATTCGAGGAATAAACACCAGAAACTTTATTATAAACTTTAATATCCATAACGTTTAAAACGCCGGCAACATTATTAATATCTTCTACTAAATTTGCCATAAAAATATTGTCACCCATTTGCCACTTTTGTATTGAGAAATAATTTTTAACGGTGTTGATAACATTATTTATAATCTCACCTTGATTTAGTGCTTTATCGGTGTAAAGATCAATATCTAAAGCTAAATTTATGATTCTACCATCTCGAACTAAAACGTAGTCATTTATCATTCGATATTCCGCCAACCAAGAAGCCATATTTTCTTTTAGTGTATTGGTTGATGAGTTGTTTAACTTACCAGCTGAATCTAAACCTAATATTGCAAATTCTATTTTATTTCTATTTTCTGCAACTTGCATCCTAAAAGGAACACCGTATTTACCAGGCATTTTAAATATTGTTGCAATATAATCTTTAATCGTTACCGCCCTGTTTTGTGATGCGAAGTTGTATTTTGTTATGTATCTTATTTCTTCTAAAGTTGGATCATCTGAACCACCGAAAGCTGGTACTGGGTTATTAACCCTTAGTGACGACCTAACAAATTGATTATTAGTCGCATTTGGGCCATTAACAATCATCTCCACAAAACCAACTGCATTTATAACATTGGAACCGATATTTGCACCCGCACCACCACCGATACGATATCTAACAAACATAGTAGTATTTGGTTTTGGTATTTCACCTAATGCGGTGCTGTTAAAATAATTAGCGATTTGTAAAACATAAGAGTCTTTAGTGTAGGCTTCTAAATACTGGGTGTCAGAAAATCCTGAACCAAATGTTAATTTACAAAAACCAGTATCGGTATATTCTTTTAAAAATTTCCTAGTAACTGATTTCCATTTACCAGGTGTAATACCGTTGTTATCGGTAGTTCTATTTGTATCTGGAATAAAAATTTTATCTTCCGCTAAGGAATCTACTTCATACCACCTTATTGCTTCATCTAAAAATTCCGATGTTGTTGGCGTTGCAGTAAAAGTAGTACCGTCTTTAATTATTATGGAATCAATTGAAACCACATTTGTATCTGGTAAAACAACTTCTAAAAAAGGTACCGCATCATTAGTACCAATAGACCTTCTATATATTTTTGTAACACCATTACTAACTATCTCTCTTTTAACTAAGGTATAACTTGTTATTTGGTTGTTAGCATTTATATTAGGTAAAATTAATCTATTTGGTATTCCGCCTGCACTAAATGGTGATGAAAAATCAATATCATCTAAAGTTTCAAAAGTTTGACCACCACCAATGACTTGGGTTCCAAATTTTAATATAGGAGCATATCTAATATCAAAAGTATCACCAAATACCGGTACCGTAACTGAAAAGTCAACAAGAGTTATAGAACTTCTTTTACCAGGGATTTTAAGACCTAAAG